CGGGTTTTTCCAGACAGATTAAGATGAATTACGGTGGACATTTTATTTTGTGTTTTTGTTGGTTTCGTGTGAGTCGATAACCAAGACAATAAACAGAATCGGAATTAAGTAAAGGATTATTTTAAAAATCTTACTGTTCTAACAGTTCCGCTTCCTTACATAGCTCCCCAGCGAAACCATACTCTGACATTTCCATATTAGCAACGACAAGTATTTTTGCTGCTTGTAGTGAGCAATCACCAAACTTCCGGCAATACTCAATTGCTTCATCTACACTTTCAAAGCAACGATTTTTTTCTATTTTGTCAATAGTCAATTCGGGAATTTTTGCGAGAATTTTCATGTTTAAATTTGCAGCCTAGTCTTCGTCGGAGTCGTGTTCTTCGTCGTCGTTACGGAATTGACAAACGAACGCTTCAACTCTATTACTCAAGCAATTGTGAGCCTTTTCTAAATCGGCAAGACGACGCTGATAATACGTTATAGCCTCAACAAACGCAGCGTCACGGGTCTTTGCTCGCATTGCCAAGTTCATGCTTTTGGTGAAGTCATATAGCCAGAAACCATCGTGATGCTCGGAAATTTGTAGCGTATCGTTTAGCTTAGTGAAGGAGATATGCTTTTTCATTTGTATATTAAACAAAGAAACCACCGTGCTTGTCAACCAATTTCACAAAATCTTTCTTGGAAATATGCGCAACAAATTCAGATAGAAATTCTTCCGTCTTTGTCTTGTTAGGAAACCGCAACCCTTTGGCGATAACGATTCCACCATAGAGGGGAAACCATGTGACGCCATCGGGAGCTTTTACCGCGCTGTTAGTTGACTTTTTCATTGGTCAAACAGTAACAGGCAAACCACGCCGAGCAAGCAAAAAATTGCGAAGCTTCAGGATTTTTTCCTTCTTCTTTTTTTCATCTGCAAAATGTGCCTTCATAGAAGCATGAGCAGCCTTGGTATCAGGGTCGCTCATAACCTCTTCTTGACGTTCAGCGATCATGATACGTTCAGCGGGGGTTAGATCCTTCCAAGGCTTGCGCTTGAAGTTGGATAGATAAGTAATCATAAAATTATTTTTTGTGTGTTTTGAAAACCAACTCTTCTCGTTTTTTGAAATTCCTGATTTTCCGATTGATTTCTTTCGCTTCCTTTTCCGTCAACTCTTCCACGTTCAATGGATTCCATTGGTGCATCATCCATGAAGAATCAATTCCGTGACTCTCCATAGTTTCAGACCACACAACCTTATGGAAAATTCCATCTTGTTTTACAATCGTGTTTCGATTCGATTTGAGTCGGTAAAGTTTCATTGAAGAAAAGTTAAATTAAATCTAGAGAATGTCAACTTATTTCTTTGAAGAATTTGCGTTTTTAATATCTTCTATCAATCCGTCATATATCACCCGAATCATCAAAGAATTACAAAAGTCATCCTTCCATTTATCTTTATGGTTCATAGATACGTCCCACGGATAAGCAAAAGCTTTAATTAGTTTGGCAAATTCCAATTCCATCCCATAATGAAATCCACTCCCTTTAATTGCGTATATCTGTGAACCGATATTAACAAATAGATTTTCTTTTACTGATTTAACCCATTCGTTATATTCCTCGGCAAGTTTTCGATAACCATTAAACTCAGCAATTTCCTCTTTTTGTTCAATCGTCATTGTGTGAGGATTGTGTGAAGGCACCAAAGTGTCAATGGTAAAACGAAAGGAATTAGAAACTTTATCCCTTCCGGTAGGTTGATCTTATTGCCCCCGATTATAGCACAAAGGACAAAAATCCAATTGCAAATTACATACGTAAAAGGAACGAGAAGGATATAGGAAAGGAGGATCATAAGAATTTAGTTGTTTTTATATACGATAAAAAATAAATCAAGCACAATTCCAAAAATCATAGCAGGAATAAAACAGACAGAATAGACAGGGAAACGAAACGCTTTAACATACAAGCAATTAGCATTTCCAAATGACCATTCAGCGAAGTCGGTCATTATTCTATATAGATAAGTTTCGTTAAATAAGATATTCATTTTGAAAAGTTTAGTTTATCTTTCTTGACTTGGACATTCGTATACTCTGAGAGATACACGATAACAGAATCTTTATCGGTGGTCGATTCCCCACACTTATAGGTCTGAGAAGGAATAAGAGCCATTCCGAATTTGAGAACAACGATTTGCTTGGGGGATGCGGTCATGTGAGTAAGATACTGAATTGTTTGAAGAAGTAAAGATTTATTTTCCCCTAATTTTAAACAAAATCAACTTGACAACGCTCTTTAACTTTGGAAGGGTCAAAGACTTCAACTTCCCTATAAGTTATCGGTTTCCGATTAGTGGGAACAAGTTGCTTTTCCCGCTCATTCCACTTGTTAATAAGCTCGGTAAAGCATTGTGTCAATGGCTTACCCCTACTTGCGGTTATATTCCAGTGAATCAATTGCCTGTGTAAAGCATCTTCGTCAATGGTGCTGATACTATCTTCTTGACGTTGGGTAATGACATTGAAGTAGTTGGATGAGTAGCGAAAGAGTTTCATAAAAAGAAAGATAAACGATTCCCCTAAAAAGTAAATGATTATTTTGAAAAATTATTGAGGAGGAACCAAAGGACCACAATACTCAATCAACCAAAAAGAATCTGGTTTATTTTTTAGGTTATTTACGTCCTCTTCCGTGAAGTCACTCCAAGTCGCCATCATCGCGATAGTTCTTTCGCGTCTAGTTTTCCAGTAGGTAGGTGGATATTCTGCATCTATTTGGATAATATCGGCTATCGTATTGCTACGCTTGACCCAATACCACCCCGAAACCGTAGGAACTTCATCTGTGTAATTCATTTTATTTTTCCCCTAAAATTAAAAAATCTGCGTTTCCATCCCTATCTAATTCAGCCAATTTAAAGCTGCATAATGGTGACACCCTGCTTTTGAACGTGCAAATCAAACCAATAAGAGTGTCTGGATTGCTCGCTTTGAACTCCATCCCGTCAACGTAGCGGGGATATTTTTCTTTACACTGGACAATGAAAGCACCTTTGGTCATAAGATTTATTCCCCTAATTTATTTGAAAATTAAACTAAGTCAATCCAATTGTTTGAATTATTTTCCCCTAAATTTATTTTAAGATCCGGTGGAAGTGCTTGACCAAAACTTTATCAGTCCATCCATTCCACCAACCTTTACCGCTTCCAATTCCTTCTCAGCGTAAGCGATATAATCGGCACCTTTAAAAGCGTCGGCACCGTGAAATTTTTTGACGGTCGCTAGTTTCTTTTCGTATTGATTGATAAGTGCCTGTGACATAGTGGTATTTATTTCCCCTAAATTTATTTGAAAATTAAACTAAGTCAATCCAATTGTTTTAATTATTTTCCAGCGTTGCCAGTAGCGCAAGCAAGCGAATGTCGTTACCCGTAGCAAGGTCACAAAGCAAACCCCTTGTCAGTCTTCCCCTAATCCAAAGAGCTAGTTTTTTATCAGCGTCATTCATTGGCTTAAAAATACAAACAAAGGGAGGGAGGTCAATAGAATAAAACAAAAAAAGAGGGTCAACCTTTTACGATTGACCCCCTAATTTTTTATTAGAAGCAAACGGAGCCAGAGCGGACTGCCTCAAATTTGCCCTCACCCAGTGAGTAGGTGCGAATATCGACACGCTTGCTATTCAGAAGTTTCTCAATAGCGTTGTCCATCAGCACCTTGCTCCCCGAATTTACGGTTTTATATTCCACCGCTTCCGTGACGGTTTTCTTGACTAGCACGCATTGAAGGCGGATACCCTTCACGGTCATAAGACCTTGCGAGTTGAGAACGGGTTGCATAATGTCCCCTACTTTTTCGGTCAAAAGATCGACGACGACACCCGCACCAATTTTGCGTGAGCAACGGTCATGCCCTTGGCGGTGAGCGTCATCACGATCACCCGCAAGCGTTTTTTCGATGCTTGCAAGCTTCGCTTCGATGCAAAATTTGAACTGTTCAGCGACGGAAGCAAAGGAATTTTTGCCCTTGTTAGCAATCCACTTGCTCAACTCCAAATCTTCGATGCTAATGGACATAAGCTCTTCACGGGTAGCTTTGTAAACCGATTCCGTTGCCGTTGCGCCGCGCACCAGCAAATTGGCCTTTTCCCCTTCGCTATTGCGATAACCGTCGATTGCGGTAAAGGAGTTTGAATTGACTTGCGAGGCAAGGGAAATGTCGAAAATGTCCTTTTCGGACAAGTGAACACCTGCAAAGGCAGGGTGTGATTTGATTTCAGAATGAGAGAGCATGGCGGTGGTTTTTGGTCGATTGGTTAAGAGTGTGAAGCTGCTTGCCTCACTTCACAAACTAAATCAGATGCCTTTTCATTGGTCAATCACCAAAATGAAAAAAGTGAAAAAATCTTTCGGTCATTTATTTGAAAAATTGTGATTGACTAATAGTTTGAATTATGCTGCACAAATTTGCTCACTAAGAAAATTTTCGATTGGAGTCAATACCAAATTTTTTAATTTAATTTTTTAAAAAATGTGATTGACACTGAATGGACAAGGGTCATTATATGTTATAAGAGGGGACTAGCCAAAATTTTTTGGATTTTTTCTTGGAATCAGTCCAGCCTTCGGTGCCCCACTCTTCCCGTTTGATCGGGTCAATTCTTCAGGGAGAGCGATGCTTGCCAGTCCCTTCGATAGATAAGACAATGAAGAAAAAACTGAATAGGTCAATAGCGAAAAACGAAAAAGTTGAAAAAACAAACAAGTGAGCAAAACAGAGCGTGTGCATATCTATTAGAGAGCACGAAAGTTTTCATAGGTAAAATGCAATTGTTTGAAGATTTGTCTTGTGTAGAAACAAGGCATCTGATTTGTTTGTGACATCGAAAGGCAAGACGCCTAACGGTAAATCAAACACAAAACCAAAAACGAAAATGTCCACCACGAACGCTACTCTTTCCACCTTTGCTCAGTCCCTTGCTACTATCGCAAACAACCTTGCGGCTTCCGCAAATGCGATCAATATGGGAACGGTCGGAATCGTTCAATCGGCTAACGACCTCGCAAAGCTGGCAACCGAAATTTCAGTTGCAAGTGTGGAAAAGGTCGAAGAGAAGAAACCGGAAATTGTCAAGGCTACCAATGACATTCAAATGGAGTTTAAAAATGAGGCAAATTTTCAGCCCCGTGCTTTCCAGTTGATCGACTGCAAGACGATGGAAAAGGCTTTCTATTATCTGCAAAATGGAATTTCTCGCAAGGAAATTGCGGTCAAGTTTAATCTGGATATTACGCTTGCTTTTGAGCATCACTTTCGCAATAAGCAAAATTTTGGTGCGCGGTTGTCCACCTCACAAATCGAACGGATGCACTTTTACGTTGCTTTTTTCGCAATGTCCACCGTAGCGAGTTTTTTTACGACAACTAACGGAGGGGTTATGTATAGCCTGAAAAATAGCAAGTATTTTTCTTATCGGAATACCCGCCTAGGTGCCGTAAGTTATCTCGCAAATTGTCATCACTTGACACTCAGCGTTTAAACAATAAGTCAAGCGAAAATCCTCACCTTTAAACGGGTGGGGATTTTTCATTGTTCCACGTAGAACATTCATTTTTTGAAAAATTACTATTGACTGATAAACAAAAGCAATTCAGTTTAAGAGTATGCCAGAAGTAAGCCAATGAGCCGAAAATGGGATTTGCGAGGATTAAACCTTTAGAGTTGGGGACCACACCCAACCCAAAAAATAGAATGGGCTTATTGAGATAGCTAATCTCAATAACGAATTGCTTTCGATTTAACGCTAGGGAATAGCCAAGGGCAGTCCTTACGCTCATAAGAGAAAAGACACGGGTAAAACACTAAGGAATAGCCAAGGGAAGCGAAGGAAACAGCTAGGCAATGGGAATGATTTTAAGAGGTAAAACAAACAAAGTTAAAAAAACAGATAGAAAAGAGTTGACCAATCAAAACCATTCTGTTTTGTTTTGTGAAGTGAAGCACGTCGTTTCACACCTCACCACAAAGTTAGCAAAAATAAATCTAAATCATCATGGCACACGAAATCACTTCTATCGACCGTCAGCAAGGCACCTTTCAGGCTTGGCATGGCTTGACTGAGATTATCGAAAATCTTTCCTTGCGCAATAACTGGCTTCGCCAATGGGATGTCACCCCCCGCAAAATGACCCTTATCGACGGCACCGAAACCCCTTACAGTATGCTTGTCGCAAGCGATGACGCAAAAATTCAAATTGGCGTGCCTTTCGCCGATTCCTACACTCCTATCACCAATGCAATGTTTCTCGATGTTTTGGGGGAGTCAACCCTTGGAATCGACGGTTTAACGCTTGACAGCGTGGGGAGTGTTTGCGGACGGGGCAAAATCTTTGCTAGTTTCAAAATTTCAGAAGGCAATCGGACCATTGGCAATCGCACGTTTGAAACCTACCTGAATTTTGGTTCATCCCATGATAAGTCAGCACCTTTCTGGTTTAACACTTCAAACATTTGCACCGTGTGCGCGAATACGTTCGGAATGAATCTAAACGCTGAAAAATCGAAAGATGGCTTGGCTGGCAAGGTTCGCCATACGAAAAACGCCGCAATCGGATTGGGTAACGTGTCCGCAATCATTGAAAAGGCAATGGGCGCGCAAGCTGAATTTAACGCAATTTTTGCCTCGCTTGACTCCATGCCAGCGAGCGAAGAGACTGCCAATCGTGCCTTCGCTGGGTTTATCGGTAAAGGTGAGGAAATGTCAACCCGTAGCGCAAACACGGTTGACCGCTTGACCTCCCTCTTCGCTACTGGCAAGGGCAACCGTGGCGAAACGATGGCTGACGTTTTCTCAGCGGTTACTGACTTTTATTCACACGAATCGTCAGGTGGTGACGACCGCATGAAGCAATTTGTGTCAAGCGAATTTGGTAGCGGTGCCGAAAAGAAAAGCGAATTTTTCTCTTTACTCGCCGATGGCACCAATCGCCAAACCCTCATCGCAAAGGGTGTCAATAGCCTGAAGCTCACTGCCCTAGCCAACTAAGGCAAGCAAGTCAAGCCCTACCTTTAAAAGAGGTAGGGTTTTTTTGTAACCGTGAATGGTGCGCAGCACAAGGGAGGTCGGGTGTCAATGAAAAAAGAAAAAAGAATTTTCATGAGGTGGGTCATTTGAGCTTGACAGAGGTGGGTGGTGGGGGGGCATGGTAGGGTAGGGGCACACGGGTCACCTACCTAGGTGCATTCTGAGTGGGGGGGTCTACCCCCTAGGGAGGGGCGGGGGATACATCTGACACACACGGCAATTTTTTCTTCCAATATTTCACCCTCTAAGTGTTTTTATGAATCAATTGTCACCAATGGTCTATTCGTCACTTATACTCAATTGTCAATTTTGTTCTATACTTTTTCATTCCTATATTCTTCTTTAGAAAAAATCGGGGGTAAAAATTCAATATACAGAACTTCCCCCCCTTACCGTATTATACCGTATCTATAGTATATCCCTATATGGGGGGGTAAATGATGCCCCTTATGACATTTTCTTTATATATTGATTTTGGTTTTACAACTTTTTGCCCCTATTGTCACATAGTTACAAAAAACACTGGGAAAATTTTGTTTATTGGACTTTGCTCCTCTAAATGTTTTTCCTATTCTTTCTTTGTATATTTGCAATCACAATGATGGACAACTCCACTTGGGTCACTCATAGGATTTACCTTTACTTCTTCTTTTGGCATTAGTGTTGTACCAACTCGTAGTTCTTTATATAAAAATCGTCCTATTATGTGCTTTTTATCGTATCTACCTGTTTTCCAATTGTATCCAAGTAGCTTACAATAAATAAAATATTGCACCATGAACATATACACATTCAATGTACGCTTAAATTCTGTCAATTTTCTTTTTCGTGAATATTTATTAAACATTTTATTTTTAGGTATATATACTCTCTTTACTATCTACCGTCATATTAAGTAGGTAACAGATCTCTTTTATTATTTCGTCTCTTGTTAGTGTTGTTCCATAGTAAAGATCATCTATGAGCAAATATATTCTAATATCTCTAATGGTGCGTGTTTTAAAAACGAAATCACATCTTGGTTCCCATGATTCTCTCTTTGCTAATTCTGATGTGGATGGATAACATTCCAATAGATCATACTCCAATTTAAGCATGTCAACGATTTCTTTTAATGTAATGATCATTTATTATTTTTAATGTTGGTTCATGGAACACCATTCTTTGCATATGTCTCTTTTTGATTTAGCTTCCTCGTATGTATCAAATGGACCAACCCTTGTGTATTCTCCTTTTGAGCCGAGATAGTAGAACTTACCTAATTCTTCTACAATAGTAAAACTATCTTTGAAATATAATAACATATTATACCGTGAAATTTACTTCTATGTATTCCACTGGTTTTGGAACTTGAACGATTATATCTACTGTAAGAACATCGCCTTGTGAATTGACCTCGAAATTACCTTGTTTTATTGCTTCTCGGATTTGTTCATTTATGTTATCCATATTTTTCTTTCTTCGTTCCCTTGCTTCTCTCAATGATTTTTTCCAACAACTTCCTGTTATTGTATTAAACTTTGATTTTTTCACTTTTGTAATATCATAGATTTTCGGAATATGCGTTTATCGATGTTATTATATCCATCTTCCTTACTCCATTTTTTGTTACATCACCCAATCCATTTATCGAGAACTGTAATGAATCTTTACCAAAGAACTCTATTGATTCCGCTAACCTCTTTCCCTCTGGTGTTGTGAGTATTTCAATGTCTATCTCCACACATTTTCCACCATCGATAAATTCTACCGATGTTACTATATGTGATGCTTTCATCAATTCAACAGAAGCATTATCGTTGTTCCCGATACAACCGATGGATCTACGGTTAATTACTGACTCCGCTACATACTTATCCATCGCGGATTTAAGATACATAGGATCGTAATCATACTGTGACTTTATAATGAATTTCATCGTGGTTTATTTCTTTGGATATTTATAATTAAAGGATATTAATCCATAATCCATAAATCTCTTTATTAATTCTAATGAGCCATTTTTACCTGTACCGAGAGATATATAATTATCTCCCTGCATTCCTTGTTCGGTATAATCAATATCATCTGCGCATTTCTTTGATATACCAAATAGACCAATCATTTCTTTCCTGAACTGTGTGATCCATAGTTTATCTGTATATACTAATCCGTGCTTTTCTACATTCCACGACTTTTTTGTGAAGTGCGCTTCGAAATTTACCATGTTTAGATCTGAATCTACATAAGATACTGATAGTCCATGGATATCTACATCTCTTTCGACTTTACTCCACAGTCCGTTTCCGCCTGTTCTACATATATTTGCGTGGAATTTATATGGTTTTGTTTTTTTCATTATCAACAATTCACTTATTCTACTTCTTCTATCTGAACATCTTCCGAATAGTAACCGTTCGACGTTCCTATCCAACGAATTTGAACTTTGGTGTTACCTGTTTCGAATAGGTACGTTGTCCATGTCCACGATTCTGGTGAATATTTTCCTTTTTCTACATCGTTTGGCCAATCAGAAAAATCCCGATCATCACCATTGCAGGATTTTTCGGTAGCATTAGTTATGGTAGATCCAATAAGAGATTGTAGTTCTTCCTTTATATCATGTATTACTACAGATTCGCAACAATCTGGGTTGTGGAATATCCTATATTTCTTACCATTTTCTAGTTCAAAATGAATTTCATCATCTTGGCTTGTGTTGATATGCTTGATGGATTTGATTGTCTCTCCTCGAAACGTCGATGCGTCTAAATATTTGTATGACATATAATTATTTTATTTATGTATAGCGTAGAACTTCATGGAATCATCATTAGATACGACGAATTCGACCTTATCACTAGCTTCCGCCATAGACATTGCCTTGAAGAACATCATACTATCTACGAAATTCATCACAGTTACGGTTGCTTTCTTTCCATCATTTTCCATTGCTTTAAACATATCAGGATAATTCTTCTTGATATCTTCGCGCAACTCCACGTTGTTTTTGAATGTTGTATCTAGTGAATTTTGCAGAAAATTAATATTGTCTCTAACAAAACTATGTTGTTGTAGGAAATCTCCTTTTGTGATTTCGGAGAAAGCTTTAATGAATTCTTCGGCTTTGATTGGTTGCTGATATGCAGTATCTCCGAAGTAGTTATAAGCCAATTCTATAAACAATTTTGCGTATCGTTGACTTACTTTCATTCCTAGCTTCTTGATATATTCTGCGGTTATCTTTCCGCTCACTTGACCTTTTCTTTTTACTTTCGCTTTACCGAACGCTCCTGATGTATTTTTGTTTTTCATTTTATTTTTTAATTAATCTTTTTATAATTGCCATGAATCCATATTCTGTGAATGTGTTTTTGGGGAAAATTGGTTTGCTATCGTTTTCATTTATCTCTCTTGCTTTCGGTACTTGTATATGTACATACTTACCTTCCGAATATGCTTCATTTAATGGTACACCATCCGGCATATCGAACTTTATCGATATTCCTTTTTTCTTGGATATGAATTGCCCATAATCTAGCTTATTGCGTATTGCCATACGATCACTATATAAAGTCACATTTTCCCTGTCGTGGTATATAACCTCAAAAACATGATCAAATATTTTTACTTCCGGTCCAAATCCTGTTCTGTTTTCGTGTGTGATTTCAATATCAATATGTGGGGGTAATTCAAATTTTACTCGAATATTTTTTAGTATTTCTAAGTAATCCTCTTCCTGCTTTTTCTTTAATTGTTCTATCCGAATAGCTACAAGATCTATAGCTTCACTCTCATAAATTTCTTTGGTTGTTTTCATTTTTATTATCTTCATGTTACACGAATATACTAGGAAAGCAATATAATTCTATTACGTACGAAACTTTTCTTTACTATCCTACTTCTTAAAAAGCGTGACACTTACCATTCTCGTTACTTTTCCAAGTCCTTTGTATGGATATATATTAACATCGTTTCGCCAGCCATGTTTCAAGAACCCATTCTTTATATCTATGTCATTCTTCAAAAAATCCATTATCTCTTCCGGTTCTCTGTATTTTACGTTATGATTCTCGAACAAAACATTAACGTTAAATAATACCTCCTTATATGGGCTTAGTAATTTGAATATTTTTTTTATGTTTTCCTTTTCGGTTTGGAAGGTTCTTAGTAGGTCTAGATTTACGACTGCTGGATTATAATTTTTTGTTCTCGACATTACTCCATAGAAATCTCCGTGGTAGAAATTTCCAATGTTTAATTTCTTGTTTTCTTTTATTATTTCCTCATTCGTATCAACACCATGAAAATTTTCCGGAGATTGTATGAATCCAGACGATAAAATCTGATGGAGTTCCGATTCTTCTAATATGGTTTTTGTTTCTTTATTTATACATTCTGCACAAAGAGTCCAGTATTGTTTGTTTTCTTGTATATTGGATTTACCAAAAGATTTTTTATATGGGAGAATTATGGTTTCTTCTCTGGATTTTTTCTTGTCTTGGAAGGTGAATTTCATCTATACTTCCTACTCGATGGGTGAGGGTTATTGAAAAAATGGCTTATTTTTACATCAAATCCATCCCACGGGTTTTTATAGTATCCAGCTTCCACTAATTTGTGAGTATCTACATAATCGATCCACATTTTACTATTGGTTATACCGTTATTTCGCATAATGATTACATGTTCACTAATTGATCTATAATATTTTTTTCCGAAAATTGAATCATAAAACACCTTTTCGTTATTGCAGAATACTTTTCCCGGATATTTGTAATAATTTTGATCCTCCAATTTATTTTCTATGTGATATTTCTTCCACCCAACAACTCCAGTGATATTCAATTTCTTTATTAAGTCGATATGTTCTTGTTTTGTCCTGTAACCTCCCCATACTGAATTGAAGAACTCACACACTGTCAATTTTCTCCATGGATGTTTTAAATATCCACTCTCCAATAATTTATTTTCTTCGTAGTATTTCTTCCAACTACAACTATTTGTTATTTTGTGTATCTTTATTAGATCGATATGATCGACCAAAGATTTTCTTCCGAACAGGTCGGTAATTTTTACATTAAATGTTGTCCATGGGTTTGAATAATATCCACTTTCCGATAATTTATTTTCTTTGTGGTATTTCTTCCAACGACCACTATAGGTAATTTTTAGTTTCTTTATCAGATCGATGTGGTCCTGTTTTGTTTTATAGATAATATCCCCATTTATATAGTTAAAAAATTCTTTTTCTGTCATGTTATGCGTTCTCCATGGTTGGGACTTATATCCTATATCGGATAATCTATTTTTCCTACGATATTTATGCCACCCGTGGCTACCAGTAATATTCGTTTTTTTTATTAGATTTACGTGTTCATCAAAAGATTTCTTTTCTCCCCATATAAAACGGAAGAAATCCTTTATCGTCATGTTGAATGCCTTCCATGGATTTATGTAATATCCATTATGTGCCAATTTATTCTCGTTGTGATGTTTCATCCAATATTTACTTCCCCTAATTTTTGTGCTTTTTATTAGATTTACGTGTTCATCAAAAGATTTCTTTTCTCCAATTAATTTAAAAATTTCTTTCCTATAATCTAGAATATTTTTACTTGAAAGTAGATCACTACAGAAATTGAACAAAAATCCGGTTGTGTCAACTGTATTTAAAAAATCATATTCGATATTATTAATATCTATATTGGAGCTTCTACTTAATATTGAAAGAGCACATTCGTTCAAAATCATACTGGCAATATCCTCTACACATTTATCTGAGACATCCTTAATGTTAATATTCCATCTGACCGAAGTTTTCATTATTTCTAACCTAACAACAAAAAACTTTTTCGCTTCTTCATTTTCACTTGATAATCTGGAGAATGTTTTTATCGCTTCCACTCTCAACTTATTCTGTGCAATGTCATCTCCTATAATCGATAATGGATTCTCTCGTGTAATATTTTCATATCCATCACCCTGTTTATTGTCATTCTTTATTCTAAGATAAACCGGCTTGAAGAAATTAGCCAAGCTCATAGATGCAACTATGAACTTCAAATGATTGTTTAGTATCTCCCTCGCGTTGTCCTCTCCAATATTTAAATCATGTGGAAGTAACATAGTAACTCGACAAAATGTTTTGTCCTTAAAGTCTCTAGTAACTCTACCAGCCATCTGAATAATGTTTCCGTAGCTATCCCTTATACCGTGAATTATGCAATGCTGTAGTGGAGGATAGTCGCTTCCTTCCATGAACATCTTCATTGCGATTATTACATCGACAACGAAAGATTTATCATCCTTACTAACTTTTCTTATATATTCTTTCGCATTACATTGAAATGTCTCTGATACTAGGTCAGCAACAATCAACATCTTTCCGGATGTAGTTTTTATGGAATAAGTTCCTGTTTTTTTATCTTCAGAAACAATTTCTCCAATACTTTCTACTACATTTTTTACGATTCTATGTTTCTTTACTTTTCCCTCCATAGCCACTTTCGGGTGGATAAATATGATAGTTTTAAGTCGTTCGTCAAAACAGTTTTTCAGTCCTTCATGCACATCAGTCTTATAAACAGCATAATTAAACTGGATTTGTTTGTTGTAGAATCTACACTCATCTTGTACTCTATAAAATGGAACTTCGAAATGAATAAACCCAGATTGTTGATCGGTAGGAATAATAGTCGTCTCATCGGTTCTAAAATGTGTCGCGGTGACAAGTAATATACTATTAGATGATTCATTTAACGTGTCTAGAAAAATCTTTCCAACTTTATTGGGGTTAAAATTTCCTTGATAGTCCTCACCAGTAGATACATGATGTGCTTCATCAACAATAAGTTTTATATTTTTGTATTCACCGGAATCTTTCACTATATCATACGCTCCACATAAAGTCTGTTGGCAACATACTATTGTTCTTAGGTCTGGATTTTCTGGACATGACCTAATAAAATCAACCATGGAGTGTATGGTTTTTTCCGAATCGTCTCTACATAGATTATCACTTACCGACCATAACACTGTCTCTCCACTACCTAATAGTAGCATTTCAGATCCAAATTCCGCACCAATTGCAGTTTGTGGAACCACTATTATGGATTTGTTATATCTAGATTTGGCATTCCATTTGTGGCTGGAAACTTTAATTGCTCTACTCTTACCTGCTCCAGTGGAAGCAACTAGACTTACTTTCAGATTCTCACAAATTTCTTCAAATTCCGATTGCCACTTAAAAGGTGATGGGCACGACAGTTCATCATCCGTAAATGGTTGAACTTCTAGGTTTCTGGTTATTTTATATCCTAATTTCCAAATAGAGAAAGATTTCATTTTTATTGTGATATTTATACTAAGATGTTAAGAAAGCAATACAATTCTCTCGTTTCTACTACTAAAGGTAGTATACAGAATCTATTGAATGGTGAGAAAGTTTTATCGGATCAAGAACTTACAAATCACAGAAGAAAGATCTGCCTACAGTGTCCACAATGGGACGCTACTGGTTTTCTTGGCGTAGGAAAATGTAACGCTTGTGGTTGCTCCGGTTACAAATTAAACATCAGAGCGTCTACTTGTCCTGAGATGAAGTGGTGATTGACTTTTTATATTTAACTACCGATTCAAATATCTCTGTTTTTATAGCAATAAATTCTTCTTCGTCTGCGCCGAAAATTTCTCGATTGGATGCTGCCATAGATATTAATACTTTGACTATGTTATCTCTGCTCTCGATTGGATTATTTCTATCCATTAAAAATGCTAATGCTTGATCGTAATGATGTTCCGCTATTGGTGTCATAATTTATTTAGAAAAGTGTTCTGTAATTAGTTCTTTTACGTGATTGATATGCTTACCATCGTCACTATAATAATCAACATCTCTGTTCCATAACTGCGGGAATAACAATCCATTGCCTCCCCATTGAACAAATGAGTCGATCTGTGTTTCGGTATCATCAATCAAGATCTTGTTCGGAGAAGCCAATAAATACTTATGTCTCGTCAATATGGTTCTACTAATCATGTGCGGATAATGCTTTTTAATCCACTTCATTTTGCCGGAACAACACAATGGATTTCTCGATGGTGCTGTTAGGAAAAAAGTAGAACCACTTTTTTCGCAGAAACGGAGTAGGTCATCTGCCCAAGGATACTTCTCCAAGTTTTCCCAGAAAGATTCTCCACCAGCATCAATTGCTTCCCAAAAATGTTCGGTGGTTACATTTACACCATTCCATTTTTCTATAGGATGTACACCCTTTGGTACGGAGTAATCGGTTATGTTAAGTGCTTTCATTGCCCCACGGACAAACATAGCCATAACTCCATCTAAATCAATTAGATATATTTTTTTATTTTTCATATTTAATCATTACAACATATTTTTTACTGATGTCAATATTATTCTATCGTTTTTGTATTATATTTATAGACATGGAAACACATAATAGCGAAATTAGTAAACGAAACGATTTAATATTGATTAGATATAAATCTGGGGTACATAGAATGGACATATTGAAAGAATTTCACATAACACAGAAAAAATATAGAGAAATAATACAAGGGTTTGGATTAAAAACGAAAAGGAATTTTATTAGACCAACGAGTTTACATAAACTAGATATACATATTTTTGATAGTGTAGATTCATCAGATAAAGCATATTGGTTGGGATATCTCATGGCTGACGGTGGTATCATAAATCCGCGCAGATTTTCGTTAATATCCAAAGATTTAGAAGTTTTAGAAAAATTCAAAATGTTCTTGTCTACGACTATTCCAATTATACATAATAAAAATTTTGACGACAGAACACAAAAAACATATGAGTCATATCAAATGTTGATAAATTCTTCATATATGGTTGAAAAATTAAATGAATATCATATAAACAAAGAAAAATCATATAACGCTAAATTTCCAGATATAGATGAGAAATATTATCCTGACTATATCCGTGGGGTATTTGATGGTGATGGTTCTATCTTCAAGAAATTAAAATCAAATTTTGGAGTATCTATAATAGGAACGGAGGAGATAACTAAATTTATGAAAGAATATTTTATAAAAACTTTTAATTTCTCCGATGTGAAATTTGGTAAAGTATGCGATAATAAAAAAGCAAAACAATTTAAACTTTATATACACAGACATGAAGATTTAATCAATTTTTATAATTTTATATATAACGATAAAAATTCATGTCGATTAACGAGAAAATTTATTAAGTTTAATGAACTGATAGAAATATATAAAAACCGACCGGTATACATTTCAAAGCCACGGGGGAAATCTTATAAAAAAAGAGAACTTCCTTATGCTATATATAAGAATGGTAAAAAATTAAGTGTCGGTGTCTCTATAGGGAAATCTAAAATAAAATGGATAGGTACGTTCCAAACAATTGAATTGGCGAAAGAGGCAAGAAATAAATATTTATCGGAACATGGAATCCCAATAACGGATTAATTTTACTGTCTTTTTCCTCTTTCGATCATCATCGAATCAGCAAGTAATGCTGCATTTTCGCAAGCAGTACGAACATTATCAATATTAAATATACGAGTTGATTCATTAGCTAACATGCCAGTAATAGCAGATTTTGCATATTCGTCCCATACCGACATAATATTTTTCGATAGTATTGATGTTGATTCTTTTGGTGCTATTTTTGATAGTGGTTCCATAAATTTTAATTCTTATTAATGTATTTTTTCCATAGTGCCATCGACACACATATCCCCACGAAAAATACACCGTATGTTGATGGCTCTGGTACTACTGGATAATGAGGATTCCGCAAGTTATCCCACCCATTTCTTTGCTGCGCTAAAAAATTATATATCTTTGGCATGTAATGTATTTATAAATTCTTCTATTTTTTCTTTTATTACGTCTCCGTGGCAAGCAACTTCTCTGTCCGGTTCCTTGCACCAACAACGTAACGCGAGGTTCTTACCAGACAGAACAATGTTTGTCAACTCTAAAATAGCATCTAATTTTTGACCATATGCATTTATATCGGCATCGATCAATTCTCTGTATTTTTGTATGACGTTACTTCTCTCTACAGTGTCATGTCTATTGTTCAAAATAAATGGATTTCCTAATACTCTGTTAGTCCGGTCTATGTCAACCACGATTTCATTATCTCTCTTTTTGAACATTCCTTTTCTTTTACTCACTACTCGAACACCGATTGTCTCTTGCTTTTGCATATGCTATAATCTCCGATAGTATTTTAGTTGTGTTATCGTTCATTATTGAATCAATTATACATTTATTATCATCATCGTAATGACAATCGTTCTCCGAACAAAATACTATTTGGTCAAAAAAAGTGATTTGGAATGACGCAGAATTGGTAATATATTGATATGGATAATAATCAATTTCTTTTCCGGTATATTCAAATACTATTCTAGCATAATCCAGATTAAGATCATAAACATGGTCTAATATATCCTGTACTTCGTTTTTCATATTAATTTATTACTTTCCATTTTGTGTTTTTTAGTGCCGATAAATCATTACCACCAGAGTAGCTAATTTGAGACTGGATTGCTTGTGTGAGTGTTTCATAATATTCTGAATAAGTTAGATGGTTACATTCTACTTCTGTAGATATACCTTCTACGTTTTTCACAACTTGTCCAGTTTTCTGTTTACATTCTGCACTGGCAGAACCATAATACTTTTTATAAAGTTTCGTTGTTAGTTGTGGTTCATAATCCTTTGATATATTATTCCAATAATATTCGTTATTCCTATGTACCATTTTTTCTACTAGATCACCAGGTGAATCCAAACATGCAGCGAATATACTACCAGCCATTACCATCGGAATATTGATTGGATTTCTCCAGATAGGTCCTGTAAATTGATTTGAGGTAAATGCCACAATAGCCTTGGCAATATCTGCTGGTTCTCTTACTCCACCATCAATAATACACGGAATTCTCGCATATATTCCGGCTTCTATCGCAGCACTAAACATCGGAGAACCGAATCCTGTTGTTGGGAATGTACTACAGCCCTTTCCACAACTAAGACCAATCTTGAATGCATCAGCACCAGAATTCTGGATAAATTGCACGGAATCTCTGTCACCCCAAATATTACCAGCGATTACTTTCGTATCTAATCGTTCTTTTATGAACTTGATCATATCAGCAACGGTATCACTGTAACCATTTGCTATATCTATTGTTACGAAATCTACTCTACATTTGCTTTCAGATATATCACTAATTAGTTGTTTATCTTCGGACTTTACTCCGACAGAAATAGATACGATTGGCCAGCTTTCCGATCTTGCTCGCTGTACAAACTTCCTCGTATCTGAGAATCTGTGAAAGATATAAAACTGCCCACCGAATGATAATTGTTTAGCGATATCTTCGTTTAAAACAGATATCATATTCGATGGGACTACTGGTAATTTAAACTTTTTTCCTAGGAATGTTATCTCCGTAGAACATTCCGATCTAGACGTTACTTTGCATTTGTTTGGTACCAAACATATATCTTTGTAATTTAGTGCGATATTATTTTCCATGTTTTAAATTTTCTTCCCATCGTTCCATTTTTTCCAAAATTCTTTCATTGGTTTCTTTCTGCTTGCATTTGGGGTTGCTCTAAATTCTTTTAATTTTATTGTTTTTATCTCGTCGGTGTAGACGAATGACCATTCCGCCCAATAATCATTTTCTAAATTGTCATCATGCGTAAGTATATAGAAATCTATTATTTCTGGAGTTGGTACCAGCACACACTCACCAGATTCTTCTATATGTCCACCGAACCTGCTATTAAGATCTTCCGTCCATCGATTAAGTCTTTTCGTTATTGACATATCTACATGCACATCATACACATACATACAATTTTCCAAACTTTTTGTTTGAAATTCCTGTAGGTAAATGTATTCTATATCTATTTCATTACCAATATTATCTGGTAGCGGAAGATTTACTCCCCTATTTATTATTAATCTGTCGAATAAACCCATATGATTGCAGTGTTTCAGAAGTTACCGAGATTGTCAACGATTAAATTTTAGTAATTTTTGTAAGATATCGTTATATTCCAACAGCAATATATCTTTAACATGCTGATGTAACATATCCTTTGACAAATCCTGCTTTATCCTATCGAACCTATTCTGTAACAGACATACTTCTTTGTTATTTTTGAATTCCGGTAAAACTCCATTACTTGTTGTTTTTCTTTTATTTGTATATTCGTAAATTACTCTGCCGAATTTATCTACCTGCTGCGTCTTTTTATACCTATGCTCTTTTAATTTAATCGTGTCGAGATTATTAAAGTCATCGCCCGTGACTGGTGATAACCAGTCGAATTTCTTATTTGGTTTCACCGACCGTATGATATATACGAAATTTGCAAGAAATATTGGGTCTTCTCGGATTATCTTTTTATTGAATTTCCCACCGATCAATATTGCTATGCCACTGCCTTTCTTCTTATTTTTCATCTAATCTACATATAACCACAAAAAACCGAGAGTCAATCATAAAAGTTGCATATTTATAGAAATGAAATATACAGATTTTTACAGTGAGTTATTAGAAATTAAGTCTCAACAAGATACACCAGAATTCAAGAATTGGTTCAAAAATTCTAAAGTAGTTGACGATCAAGGGAATCCGCTTCGTGCGTATCATGGTACTAGCAAGGATAAAGACTTTTCTAAATTTACTGAGAAACAGAATGGAATGTGGTTTACGAGTTCTCCAGAATCGGCATCGTCGTATGCAGATCAAAATGATAGCATGAAATCTACGTATGGTTATCGTGGAAATATCGAGCATATTAACACAGCATCAAGAGTTATTCCAGTATATTTATCTATCCAAAATCCAGCAATTAACTTAACGAAAGAACAAGAAGATAAATTGAGATATTCTGACAATTATACTAAAGCGCAGCGAGAAGTTTTCGCTGAATTAAAGGCGCAAGGACATGATGGTGTCGATATGGGTGGAGGAGTATATGTTGTATTTAGACCAGAACAGATAAAATCTGCAATAGGAAACACCGGAAAATTTAATCCGTCAGATCAACATATACACAAATAAATATCGGTATAGTAATTTTACACCAGCGTGATTAGGCTATTTAGATCATCGAGTATAGTATTACAGATATCCACCAATTTTTTTCTGTTTTCTATCTCAAAATTATGAATAATATATTCATTGTCTGACATAGCTAATTTTGTCTCTTCTATCAATTGTATAAGTTCATCCAATCTATCTTTGTGAGATAGCTTTCTCTGCTTTCCGCTGAATATATCGAGTATCAGAGTTTCTTTCTTTTCCAGTATTACGTTTATTCTATCCATAGCTACTTCCGTTTCGCTCTTTGGAATCCAGAAAAATATAACCGATCTGATTATTCTATAAATTGAGAATGCGATATTCGACATAATTATTTTCCTTTTCTGGTTGCTCTGAATTTTAGTTCTCCGTTTATTTGTTTAAAGTAGTAAATATCGGATTTTTCTGGTATATACTTCGATATTAAAATATTAGTTTTGCTCTTGAAGTCATATCCCTTGAACACCGAATTAACAATTATTGGTTGTCCCATTTGGATATCAAATACTGCTACCTTATTGTTTTCTAATTCTATATAAAAGAAGCAATCCGAAAGTGGATCTAGTGATGTCCATTCTGTCGGTAAATCTCTACCGGAATAATCCTTATTTGTATTATCCTTATTTTGCTGCGGTTTCTTTCTATTATTTTTTCTCAATCCGAATGTTTCATCATGATCGTAATAATAAACTGTTACGTTATCTCGTAGAGTGCTTAGTAACCCATCTACAATTGCTATAGAACCCCATTCGAGTGGGTTTCGCATATTCGTATCATACAAAATATAATTGCTGTTTTTAAGCCCTATACAGTAATATGTATCGATTCCTTTTTCTATCTTCTTAAAAGTTTTCGGTTTTCTTGCCATTACACTTTTTCTATTTCAAAATTTATGTTACATTCCGACAATATTTTACCACCGATTTTACACTTATCCTCCGTACCGAAATATAGAACTGGATTTCTGTCAGATTCTATATCCGTTAATATTTTGTCCACTAGATTGGAATCTACGTCACCATCGTATAATCTAGATAGTGTCGCTATGATCGCCATGTCATTAATTAGTTCATTTTCGGTCGTTTTTACCACCAATGAGTAATTTTCGTTTTTCATTACGAAAACACTAAATCTAAAAAATTATTTTGTCAAGACATTTTTCTTGCTTTGTTCGTTTCTGGTGAAGAATTGCCATAACTTTGAACAGACAAGCTTTATCGAATCTCTATCCCTAGCTATGTCAAGACCTAATCCGTGATCGGTTATCTTCTTATTTAAGTTATTTGATATTGGGTTAGGTGTAGATTTCCCGTCGATTATATTGATAAATTCTATAATGGTCTTTCTCTGTGTGATAGGATCTTCTACCGAACTGTATAATATCGGTGAAATTATGTTATTGAATATCTTTTTTTCTTTCGCATCCGTTAATGTTAATGCGAAATTTTTTAAATCATTCATCATTTCTGCTTCCCACAGAACTTCGGATAAACATTCTTTTATTAATTCTTGTAATTTATTCTTCATAGTTATAAATATAGTCTATTTCCCAAATTAACAAAAAATCACAACCCATATTATAGGTTGTGATTTTTGCTTAGGGTTCGGATTGAACCTCCACCAGATTATTTATTCAAATAATCAAAATTTTATTTGTAGCTTCTTGAGTATAATATACTGCAAAGACCAGAATCTTTATTCCAGACGAATCCTTGTGCTCGTTGCTTTGATCCGATATATCCGTGAGTATTGTGGTAATTATCATTTCCACTCAACGCCGGAATTATTCGGACTATACATGAACCATCTTCTGTCGCAACGGCGCGTTCATGATGTAAATGCCCAATGTGTATTTCTCTATGCGAGCACTTACTCCAATATTCACATTCAGAAGCCATTATCATAGGCAACTTCGCTATCTTTATCTTGTCACCGTGATCATATCCTATCAAGACATCGCCGTATTTCCTATATTTTCTCGGAGAAGGTAAATTGTCGATACTCACATTCTTGTCATTCTTATACCAACATTCGAGCGAATCACCAATATGATGCATTGAATTTGTTTCGTGATTTCCGGCAACAACTATAACATCAACTGGTGCTACAGTAGATAGGAAATCGATTGCCCATACTAATAGTTCCCTTCCCTCTTTGAATATTTTTGGAAATCTGCTATCAACAGACTGTGGAGTAAACTTAGTTGTTGTATTCTGTTCATTATCAATAGTCAAGTAATCATTCCCGACAGGAAATAGTATTTTTTCTATGTTATATGAGCGAGCGGAATAAACAATATCAGCAATAGATTCCTTGAATCTTTCTTTGGCAATCGAAATATCAAAATCACCACCATCTGATGGCTTCCAGCCTAATTTACCGAGATGCAAATCAAATGCACAAACTTCCAACATAACCGACTCCAATGATGGGTCTATTGAGTAATTGTATTGTTTTTTGTTTGGTGAATAGTTGAGTAGATCTGCTTTCAAGTCAATTATTATCTGGTTAGTTTCTACACTAACTTTTCTTTTAAATTCACCTTTTGCTTGGAAATTTTCTCCGTATGAATTACCAACAAACTTGATACATTCCCAAATGTTGGTATCTATATCACACACCCTGATAAGATCCTCGATAGTTCTTATGTTGGATGTTGTTGATTCTGCTACACCAGCATCATTGGAATAGGTAAATGATGCTTGTGTCTGTGGGAGTGTATTGATATCAAGTTCTCTAACGGATACACCCGGTGATGGTAACGACGCAAATATCTTATTGAACCAATTATTAGCTGCGGTCTTCTTATAACCCAACTTTCTAATTTCTCTTCGTATTTGTGTGTCGGTTAACTTCCCCTTTAGGGTTTTTATTTTTTGTATTTGTTTATTATCCATATATTGGTATCAGTAAATTAGGTAATGGGTTATTTGTCAATCTATAATAAATCAACCATGTAATAATTCTTTTTTGGTTTGTGACTCAGGAAACATCGATTCTGGTTTAGGTGGGGTGTACGTTCCCTCGATAACCTCAACGATATATTTTAAAATTCCACTTCTAACAATGTCCTCTTTTGTGAATGAGAAGCAATGTATTCCCTGATCTCTAGAAGATTGACTGTTGAATATATCAAACATACGCATGAAACCAGAATGTCCATTTATATCTGATTGCAATGGATCTCCCAATATCACGAACTTGGAAAATTTGCCTATTCTTGTTATTACCGTAGTTAATTCCTTGAACGTAAGATTTTGTGCTTCATCGACAACAACAAATTTAGCGTTTATTGATGCTCCTCTAAGATAATTAACTGGTATGCCCTGCACCCGTTCTTCTTTTACCAATAAATCTATCTGTGCTTTCGGTAGTAATTCTTCTAGCTTATCGCGTAATGGCATCAAGAATGGTTCCATTTTATCATTAGCTTCACCCGGTAATGATCCTAGAGATTTTGATGCGCTTTCTGCTATACTTCTAACGTATACAATATCACTGATTGTCTTTTTATTCATCAGCTTCAATCCAGCATATATTGATGTGAATGATTTACTTGTTCCTGCTGGACCTTGTATAAAAACTACTTTTGTGTTTTTGTCTTCTATTAAATCTATTAATGATTTTTGTTTTTCGGTGAAATCGGTTCTTTCGTATATGTCTAAATTAAAGTTCAATTTTTCATTTTGGAATACTCGTGGACTCGTATCTTTCGTTTGATTTGGAGTTGCCGATACTACGATTCTCTTTTTCTTCTTTTCTTTTGTTTTGCTCATGTTTTAGTTATATGTTGTTTTAACGTTTCTAACAAAATTGATCATTTTATCCTTTATATTTTTTGCCTTCTGGCAACTTTCATATATCTCATTCTCAAGGAAATATGAGAATATATGTTCTAATGTCTGCGTGTAGTCTTTTTCGTATAATATTACATAATATTCAGTTTTCCCGAAATTAAATAATTCAACACAATCCATATTATTGTCTATTGCATATCCTATACGATCAAGTATATGATTCGTTAACTTTTCTCTATTGTCGTTTACGAATACTTCCATTTCCAAGTCTTCACTTGGTATTTTTATTACTTTTTCGGTTATTTTTTTTATGGACATCTTTTTTTGTTTTTTCTACTTCCATTAAACATTTACCCATCAAAGATACAAATCTTTCATTGGAATACAACCTAGATTCACCCATTACATCTAATACAATATGCACTAACTCATGAAAATACGTTTCTATCAAATCTTCTTCGGTTATGAGAACTTGTTCAAGTATTTCTTTACCGTCTTCTTTTATTCTTCTGGTTACATAACCAGTTTTTTGTAAACATATTAGTTTCTTCTCTGGATCGGCGTATCCATAGCAATTTCTATTTTCATACAATCCATCCATCATTTCTACCTTATATTCATGCCCTATCAAATTGAATGATTTTGGTATTTTGAATTCCACTATGAATAAGTATCCATCAAATACCGTTTTGGTTAATATTTATTTTTATGGAAATTAAATTATATGAAAGAATTATTAACTTTTTGTTTGCTCTCTTGATATGGGCGAAAGGTGGATTTAAATTTCCCGATACCGAAATTTTACATACCAGAATAAGTATATGTATTTCTACTCCATGCGAAAAGTGGAATAAGAAAGCCTACTTTGGTTTCGGTGGATGCAATAAGTGCGGTTGCTCAAAACTAAAACTATACTTAAAAACATCGGAGTGCCCATTGAAAAAATGGTAATAAAAAGGCTAACTAAATATTGTATCTAGTTAGCCTGTGTATTATTATATCCTATCTCTGTATCTAACAGGTAGGATCTCTATCTTTGTCCCATCTGGAAATTGAGAGAGGATTCTCTCCCAATATTTTTTTTCCTGTATAGCATAATTATCTTTCTTATCTGTATACGTGGAATCTGATACTCTCGCACCTGACCTAAATACGGCATATAATATCGTATCTTCTTTATTTCTTATATTTTCTACCATAATATTAATAGTTATATATGTTAATGCGAATTTTCGACTGAAAATTTACTACGCAAATTTTTATCGTCGTCTCAGTAACGACAGTTCCTCGGATATTTCGTCTGTGGAAGGACACAGTATGTCGGCTATTTTATCTATTTTCCGCAAGTCTATTACTTCCCTGACCACTCTGGTGATCTTCTGTTTCCGATATTCTATAAATTTATTTTTAATATTTGTATTTTTATCCATGTGTTTAGAATTAACAATACAAATACACAGATATTTTCTTTTGTCAAATGAAATTATTCGATAATCTTTTTTATAATCAGTTTTTCTGGTAATATCGACTCATACGTGCCATAAATTTCACAAGAAAACATTATTTTTGTTGCTTTTTCTTTTCCGAATAACTCTATTAATTTTTTGTAAGTGTTATTAGAATCAAGAACTTGTGAGTCGTTATTTGTTTGTATATTAAATTTGCTATTTTTCATATCATGTCCCATGTTGGTAAATTGTATTGGTTAGAATTTCCGAATAAATATTCAACAATCATATCGGGAGAAACCATGATATAATTGTATTTTTTGTCGGTTCCGAATAAATGCATAACTTTAAGAAAATGTTGAACGTCTTCGTATTCATTGTTCAATTCTATCGTCTTTTGCTCCATCGAATTATCGTAAGCTTCCATTTTCCCATTCTTCAAGTCTATTACCAACGGTATGGCTAAATACTCATCTATCCATTCTTGTATCTGTTCTCTTGGTTTTCCCACATATTTTAAATGGCTAGGAAAATTTTTCTTGAGTAATCTTGAAAATAATTGGTCTACGTTGGTCTTATTGGATTGCACTACAGATATTTCTGTTATTTTTCTATTTTCTGAAATAGTTACTACCAATTGTTTCATTTCAGAAAAGAATTTTTCCAATTCGCTATAATCAGTCTTCCTCACCCGTAAAGTAAATGTAACTCTAAGATAATACATATCTTGATTATAATCAAATTGTATATGGGTCAATTTCTTGTATTTATTCGACAACACGGAAGCAAGCGCATCTGCCTTCTCTTGAGAAAACCCCATTACGCCATCTCCACCAAGATCATATTCTATGTCGCCATCAATTATATCTGGTTCGCCGCTATTTACGGTTAATGATACATCCTCAATAGCTACACCAGTATTCTTAAGTTCTCTTCTAACATCGTTTATGTACTCGGTTATTTTCCCGTATAAGTTTATACCTTTCTTCGTTACTTCATCTTCTGAGTCATAATATCCACCAAGTTTAAAATATTTTTTACTTTTTATTTCTTTATTTATGTTGTTATCTGCCCATTTTCGTAACTCATTTTTGAACTGTGAAATAGGTACCCCGTAAATTTTAGAAACATTATAATATATTTCATCACTACTGGATAATGACGCGAACGGTTTTATTAAACATCTAGATATGGGTTTCTTTATATTGTTATCGTTATCTGTTATTAAATATGCGACAATTGTACCATCGGATACTTCATCCTTAACATATTGAGCATTCGATCCTTTGATTGGTTTTGTATCGTCGTTCTTCCCCTTATATACTATTTTATCCGTACCTAGATTCATGCAACTTGTCCAATTCCTGTCGGTTGACATACCGGCAATGTCGTATGGGTGTCTACTTATCGCAATTTTTAATTTTTTCCCGAATATCTGGCGATATGGATCTTCATTGAATACTTTCAATAACTCAGTTTCATTTGGTAGATATTTTTGTATTACTTTTCCGAGTTTATATGGTATTTTATTTCCGTTCTTATCCTTCTTTACTTCTCCTGTCTTGTTATCAACGAAGTAACAAACGTTATCGACATAATTTTTAAAACTACCAACGCTCATATCATCATCCGATGTAGAATTGCTCAATGTAAAATATCCATCTTGTGTATTTGTATTATTTTGTAACAACCCTATCAATCTATGGTATGATGTTTCTGTTCTGTATCTGGTTATGACATAATCAACTAATTCCTGATTTATCGGAACATCAAATGGAATATATATTCTATGTTTTCCATTAAATACATGATCCAGCAACGTCTTATATTTTCCACCAGAAATTTTTGTGTATTGCTTTGCTGTAGAGAGTGGCAATGCCATTTCCACTATATCGGAGTAAAAATCTTTATATATCATTATTACCATATAAATATATGTTTATTTTAATATGTGCAAATAATTATACAATATGGGTATATTTAAGGTCATCTCTGGTAAATTGGGAGCTTCCGCCATATTGACGCACTCAATAGACAACCCAACCATACTATATTCCAATATGGCACATGATAAATTAACTGGTTATACAAATGTGGAACTGATAGGAGAATCTCCGAAAATATTCCAAGGAAAAAATACCAATAGAGATACAGTATTAGATATTAAAAAGTCATTATTTGAGTGCAGTTACTGGTCGGGAAATATAATAAATTATACTAAAGATGGTATCGAAATCGACATACATCTCTTAATTTTTGGTATAATTTTTCAAGATGTGAAATATTTTGTAGTATATAAAAAACTAAATACTAATAAAATTTTATTTACTTTGAAAAAAATAGCAAAAAGATGTTGTAATATTTATCTGTAATGTGCTTTATGTACTTGATTAGATAGACCATAATCGACTATCACAACAGATTCTTTCCCGTTTCTATTTACTAGACCATAACTGTTTAATCTACCAAGATCCCCGTATCCTTTATCGAAATCTAACATGAAGGATTTTACTCTATCAGCAAATTCGTTATTATCATATTTTTCGATTAACTCTTTTGGTGGTTCCGAATAATGATTATTTCCGCTATATCGCAGATAATCATGAAGCTCATTTATATTTTTTATGCCGGTCAATTCTCTAAATTTCGACATGGATAATTTTTTTGCCAATTCCATCTCTACCCATCGATATCCAACCTCATCAAAATCGTAAACTTTAGCAATAATATCTCCATACATATCTTGGGCACCCCAATCAACTTCTACTTCATTTTGCGCAACCCCCGCATCATTCTTCGCCATTTTTAAAGCTTTCGTATCATCAATAACAAATACGACTCTACCGGTACCACTAGATATCCTCTGTAGGTGTTGAGCCGCGTACTTTACTTTCCCTGTATATGAATGTATTTTATTGAATTCATCCTTGTTCCACGAAGATGGGTAATCTTCCGACAATACTTCATCTATACATTCCTTTATTATTAAATGTATATTCATAATCCGAGCCTTTGATAACTGACATATACCAATGGATCAACTATTTCATCGCTAATATACATCCAACGTAAAGGTGCTAAGTCATTTTCTGTTCCGTCTCCTTTTGGTTTGGATGGGGATTCTGCGTCAGTCAGATCAATACCAAACAAATAATAAGTTGTGTCTGAACTCTTTGTTCCTCTGCACGTACCAAGTTCTTTTATCTTCGATATATCAACATCGTAACCAGTTTCCTCGAATAATTCTCGTTTTGCTGCGGCTTTCGGTTCTTCTCCCTTATCAACACCACCAGTTACCGATGATAATGATCTACTTTCTCCCCAGCATGGAGTTATTTCTTCTCTAATACCGATTTCATATGCATCTCTGCCTGCTCTTCTATATGGTAATATAGAGATGATCTTTCCATCACATCGTATTTCATGTGAATATGTGTATGTACCAGTTGGTGTTTCCATTTCACGTAGTTCTAACCACTCATCACCACCTAATTTTTTAAAATCTGGTTTGGTAGATTCGGTTAATATGTCTTTGTAAAATTCTTTATATTTCATATTAGTTTATTAAAATTTTGGATAAACGATTATTCGCCCATCTTCTCTTACTGTCCCTTTGTGTGTTTTCAATAACTTCTTATATATAGCAGCAGCACCATCACTTAATTCTTTATCTGACGTAATACTATATTTCTTATCGTCTAATAACCACAAATAAAACTCCATTCCATATCCATAACCACGAGCGTTTCTAGTAAAACCAATGGTGTTTATAATAACTGAATTACCATTTTTTCCTAAATTGCACGAACCAATATATTCGTCTTTATTATTAAAGAAGTGAAGGTTGTGTGGTCCCGCATTCTGTATTCCATCTCGATCTACATAAATATCAAAACCATTGGTTCCATCTTCATACCATAGGTCTTCCATTTTTGGTTGCTTTGATGGGAGAACTTGTTCATCATCATATGAACTATGAGAATTTAACGCATCAATAGCAACATACAAATCACTAATGTTTGATTGTAAATTTTCTAAGACTAAATGAGAATAAAAATCCTTGTAATGCATATTATTAAATATCAAGATTTTCAAAAAAAGAGTTAATTGCTTCTTTTTCGTCGTATCTATCGAACCCATAATTTGGGACATGCATATCACCATCGATACTAAAATTATATCTGTGGAATATATTAAAGTGTGGATCAATATCAATAGATCCAGTATCAATCACTTCGATAAATTCTACCAAATCCCATTTCTGATATACTGGTGAGTTAAATTTGCGAGTTGGGTCTTCATATCCTACATGAAACATATATCCCGTATCGTCTTGTATAAATTTTAGATCTGTTATTCCTTCAAGAAAATTCTCCGTCATTTCCGATAATATACCAACTTCATATCCTACCCGCACAGCAGAATTTAATTGTTCTATTATCAGATCTTCATTATCGTATAAATAGTCGAATTCATTAATATCTTCGTCGTCATTGGTCGAAGTTTTGTTACTTACGTAGCTATCGACACCCTTTGATTTATACCTACTGTCTCTAGATACCATATCAAATAGTCTTTCTGTTGAATTTTTGTCGTCGTGTATATTGCCATGATAGTGGTTTTCCATATAGTCACCGTCTATAACGTATTGCTTGTAATATTTTAACTTCTGTGGTTCTTGTGTCGATGGTATGTCTTGCCACAACTCTTCAATATTTTTCCACGATACGATACGAATCGAACCATTATTGGTGAATTGAACTAGGTTTCTAGTGTTTGGTGGGAGTCTATCCAATATTAAATTCTTAACCCGTTCCGTGAGTCCTTCTTCTTTATATATTAATTTCAACGGCTTTAATTCTGGTCTTGCTACATATAATTTTCGCCTTTCTGATTCATCTAAGTCATCAACACTGAAGTTCTGCTCTGGTGCGTATCCACCTCCACGAATTCCTTTTATGAAAAATGAACTACCATCTTTTAATTTTAATAAGCTTATTATATACTTGTGATAAATTTCGGCTGGCTTTTCGTTGGCTCTGCCTTTCATTTCTCCCAACATACCAGTTGATTTATCCAATATAAAGGTACACGAAGGTCTACCAAATATTTTGTCTCCACGTTTTGTAATTTTCCTCAAACTTAAAACTGTGTCCGATGGTTTGTGTGATGCTGTATTTCCGCAGTGTCCCATAGCATCACCCTCTTTCCTACAGAATGGTATCGATAAATCAAACCAAATAAAACCATCTGGAAACTTTATTAATTGCGTCATTGAATCTATTTCATCTGTCATATCGATCCATTGATTATCCTCTCCATGTGATTCCTTCCATTTGTCCTCATATTTCTGGAACAGATAAATGATTTTCCTAGGATCTTCGTAAGAAAACCTAAAATTCTTTATTTCTGATATTGGTAACGATAAAAAATGCTCAAGAGTGCCTAGTTCTAATGAATACCGAATAGAACCATTCGTGAGTTCCTTCGGTGCTGCATATTTTTCATTTTTAATTATATTACTAAAATCGTCTAGCCATTTACTCTTACTCTTATCATATGCTCCGCGATAAGTAGTATGATAGTTATGCCTTTCATTCTCCCATGCCAAATATCTCCACCAACGTAGATACCATTGAATAATATCGTCTCTCCTTAACGACTTAACTACTTGAGAAACATGCCTTTTATCGTATTCTGAATATGGTCCATTGGTGCCCGTTAAAATTGGGAGATACCTATCATATCTAGCCTCCAATAATAATTCAGAGTAAAAATCCGAAAATTTCTGCTCAATTATCATCTGTAGAATCCTCTTCCTCATCCCCATTACCGGATGACCAATTTTCAAAATCTGTTATACTCAGTTCCAGTAATTTTATGATGGATAATATTAAGAAGCTTTCATCTTTCTTAGATAATTTCAGGTCTTGGATATCTTTTCCGATATCTATCCCTAACTGCATCAACTTATTTGTTTTATGTTGATTCACTAATTTTTTATTCAATAAACCAGGCACCGTCTCTTTTCCTAGTATAGATTCTGTCAAATTCTCCATCTCTTTTTCAAATTCCACCTTTTTATTTTTACTACCTTTCACTTTACCAACTTTTCGTTTTATATCGGTGATATCTTTTGGTGATATCTTTCTAGCAATTTCAAAGGATAGTAATAAATTCGTTTTTTGTAAAATATGACTGGTTTCCATAGTATGTGTTAATAAATATGGTTTTATTATCGTTTTGATATATTTATAATCAATATGACGAAAAAAGAATTGAAGAATATGATAGCAGAATGTATTGTTGAAGAGGGAATGGTTGATAGATTAAAGGCCAGAGGAGCAGGAATTGTTGGTGGGGCGAAACGTGGATTACAAGGTGGTATAGAAACAGTTAAGTCAAAAATAACAAATGATCCAGCCGATAAGTATAATGCCACTAAGAGTATTACGTTAGCGAAGAATAGAAATGAAGTAGCAAAAATAGAATCGTATAAGAAAACTGCCATTGCCAAATTGGACAAAGTGGCAAATGAAATTATTGTTGACCTAGAGAAACTAGGGATAAGCAAAAGAGGTATTTCGGCAAAACAAATAAACTTTTTGAAGAGTGCTTTGCGGAAATCGTTAGAGAAAACGATAGATAGTATTCCTGTTGGTTACTGGAATCCTTGATTATACCAAATTCTTAAAGAACTGTATATAATCTCTGGCTCGCTTTCCCGTTTGTTTTGCCCACTTACTGTCGGCTAATTCAGCCGATGCTGATTTCCAGTCCTTATTTGCTATAGCCGATCTGAAATCGTTGAATTTTTGGATTCCACCTCTCCCCATATTGAATGTCAACGATACTAGTTTTATCTTGACTTCTTTTGGTAAGGTATCGAAGTTATGAAATACTCGTTTGGTATCCGATATAGCTTGTTCTAAATCTTTCTTAAAAAACGAATCTACTTCGGACTCGGTATACGTAGATTTTACCGGTTCCCCCTTTTCGAACTTGTGACCTATACCGACAGTCTTGTATCCCATACTATCAATATAAGTACTTTTCTTATGCCCCTCATACTCAACGAAATGTTTTTTATAATCATCAAATGATGGATTGCTGTTTGATGTTTTTGAAAAATCTATATTTTTATTTGTATATATATCTGACTTCTTATCTTGTTGCTTTACTTGATGAATAGGAACATTCTTAGTTGGTCCATCGAAGCTAACCATAGGTGGTGGAAGATCTAGTTCTTTTAATATATCCTTTAGTTTTATAATTTCCATATTTTATATAAGTATTGCTGGAATGCTAATATTTATGTTAATATGACAATACCAGTTCAAGATAAAGTTAGATATCCGGGTTCAGCGTCCTTTTTACCTGGCTCCGGTTCTACACCATACGGTTATTTCGATAACGACCCTCACTTCCAATCATCGATAGTCAGTGCTACTAAGTGGGCAGCAACTAGTATGGGGTATCCTATCGTTGATATAGAATTGGTCGATGTAAACTTTTTCTCAAGATTCGAAGAAGCTGTTCTCGAATATGGTGCGCAGGTAAATCAATTTAATATTCGCAATAATATGTATTTATTGCAGGGACAATCTACCAGTAACAGAGTTACACAAAAAAATATACAGGGTTCTGGTGTAGTATATCAATCATCATTGGCGCAAGACTATGGTGTTGAATTGGGTGTTGGTGGCAACGTTGACTGGAAGCGTGGACATTTTGCTACACAAACTGGCAGCGATGGTGGTTACCGTCAATTATATGATCTACAAGCCATATGGGGAGACTCGGTGGAAAGCGGGTCTAGAATAGAAATAAAACGAGTATTTCATAGTATGCCACCAGCCTCTGCTAGAATATACGATCCATTCTCTATGACTGGTATGAGTTATAGTAATATAATGAACGAAATGGGATTTGCTGGGTATTCTCCAGCAACACAGTTCTTAATGACTCCTATATTCGAGGATCTTTTACGTATGCAAGCTATTGAGTTTAACGATATCGTCAGAAAGAGTGCATATTCCTTCGAACTAGTAAACAACAAGTTAAGAATATTTCCTACTCCATCGTATACGCATAATATCTACTTTGAATATGTAGTCAAGAAAGATGTCATAGAAAATATATATTTTCCAGCTGGCTCAAACCTGATTACTAGTTCAGCTGCAAATTATTATACTGATACACAAGGTTCTGGTATAGTCGGTGACTATAGTAATGCGCCATATGATATTATCCCATTTATTGACATAAATTCCGTTGGTCGCCAGTGGATAAATAAATATTTCTTGGCATTATGCAAAGAAATGTTAGGTGGAATAAGACAGAAATACATGACCATCCCTATTCCCGGTTCAGAAATAACATTGGATGGTGCTGAACTTAGACAAGAAGCAGCAGCTGAAAAGACGGAATTGATAAATCAACTTCGCGAAAATTTAGAAGCTACAGGAAGATCGGCCCAGATGGAAAAGCAAGCACAACAAGCCGAGCAACTTCAACAAACATTAAAGGTGTCTCCTCTATATATTTATATAGGTTGACATAAAAAATGGGACTAATTTAATAGTCCCATTTTACTTAGATTACGATTCCTCTGTCGTATCTACTACAACTTTCGGTCTGCGCTCGTTCTTATCAGTATCGGATACGTTCAAGACAGACTTGACGAATTTCCGGATTCTTCCCTTTGAAAAGGGAACCTTAACGTCCTTGATTTCTTTCTTTCCAGTAACTTTGTTAGTTACTTCTACACTTTCCAAAAAAGATGTTTTTGGCATAGTCTTGATAGACTCGATCATTCTCTTGTTCCAGCGTGCTCGTGTTCCCGTTGGGAAGTATGTTAGATGTGACATATAGTTAATGTGTTATTTTTTGTTTACTTTCCCAATATATATAACTTAACACAGAAAGCAAGACATTTTTCTTAAAACAAACATATTTATTCGTATGCAAAGAGGAAAATATATATCGTCCAGAGATTTTAAACTCTTCACCAGTGTCAATAATGAACTGATGGATGATGTTATGGAAATAATAGTTTCTATCTTTAAGATATCACCAGAAACACAAACTAATATTTATGGTGAGGTTTCGCAGAAGACTGGTAAATGGTATTATTCTCCTATAGAGGTATCATCTATACCGGAGAGACCGGAAATGACCAGTGATGATGAAGGTTTCGGTGTTAATAGAAGCCAGACACATATATTTAAGTTTTTGGAATCGGAACTAAAGCGTATCAATTTTTATCCAGAGCACGGAGATTTAATATTGTACAATGACAAGTATTTTGAAATAAATAACGTAGTTCAGGAGCAATTGCTTGGTGGACAACCAGATAAGTCTTTTTCTATAATATGTAATGCACAATACACGACATTGAGTTCAATCCAAATCGTCCCTAGAATATAATATTATGGCATGGAAAGGAAGCAAGTCTAACAATAACGTACCGAACAATTTCAATAATGAAATTGGTTATACTGGTTCGCCTATATCAGTAAATAGAGAAGAACAGTTAAAAATATGGGATAAATTTCCGGATGTTACTATGGATCTCTATCGTATCGATGAGACCATATTAAAACATATAAATGTTGCATTGTCACCAACTGTTCTCGATAATGGCAATATGATAAAAGTTCCAGTCATGTTGGGTTCTCCTGAGAGATGGGCGTCGGTGAAGAAAGATGGGATCTTTCGGGATCAGAACGGGAAAATACAAAAACCATTGATAATGTTCAAGCGTAGTGGAGTAGCAAAAAATGATCAGTTCATGATGTTTAATAGACATATATCATACACTTTCCAGAGAAAATATTCCGAGAAAAATCAATATGATCAGTTTTCTGTACTCAACAAAACAAGAACAGAACAACCAGTTACGGAATTTTATAGTGTGACCACACCTGACCATGTAATAGTCACATATGAGTTCGTGATATGGACCGATTCCACCGAGCAGAATAATGAATTGATACAATTATTCAATTTCGCCACACATGAATATTGGGGAGAAAAGAATAAATATAAATTTAGAACAGAGATATCGGATTTTTCTAATCAAGTTGAAGTTCCATCCGATCAAGATAGGGTTATTAAGACTACATTCAATTTAACTGTGTATGCTCATTTACTCCCAGAAAAATTTGAAAACAATAAATTGACTGTCCAGCAGATGATATCACCGAAAAAGATAGTAATAAAAGAGAATGTGTTTGGTATACAACCTACACAAACCACTGGCGTGTCAAATGAGTTCGTTAATCCAAACAAGAATAAAGCAAATAATCCAAACGTTTCTCCGATAAAATTTATAGAATAATGTTGTTTTGGAATTCTATATATACTTATATATATATGGAAAAAACACCTATACAATTATCGAAAGAGGAACTTGACAATATTAATGACATCGGAAATTCATACCGAAACACGGTTATGAAATTTGGAGAATTACAGTTAGAAAAAATTGAAATTCAACACCTAATAGAAACACTTAACCAACGCGAAGAAAAATTGGTCGGTGATATAAACGAGTTAAAGGTTAAAGAAAAAACAGCAATAAATTCAATACTAGAGAAATACGGAGAAGGCTCATTATCTCTAAAAGATGGTACTTTCATACCAGCGTAACATTATCAAATTTTTTTAAATAAAAAATATAATTTTGATTTTTGTTGGAATATTTATATTTAGCAACAGATCAATATTTTCAACAATAAAAGGAACCATAAAATATGCCAATACAAGAAGGTGGAAGATTCACACCAAATGCACAAATAGTATCTCCAGGTGTTTTCACCAGAGAATTAGACCAATCATTTCTGTCACAGGGAGTTGATTCAATCGGTGGAGCAATTGTTGCTCCATTCTCAAAGGGACCAGCGTTCTCACCAACAAAAATAACCACACAAGGAGATCTAGAAGCAGTATTCGGTGCTCCAGATGGTGTATTATACGGGCCATATACCGCTCAACAATATTTACAGGAACAGGGAGTAGTAACTATTGTTCGTACTGGTGGTCTTGGTGGATACAATCAACAAGCACCATTAGCAATAGTTGCTCAACCTGGTCAATACACAAGATTCACTGAGTCCGGTTCCTATAGTGGAAGTTTGGTTAATGTTGTTGTCACCACTAGCGGAAGCGTATCCGCATCGTTGAGTGGAACTATATACGGACAATTCTATAGCGGAGTTTATTCCGGTTCAAATATACAGATCGGAACTATTAGTGCATCAATAATTGACCCACAAATAAGCGCATCTATTCTTATTAGCGGATCATTGACTGCAATTGCTATATCTGGGTCAAGTATCGGTCATACAGGAGCACTATTAACTACGGTAAAAATAACATCATCCAATCTATGTGGAAATGTAGTTTATTTCGCGTCTGGTTCATTAAACGGAGCATACGGATTGCTAAACCCAGCAGCATTCGTTCCTGAAGGGGTAGATTACGTTGATGATTGTGGTTTATTGGTAACTGGTTCATCGACCAGAAGAGAAAAAGTATTGGCTGTTCTAGCGAACACCGCTTATGATACTGGTCAAAATCTATATGGTTTCTCTGGATCTGTCCTTACTTCTGGTTCATCGATATCCGCAGACTTCTCATTGACGCTAAATACTGCTCGTCTCGATTCCAATACTGGATTGGTTCTTTCCTCTTCATATGGAACTTACAGCTTCTCGTTAGATAGTTCTTCACCAAAGTATATTACAAATGTATTTGGTAGCGATCCGAAGGCTGGATTTATCCCTGTCGCTGTTGGTGCTAAGATAGAAGCAGCTTACACATACAAGCTATTCGAAAATTCTATAGACACCGTAATTCCACAGTTGGTTGATTCTGGTTCATGGAGAATTTCTGTTCGTCCAGTAACTAACGGTCTAAAGTTTGTCCAAGATGGTGTTACTACTGGCTTAGAAGACTCAGCTTATGATATTACAAACGCATATACCCCATGGATTAACTCACAAAAAGTTGCTCCGTTCAGCGGTTCAGTTGGTTCTCCTTCAACAACGAGCTATAACTTGTTCAAGGTACATACTATGACAGACGGAACAAATTCGAATACCTTATACAAGGTCGAAATCTCCAACGTAAAGTCTGCTGGAACAGTTCCTGGTTCAGATTATGGTACATTTACATTAGCTGTCAGAGATTATACCGATACCGACAAGAAACCGGTATATCTAGAAATCTACCAGAACTTAAATCTAAATCCAGATTCTGCCGACTTTATTGCTCGCAAGATCGGTGATCGTTATAGCTATATAAACGCTAACGGGAAGATTCTAGAATTCGGTGATTACTCAAATCAGAGTCGTTACATCAGAGTCGAGATGACTAATAGCCCATATCCAAAATCATCGATCCCATACGGATTCGATGCTTACGCTACACCAACTGGTGGATCTTTGGTAACCGTAAAAGCATTCCCAAAGATGACTTTTACTAGCGCATCAACATATAGCAAACAGACTGGAAAATATTGCTCAGGTATAGTATTCCAATCAGCACCAGCTGGGGCAGATGCTGAACTTTCTGCGCTATATCCAGAAGGATCATCAGAAGGTTCTGAAAGAGACAACAAGACTTACTTTGCTCCATTACCAATCGGTTCTGGTGTCGGTCAGAATGTCGCCTTCGATTTACAAGATGTATGTGGAATAGAATCTGTTGATACAGCATCAACCAGCGTAACTAACGCAAAACAAAGAAAATTCATTCTAGGTTTCCAAGGTGGATTTGACGGTGCATCACCATCTGTTCCAGTTCTTGTCGGAAATGACATAATTTCTACAAACCAACAGGGCTTCGATTGTTCTACTAATCAGAGCGTCGGTTCATATTCGTATATGCAATGTCTAAACGCATTGAGTAATGCGGACGAATTCGATATAAATCTCCTAGTAACCCCTGGTCTACTATATGAATATAACCCATACTTGATTTCACAAGGTGTTGAGCTATGTGAAACTCGTGGAGATTGTTTCTATATTCTAGATTCTGCCGCAAATAAAACCGCTGGTGCTGCTGCTCTTGACAGTGTTGTTGCTCTAGCTGCTGAATTTGATACTAGCTACGCTGCTACTTATTACCCATGGGTAAAGATTCGTGATGTTAATAGCAACAAGATAATCACTGTTCCACCATCAGTCGTACTACCAGCAGTCTATGCTGCTAACGATAGAGTTGGTGCAGAATGGTTCGCTCCTGCTGGTTTAACTCGCGGCGGAATTCAAACCGCTGTTCAGGTATGTGATAGATTGACACACGCAGATAGAGATGTTCTTTACTCTGGTCGCGTAAATCCAATCGCTGCATTTCCAGGACAAGGAATTTGTGTATGGGGTCAAAAGACATTGCAGGTTCAGCCAAGCGCATTGGACAGAGTTAATGTCCGTAGATTGTTAATAACACTAAAGAAGTTCGTTGCAAGTTCCAGCAAGTTCTTGGTATTCGAACAGAATGTAACTACTACAAGAAACAAGTTCTTGAACCTAGTTAACCCATACCTACAATCTGTTCAACAGCGTTCTGGTATCTATGCATTCAAGGTTGTTGGAGATGACTCAATCAATACTCCTGACATCGTTGATCGTAATATTCTGTACTTCCAATTGTATATTCAACCATCAAAGACTGCTGAATTTATCATAGTAGACTTCAATATAACTCCTACCGGAGCATCATTTAACGCTTAATAGTTAAATAATAAAAACAAAAACTCCCACGTAATAGTGGGAGTTTTTTTATGTCCGCGTAACAACGATAGAAAGTGGACAATAAAAAACTCCAATCGAAAGATTGGAGTTTTTGACGAGTATTTAAATTTAAAGACTAGAATTGCAAGATTGCTTGATCGTAGGATATTGTGAGGTTAACCATTACCGGATCTCCACCACTTGCCCAATCCATCTGCCCACCGTCAAAGTTAGTAATGAATGCTCCTTGTAGAGTCCATTCTTCAACCTTGTCACCAACTGGTCCAAGAGCATTAAAAGTAATGTCCTTTTTGTAGAAATCGGAATAACCCATGCGACCAGTTACTGATTCGAAGCTTAGACGAATCCATTCCATAGCAGCTTGCGCAGCACTCGGAACGATTGGGTCATATAAACTGATGGACAATTCCTGCCATTCTGGTTTACCAGCGATGTAACGCTTTAAGTTAATATGATCCAATGTAACTCTTGGGATCTGGAGTGATGGACGACTTGCCATCTTGATCATAAATGATGGAATGCCATCAATATACATGATGAAGCGATTAGCCATCTTTGGTTCGAAGTTTGCGCTGAATATTTCACTTTGGTCTAGTAGTTCTGCCATAATTTTCCTTATATTTATTGTTTGTTGTTAAAGTTGTAAAAATAAATATATAGAATTTATATTTTTTATAGTAATAATAAACAGTTTCATTATGTATTTATTATAATATGAAAGAAATATTATCTGATATTACTGAGAATGATTCATCTATATTGATAAAATCACCAGTTAAATTTTATTCTAAGTTACATAAGTTGGCAATTGATATAGCTAACATGAACGAGAAAAAGAATAAGAATTCGAATAAAATGAAATCGTTGGCTTTCCATGGTATAGAATATATGCTATTATTCCCAACGGAAGTAGCAAGAAAAGATACCGTGATATCCTACATCTTGGATAAGATATCACCAAACAATCATTATACTAATTATACAATAAAGAAAATATTGGAGAAGGAGTATAGAGTTTTCGCTAGAATCAATTCGTTCAGAACACTTGGTAGACCATCAATAAATTACGGGATTTTTATTGATAATGTTTTATATTTTACGCTATCACTGAGAAAAATGTCTGACGGTTATGAGATAGTGAATTTCGTAAGAAAAAACGGTGAAGTATCCACGGTGATGTTTGACGTTATGTTCAATGTATTTTTATTGGAGTATAAACCAAAATCAATTACGTATTTCGTGGATAGGAGAATTGACAGATATAATTATCTATTAAAAATTGGATTTAATGTCGTTGGATTTGGTCCACCTAGGTGGTATCTGATCAATGATAACATCATCGAGAGAAATACGAATGTATATGTCGGTAATAAGGTATGGGATTGTGGAACAATTAGGTTACAATGGAAAACTTAATATTATTCATAATACTTATATATTATGAAAATTGATGATAATGAAAAAGATGCTATGTTTTTCATAGCTGGGTGTTCTACTATTATTTTATTACTAATCACTGCCGTTTTTACAATCGGTTGGTTGATTATAAAAAATATAATCCCACATTTATAAGTGACAATATAATGTTAGTTAATGTATCATTTATGATACAAGTAACAACATAATGTCACTTATATGAGTAATTAATAACTCATATGTGTATGTCCACCATCTTGTTTAATCACCGTTAAACCATTCTTTTTAAAGGTATTTATCAGCAATGGATTGACGACATCAATCTTTAATTTAATCTTTGAATTGTAGCCATTCTTTAGTGATTTATAATCATCTAACCCAAGCTTTACTAACTTATCACCTAGTCCTTTATTTCTGTGTTCTGGTTTGACGATTAGATCAAATGAGAATTCTTCTCCCTTACTTGAGTTCTGTAATTCTGTATATAAAGCTCCGAGAACTTCACCATCTTCAACTAATACAACATTTAATTCTTTCCCTCTAAGAATTGATATTCCAGAAGACTTTTCTAGCTCGTTTATTTGCTCCCAAAAATCCGGTATATCTTCCCCGTCATCTGACTGTAATTGCCCATCTTGAATATACTTTGTTTCTATTTCTTCAGTCAATGCCAATTCCGGTGAATGAACCGGTGAATTTGCATACGGAGGAGTCTCGACTGGTTCTTCTTTCTGTTCTTTGCTTCCACCCTTATCTATCAATTTCTTAACGTCTTTAGCTAACTCGTAGAAACTACCGTTTGGTAATATATATTGGTCAAATGTGCTATTCTTTCCACCTAATTGACCAATCTGTTCCTCATCAGTTTCATATAAACCAGATGGTCCTTTTTTTACGTCCGATTGATATACTTGTATTATCCCCGTTAATGGTTTTGATGTATCGACTGGTAACTTTTTTATAGCATCGGTATGACTCTTTAGGTTCTTGCCGTGTGCATAATCATTAAAGTCACTAGATACTGGCTTATCATTCCAGTTTATTATGTTGAACTTTATTTTATAATATGATGCTTTGTAATAAAAAGTGAAGAATCCAAGAATTGATGTGATCGATTTTTTCGGAACTCTATGGTCGGTAGCTATTCCAATTGATGTGTATGATATATCTGGTTCAAATACGTTCCCGATCTGATCATCATCTAGATCTAAAGCAAGCTTGAAAGCGGAATATATCGAAGACTGTAAAGAGTTGGGTGGAATAACCACTTCATTCAGAATATGTGAGTAAAAATCCTTATAATTCATATGCTATAAATATTAATTTAAAATCCTAACGTTCTTTATTTCTGTCACATCTATTGTTTTCCAGTCCACGTTAGATTCTTGTGAAACATCATTTACATTAATAACACCAGTAAACAATGATCTAGTTCCCTTCAAGTCTGCATATCCCTCTGCGTATTCTTTTGATGGTGATACATATAAATCCTTCGGTAGCTTGCCAGAATCTTTTATTCGTAATACCATAGAGCTATCGTGAGATGCATATATTCTAACTTGTTTACCGGAAGGATTAAGTAATTTGTTTACCATCTTAATCGTTTCTTCCGATGCTTCATCATTACCCTCAAACATTTCTAGCTTACCATTATAATCTACAGTTAATGATATCTGCATATCATCGTCAGCTGAAGCTGATACTTCTATTACTACAGGGAAAAATTGTTGGATATTATGGTTATGTTCCCCATCAAACAATAAACTATATTTTAATTGTTCTATATCAACATACGGAATATGGCTCGTTAATTCTTTAACTTTCTTTATTACGTCATTTCTTAGGTTAATAAAATCGACAGCAAATTCGGAAGTTTTACTTTTTAGAACTCTATTCAGAGTATATTCATTTTTATGTTGTGGTTTTTTTAGGATATTAGCAATAAAATCGAAGTTTATTAATTCTGGGTTTCTTATTGGTTCGGTAGCTTTTGGTTCCAATTCATCCATAACGTATTCTAGTTCATCGTGTAATTTATCATATTGTCTCTTTAATGATATATATTCTTCCGAATCCGCATATCTACTATGCATATCACCCATACCATTTTTCCTAATGGTTTGGAGTTTATTGAATACGATATCTATTTCTTTACTCAACTCGGATCTTCTTGCTATCAGATCCGAATTTTCTTTTAGTATGTGTATGTAAAAATCTTTGTATTTCATGTCAAAATGGTAGGTCTTTATTGTCTGGTTGTTGTATATGTTGTCTTGTTGTGATTTTTGGTTTTTCGTTTTTCACATTAAATCCACCACCTTTATACATCTCCGGTTCTTCATCATCGTAACCAATTTCAGCTTTGAGTAATCTATCATGTTTTTGATATGGATTTTCTCCTTCCCAGAATGGATCTATCAATACAAATTCTCCATTATCCCTTTTCATTATATTTCCCTGTGTAAAATCCGGTGTTCCGAACTCTTTATCCGCCGTAATTAAGAACCAATAATCTTTTTTGAATTCTATTATAGATGGACGACTTTTTTCAATTTCTTTTATCTTGCTATATGTTTGTTTCCAAATATTATTCCTGTCTTTCATTTTTTCCAGATACTCATTATCTCCACCGTAAACTTTATAAAAGTCTATATCTAAGAATTCTTCCTTTGTTATTGGATTTAATTTCTCAGTTTTTATTATATATAAATGAGAATGAGATGTTGGTCGGGTAAAGTTTGGGACTATTCTTCTCGGTTTATCGAAGAATTTAGGAAAAGATTTCCTTGGATTTTTTAACGCAAATCTAACAAATTTTAAATATGGAACGTCGCTATGGAATATTTTTAAAACATATTTCCAAGACGGATGTGATAGTACGGTTGCGTATGTTCCTTGCCCCAATATTTTACCACCATGTTTCTCAAAATCTGATAGAAGTTCACGTAATTGTAAATCATTGTTCGTCGGGTCAGATAAAAGTTCCCCAATGCTATCATACTTCTCAAACAGATATGAGTAAAAATCTTTGTATTTCATGTTATGTGTTTCTCCAATTTTTTATTTTTGCTGCTTCTGGTGTTGGATACTTTGGTTTTACATTTAATAAAATCACTTCTCCCTCATCACTCCCTATCATATCCGGTATATCGAGTGCCACATCAAACCCAAACTTATGATTAAATTCTTGTGTCGATAGATATTTTTCTACCTTCTCTATGTCTATACTACCATCGAAAGATTTTAATGCTAACGTTGTGTAACCAACCAAACCGAAGAGTCTCATAGTAGGAGACTTAGAGAATGATAATGCGGATAAAAAATATTTGAGATATTCTTCATCGGAGTTGTCTATGTTATCTGGGTATACCTCATCTCCTCTATATAATAATCGATTAGATGTATATTTAAACATTTCCTTATATCTGTCATCTAGTTTACTCCACGCATTTAATAATCCGATTCTATCCTGTGTATGGTTTCCTTGGTGTATGTTAACCATAACTAGAAAATCATATAAAATATAGTCAGCTTCCGTTGGTAATAAATAATTCTCTTGTTGGATTTTTATGTATTCCTGTTCTTTCCCCCTTTTATTTTTTATAAGATATAATTCTTTTATAGTAATATCGTATCGTTTTCTGTCCTTATAATACTTGTTAATGTACATGGAGAATATCGCATTTGTCGGTGACTCTCCATGAGATATTAAACGACCACCATTTTCAAGTACAATTAAATAATTACCGGATTGTTTAGTAAATAACTTATTTATTCCTTCACACATAAGAAGTTCTCGATAAAAATCTTTATATTGTATCTCATTTATTCTTATCGCATTGAAGAGATCGATTACTTCTTGATATCCCAGTTTCTGATAAAATTTTACTATGTCCTCCGTAGAATTTATTTTCGGTGGTAAGTCGAATGTTTTTGTTTCGTCTTGATCGAACCCAACACTTAAATCCGCACCAAATACATAAGCTTCAAAATCCGTTTCAAAATGTACCATACTATAAAATTCTTTAATTTGTTCCTTCGTTAATATATTTGTTAGTGTGTCGATCATACTCTCATAGAAATCACTGAAATAATTTATATATTTTATCGACCTGTTAAACTTTTCAAAATCTTTTTGCTCTAAAGAATTACGTAGAAATTCCGTAAACTCTTTATCCGTATCAAATTGACTATTAATGTGGTATATGCGAGAAAACGGAAGTTCAAACTTCATACGATTGCCTTGGGACATACACAAATTATAACATATGTTTTTTAATTTGTCAAATCCGATAGCTCCCATTATTATACCCGATATGTCAAGATTTTTACTAACATCAAATTTAGAATTCACTATATTAAAAATGCCACTGAGAAATTTCCTTAATTCTTTTCTAAATTCTCCTTCACCAAAATAGATATTTGCTCCTGATATGAATTTTTTCTGTTTATGTCCACCTTTTCTTTTTATTCTATTATTCTTTTCTGAATCAAAATAGTTAATTATACCAGAAGAAATTTTTTCCGGTAGAGTTGATAAAAATTCAGTAGCACCGGATTGACCCAATTCAGTATCATTGGCATCATATGCTTCTATATCGTTTGTCTTACCGACCAAAGCGATTTTCCATAGAGGATTTATCTTGTCCAGATTTCTGTTTTTCACTATTACTATCGTATTCGCCTTTTCATCATAATATGAATCCCAGTAAGTTTCATTCGATGTTGATATACACCACTTAGTTGAACCACCATAATGTTTGGCAGCTTCATGGGATTCTGGTGCAATTACCAGCCAATCATCGGTATCTGCAATTACGTCGATATCACCCGATAGTTGTTCTTTTTTCGAAACGGTTCTATTTTTTAGTATATCTGATAAATCATCTATAGTTTTTACTTTGAATATATCGATTCCCTTAACCCTACTATCGAACTCCCTAATATTGTCCATTAGTTCATTTTTCTTACTTCCTCGCCAGAAATTTTTATGGAAATAATCAAACCCCTTATCGTCGTAAATATCGTTTAGACGTTGGCTAATCCATTTCAGATATTTCTTAGATGTAGATGGATCTTCGTCTATTATATAATTTATATCGTCCGGAGTTAGTAATTTATCTACTCTATTACGGAAATCATCTTCTCTACCCTCGATCAATAATATTTCTAATAATTTCATTTTTGTAATAGTGTTAAATACTTAGGATCTATTTTCCCATTGATTATAACTGTTTCTTCCCACTGCCCATCACTACTATCGGGACTATATCTATTATCCCCTATTATATGTGCTATTTGTCCTCTAACGGCACCATCTAATACATCTGGTTCCATTGATACGTATGGTGTCACTCCATCTCGCTTCATTGCTGATGTATCGATCTTGAATATGTTATCACCATATTCACCAAGAAGTATTAGATCAATGTTACTTACGGTAAATACCCCACTGGTTCCTCTATTACTTATACCGGTTCCGGTAGTTGTGTTTAATCCATTTTCTTTTATACCATCTACGTTCTCGTCCCTCGTTCCGTGGTATAATGGTGATGGTGAACCCCAAAAATCTTTATTGAAAGTTTCCTCGACATTAGATTCTATCTCAGAAAAATCAGAATCATATAGGAACCTGTCCTTCTTATGGAAAGTCAATGGATAATTTTGTGCAGTTGGGTCAAATTCTATAACAGCTTGGTCAGTTAGTATGTACGAATTTCCCGAAAATGGTATGTTAATATCGTTATACTTTACCTTCATGTTGTCTAGAACTATTTTGATATCTTCTAACGGTTCCGTTTCTGGATTTTCTTGTAGATAATCATCATATTCATATTCTATATCACTTGCGGAATGACCTTCGATTATCAGGTGTTGATAAAAATCCTTATATTTCATGATCAATAAGTAAAATCGTTTATGATCCTATAATTTATATTAAAAGCATCAAATAGAAGTCTAAATTCCGCCAAACATTGTTCCTTTGCTCCACCCACTAAATAGCAACCAGATAATTTTTTTAAATCCGAAATCACAACATCTGGTATATTCACGGAGTCATTTTCGATAATATCTGGCAAATCAGTAAATTCGTTCCAATCATCTGCAAATAATTTTTCCCACTCATCGGTAGTTACGTCACGACTGTCGTATTTTTTATTCATAACCATAAATCGAATAGCCTTAATAATATAAGCTCTATCCATCCCATTGTCCATCCACACACGAAAAAATCCGTATCCTTTATCAATAAATTTCATATTGGGTATCACATCATCATTCAACCCATGTTCTAGATAGTAGTCTATTATTGAATTTTTATCATCTTCACTTCCGATACTATCACCATTGAAATAAACTACAATCGGACCTTTTCTATTGTTTAAAAAATTACAAATACCATCAACAATCCCACCACAATATTTATTGTATTCGGGTTGAACATCTACGACTACAGTTGGTGATGATAATGTTCCTTCATTAATTAAATGTAAATAAAAATCTTTGTATTTCATATATGTTAAAATAATAAATATCAATAAAACTTTTTATATTCGTTATTTGTCATATATATTCATATTTATACATATATATGGAAAAACTAAAATATTACGTAGCCGATTCAACTTTGCGGAAAAATAACCAAACTCCGGTCTACATTTACAATAACATACCCGAATTGATACATCATTTAGAAGGGACATGTCTCAGAAATTTTAAACAATCCAGAGCAAAGTTGATGGAATCTGCCGCAGATACCGGTCTTATTGAAGATGACCGTGGGGGTAGAGCATTCTATGAATTGATGACCGAATATTTTAATATCGGTTATGTTAAGAATAATACACCAGTAAAGAAGAATATCTTCGAAGCTGAGTACTTATCAACTAGACGAGATGAATTAGGAGATTAATACCTTTGGATATTATTTGGAATAAACCTGTTCAGGTATATACCAAGAGTGGAATGATGTTTGTTCGTTCTTGGTATATACCAGAAGAATTAAAGTCTGGATTTTTTAGATTTTGGGGTAAAAACCAAGATCTGAGAAAGCAAGGATTTAGTATAAAAGAGGAAGATGGTAGTTGGGTATTATCCGAGTGGAGAAGAATGATAAGAGATTTCTCAAACATAGGAAGATACCCAGAAAAGAAAAAGATAATGATTCCAACTGAATCATCGTTGGAAATAATACCGATTAAGAATCACTCTGGTTTGCGCGAGTGGCAACCCAATGTAGTTGCAAAATTGTGCGCATCTATACGGAAATATGGAGCAGCAATCGACGGGTCTGACTTGGGTACGGGGAAAAGTTATTGTGCTGTCGCTGTTGCTCGTGAGATGGGATATAATGTTGGTGTAGTGTGTCCAAAAGCAGTAGTAACGGAATGGAACAGAGTAATATCTAATCACTTTGGTATGACTCCTTTATTTGTAATAAATTATGAGGGATTGCGCACGGGAAAGCATAAGGATATTGCTGTATGGGAACGGTTATCGAAGAAAACGACACGAACAAAATTTAAATGGAAAATAAAGAATCCAGAAAAGACATTAATTATTTTCGACGAGAGTCATAAATTAAAAACATGGAGTACACAGAACGCAGAAATGGGTTACACAGCAAAAGATCAAGGATATAAAATTTTATGTCTATCTGCTACTAATAGCATATCGCCGATAGAGATGAGAACCGTTGGTAAAATAATTGGACTACATAATGGATCAAGTAAGGAATATACGAACTTCTTGACTGAGAGCGATTGTGAGAAGGGAAGATTTGGGTGGCAATTTGGTGGAGATGAGGACGTATTAAAAAAGTTAAACTTTGATATATTCAAAGAAAGAGGAACTAGAATAAAACGAGAAGAAATCCCATCTTTCCCGTCGTGTGATTTATCGGCAGAAGCCTTTGACATAGACGATAAATCTAAGAATGAGATGAATAAGATATTCAGTGAAATGAATTCAGAACTTAAATCACTGGAAAGAACAATTAAATCAAACAAAGAGAAAAATCAGTTAGCGATGGTAATTCAATTGAGGGCTAGGCAAAAATGTGAATTTTTGAAAGTTCCTTTACTTGTTGATATGGCAAAGGATGCTATGGATAATGGGATGAGCGTAGCCATATTTATAAACTTCTCAGATACAATTAGATCGCTGGCAGAAAAGCTAGATACTATCTGTATTGTGTGGGGGGAAGATGTAAAAAATAGACAACAACATATAGATGACTTCCAATCCAATAAGTCAAAAATAATATTAGTTAACATAAAAGCTGGTGGTGCTGGATTATCACTGCATAATTTAAATGGGAATCATCCACGACTTGCTTTGATTTCTCCAACAAACTCAGCGGTAGATTTAAAACAATGTACGGGTAGAGTTTGGCGAACTGGAGCATTGACAAAGGCAGTACAAAAGATTATATTCATTTCTGGAACTGAGGAAGAAGTTATTTGCAATAAAATGAAAACAAAATTACATAATTTAGATCTTATAAATGACGGAGACCTATCAGTTTCTCCGATTTTTAAGTGAGTCAACCATATTTATAATCATGGAATCAATAAAATTAAACAAAAAAGAACTCTTTCACGTAGAAGGAACGAATTGGAAAGTTGGTATTGAATTGACTACCGCAGATTTTGATAGCTTAGATGTGATGTTTATAGAAGCAGCGACAAGAGGAGTAGAATTTTGCTATCACGCAAAACCAAAGGAATTTAAACTAGGCGCATACATTCAGATATCATTAAAAAAGAAAACACCATATACGCGATGGGTTAACTCATACACCACGTTAGTAAACGCTTCTATGTTTAATATGTCAAACAAATTAAAGGAAAACTTTTTGAAATCACAAAAAGTCGATATATCACTAGAAAAAGTAATAGTATAAATTTATGGGATTATCAGGAATAAAAAAGCCTATTAGTGAATTTGAGATAATATCAGTTCAGAAAATAGCGAAGTCAAAGAGTGAGTGTTCTCGTTTATTGGGAGTAAGTATATGCACGTATATAAAGTATGCTAGGTTATATGGGTTGGATATAAAGTTCACTAAACCAGATGGAACGAGGAAATATACTATCAAAAAAGGACCAAGAAATCCATTTAAAACTAGACAACCAATCGATGCTATATTACAGAACAAATATAAGGGACTGAATAAGAATACAGTTAAGAATAGATTATTCTCCGCTGGATTAAAGAAAGAAGAATGTGAACTATGTAAGTATTCCGATAAGAGAGAAATTGATGGAAAGTCTCCGTTGATGCTCAGACAAAAAGATCAAAATCCGGATAACTATAGTTTCGATAACTTAGAAATATTATGTTTCAATTGTTTTTTTACCTATTATGATGGTTGGTATATTTCCGGAGAAAAATCACTCAGAAAATGTAAGAAGGTAAATGGATAATAATAACGAAATGTTTCATAAATTACTATCAGAGGCTCAAACGAATCTGATTAGCAATAATATATTATACTCTAACCTTATATCCGATAGGGAAAAAGTTATAAAATTTTACGTAAAGAGAATAAATAAAGTACAGAAAAGAATAAGATCTATTGGTAATGCCGTAAAAAGAGAAGAATCGAGAATACGGGAATGCAAAAAAATGCTCGGTATGTCGATTGATACAATACAAAAGGGAAAGGTAATTGTAAAGGAATCGATAGAACCTATAGATAAATTTGCTATAAATCCAATTACTGGAGAAGTAATCGAATTATCGTACGATGAAATAAATCAACTGTTAGAAGACAGAAAGAAAAAAACCCCGTAAGTTACGGGGTTTTTATTTTATATTTTTGGTGTTATTTTACCCTTATTCGGATAAGCATTTATCGACCATCTGGCTGGTTTCCCATCTTTTGTCATATCTGACGTAATTCCGGCTCTTGGTTCCGTTATTTTTGCACCACCTTCGTTAACAGAAGATATAGTTTTGTTTAACGGAGTTCCGTCGATATCGCCAGTTATGTGTGGACCACTAGCAGACAACTTTTCTGAGTTATTGCCTGCTTCTATGTTTTCTTCTCCACCATCTGGATTTACGACAACGGCAGTAGATATATCACCTAGACTTTTACATTTTTCCATATTACTATAATAATGTGGGTCTTCCTTTAAATGATCCATCGCAATTTTTTGCGCTATAGTATCATCATCGGTATGTTCATGTTCTTCGTCTGATCCTTTTTGTAATTCTGGTGCATTGAACTCTTCCGGTTTTTCTTCTACTGTATCTTTATTGAGATGTGAGAAGAAATCCTTGAAATTGATATCCGTAGAATCTAAGTCATGTGTTTCTTTCAATTTTACTTTTTTTATTTGTTTTTTCATAATTTTATTTCTTATTATTCATTCCTCGCATAATAGATGATATTGATTCTATCCCGCGACCAGCAACTCTTTCCTTGATGCCAGCTTGTACAATTTCATTTGCTACGCTGTTTACTACTGGAGAATTTCTGTTTCTGTTTTTCATCATTTCATCGATAATGTTACCGACTTGTTTTATCTTTTCTTCTTGTGTTACTTTTAGATCAGGCATAAGCATTTGTAATTTTGAATAATATTTTGGGTTTGTCTTTAAATTGTTTACTACTATCTCCTTGGCTTTTTCTTTACTTGGTCTCATTTGTTTTGCCATCTCGTAACGAAGACCGGAAAAAATTTCATCTTTATCTAAACCATCGACATTTAGATCGACATCGCTAACATTGTCATATGGAGCAGATCCTAATATAGTGTTTCCGTTCATTGGTGAATACCTAGTATTCCTCGTTTCGGATGAGAATTTGCTTGGATCTTGTGAGGTTCCATTAAATGTAGCTGCCCATCCAGATGCGGCGATACTACCACCAGCAGCACCACCGTAACCTCCACCAGCACCATAATCTTCTAATATTCTGGTATGTTGCTTTTTGTTATCTGAATATATTACTCTATCGATATCTATTTCCATACCATCGAAACCGTCATAATCCAATAGATCGTTGCCCTCATCAGATTTTACATATGCTAATGTAATATGTGCTTTATAATCTGGATAATTATTTTTATAAGATAATTCTTTTAGTTCATTATTAATTTGATTTAATACTTCACCAGTTACATCTATCTTTATAACATCAAAATCGTCCGTACTGAATTTGGTCACTTTACCTAATGTAGCTTTTATCTTACCTTCATACTTCTTTAATATTTCTCTGGCAGCATCCTCGTTACCATCTTCTAACCCGTACAGCAAGGTTATATGTGGCCATTCTTCTTTTCCCTTTGAATCATCCCCTTCTTCTTGATATAGAATATCATCCGGTATTTCTTCGATAAATTCATATACCTTCATTAGTACTGGTATACTGTCAGATTTAGTGGTCTCTGTCGGAGGAACTTCCGCCATGACACAATCCTTGAACTCTTCATTTAATAGTTGCTTATAAAAATCTTTGTATTTCATATTAATCAAATAATATTTTCTTGTCTGATATTCTTCCTTCGGTCGGTATTCCAGTTTTTCCTTTTAACATATTCATTACTGTTCTTGGACTCATCCCACCGAAATTTACACCAATTATACCTCGTTGTTTACAGTAATCTTCCAATTCTTTTATTTCTTCTGGATTGTATTCTTGTATATTATTCGGTTGGAATCCTAACGGTTTATCCTCTGTACTTCTTTTGCTGAATAGTTTAGTTGGATCAAACTCACCCGGTTTTGATACGTGGGGTTTAATTTCATTTTTCCCCATCATAGATGCCATGGTAGAGAAGTTAAATGTATTGAACGATAGTTGTTCCATTATCGTTATAAATATGCGACTAGTTACGTATTATGCGAATATTCTCCGGATTGTGATATTTTTATACGCAATTGATAATTCATATATACTTATATATATATGAAAAATGGAGTGTACAACATACAGAATATAATAACAGGAGATTGTTATATAGGTAGTTGTGCGAGTAAATCTGGGTATAAAGCAAGATGGACAAACCATAAGAATGACCTAAGAAAAGGAAAACATCATTCTATCATATTACAGAATGCATGGAACAAGTATAGCGAAGAAAATTTCATATTTTTTATGTTGGAGTACTGTGAACCAGTGATGTGTATCGAACGAGAGCAGTATTATATGGATAATTTGAATCCGAAATATAATGTCGCAGAAGTTGCCGGTAGCAACCTAGGGGTTAAACAATCAGAAGAAACGAAGAAAAAGTTACGAAATAGATCATATGACTGGATGCGTGGAGATAATAATTGGAATAGATTGCCGGAAAATAGAAAATCGTTACGCGATAGAATATTAAGAAATCCAATAAAACAAACAGAGGACGGGTGGAAAAAAATCTCCGAGTTCCACAAAGGAAAAAGTAAGACCGAAGAACATAGAGCTAAAATCTCAATATCAAATAAAGGGAAACAGAAATCACAGGAACAGTTAGAGAAAATGCGAAAATGGCAAGTAGAACATAATACTGGCGATAAATGTCATTTCTCGAAGGATCGATATATATTTTCCGGTGAAAGTAATTCTAAGTTTAGTGGTTATTTTAAATTTAAACACAAACTAACAAATGAAGAATTCATCGGATCAAAGATTGAATTCACTAACAAATTTAATTTGGAACATACGAAGGTATGTGCAATATGCAACGGAAAAAGGAAATCTACTAAGAAATGGGTTTTTATCGAAAAAATATTAAAATAAAATTATGAAAAGAGCAAAAAACAAAAGTAATACGGATATAGTTCGTGGATATTTGGCGGGAGAACGTCCCTTCACTCAAGTAGGATATGAAGGTGTACCAGACGCAAAAAGAAAAGAAGGTGAAATATGGACGGATAGTAAAGGCCGCGAATGGATCAAAACATCTTATGGTATCCGTTCACATAATCCACAGGCAGATTTAATTAAAGAGGAAGCCGATAAGATGTGGATATGTAAAAGAACCGGACAGAATTTAAAGTTTTCACACAATAAATATGACAGAATGACTTTGATGAAAACTGGTATGAGTTTCGATGCTCTCGTCGAATACGAAACTGAGTTAAGAATAAAGGGTCTATACAACGATTATGCCGCTAAGAAGGTTTATAGAAACCAATTGGCTTATCTAGAAGATCTGAAAAAGAAATTAGAGGAGAGTTACAAGTATACCGATGAACATAAGATTATAACTTATGTAAATTCGAATGGTTTGGTAGAAGAATGGGAGAATGATGCCCGTCAAGAATTGATGGAAAATATAGTAAAAGATTTAGAGCAATGTAATAAATCGATAGAAGAAACAAAAGCAGAGATAGAAAAGTTAAGCCATATTGATATATGAGCGAAGATAAGAATATCAGCGTAAAAGACGCTATACGGATAGAGTATAAAAAATGCGCGACGGATATTATATACTTCCTAAAAAAGTATGTCTATATACAAAACCCAGTAAAAGGTAGGGTTAAGTTCGAATTATATCCATTCCAAGAAGAAACCCTACGTCAATTTCAGAGCAATGACAAGAACATAGTACTAAAATCTAGGCAGATGGGAATATCCACTCTGTGTTCATGTTATATATTATGGATAATGATATTCAACTCAGATAAAAATTGCTTAATTATATCAAAAACACAAGATGCTGCTAAGGAACTGGTGACGAAGATTAGATTCGGTAATGATCACCTACCTAGTTGGTTAAAAGTTCCTGCCACAGAAGATAATAGATTATCATTAAGACTCAAGAACGGATCACAAGTTAAATCCGTATCTAGTTCTAAGGACTCTGCCCGTGGTGCTGCATGTTCTGTTCTCATAATGGACGAAACCGCTTTCTTGGATGATGGTGAAGCTATATGGTTGGCAGCACAACCAACATTGTCTACTGGTGGTAAGGTAGTAATGTTGTCTACACCAAATGGTCTTGGTAACTTCTTTCATAAAATGTGGATAGAAGCAGAATCAAGCAAGAATGGATTCAATCCTATTAGCTTAAAATGGGATCTACATCCAGATAGAGATCAACGGTGGAGAGATAAACAAACAGCGGAACAAGGTGTTAGACAATCTGCACAAGAATGTGATTGCGACTTTGCTTCATCTGGTAATACCGTAATAAATGACAATATAATAAAGCTATATGATACGATGGTTAAGCTCCCATTAGAGAAACAGGGACCAAGCGGAAATCTACATATATGGAAGTATCCGGTAGATGGTAAAAAGTATATGGTTTCTGCTGACGTTGGTAGAGGAGACTCCGAAGATTATTCTGCTTGTCATGTATTGGAACTTGAAACCATGGAACAAGTTGCTGAATTTGAACATAAATTATCAACAAAGGAATATGGTAATTTTTTGGTGGGCTTGGCTACACAATATAATGATGCTTTACTTGTCATAGAAAATAACAATATTGGGTGGGCGACTATTCAACAAGTAATAGATAGAAACTATAGGAATCTGTTTTATATGACTAACGACATGAAATATGTCGATGTTGAAGAGCAGATGACCAATAAGTTATATTCAGAGGATAAGAAGATGACACCAGGATTTTTGACTAGCTCAAAAACGAGACCATTGATAATTTCTAAGATGGAATTATATATGCAACAAAAAGAAGTCATAATAAATTCCCAGAGATTGATGAATCAATTCAGAACGTTCATATGGAATAACGGAAAAGCCGAAGCTGCTCGTGGCTATAACGACGATCTTGTGATGTCATTTGCAATAAGTATGTGGGTAAGAGATACAGCATTGAGATTACAAAGTCAAGGGATAGAACTAAATAAGATCATGTTAGATAAAATAGGAAATTCTTCTAGTAGAGGATATACAACATCAGGCACAAGTGGTGTTGGTGGAATATATAGAGCCAACGGAACTAACTCAAATCCGTGGGAGATAAAACTTGGTGGGGTATCTGAGGATTTACGGTGGTTAATTAGGTAATAACTATCGTATTATAATAACATTTTACCCAAACGAATAGATACTTATTCATATATATGATAAACGAACAAGATAAGTTGGAACATAAAGATGGCGTTTTTGCTAAATTAAAAAGATTGTTTAGTGATGAAGTAGTCATAAGAAATGTTGGTGGTAAGAAAATAAAAGTAGCAGATACTGAACACAATCAATTCTCTACCGACAGAAATTCTCTGCGTGATAGGTTTAATAGGCTCCGATCAAGTACATATAACTTACATAACCGAGATATGGCTATGTCATACCAATCGGCGAGATTGGAGCTATTTCGCGATTATGATGTCATGGATATGGACCCTATATTGGCATCTGCTCTAGATATTTATGCCGATGAATGTTTGACTGCAAATGAACACGGTAAAGTACTGACCATATCATCGGACGATGAAAATATAAAGCAGATATTAGAAAACTTGTTTTATGATATTCTCAACGTAGAATTTAACTTATGGAGTTGGATAAGAAATTTATGTAAATATGGAGATATGTATTTACTCATGGATATTTCTCCTGAGTATGGCGTGTATAATGTCCACCCACTATCGTCATATGAAGTTACCCGCATCGAAGGAATCGACCCAGAAAACAAAGCATATGTAAAATTTCAACATGATGGTGCTAGGGGTGGACAAGAATACGATAACTTCGAAGTCGCACATTTTAGATTACTAAGCGATTCTAACTTCTTACCATATGGAAAGTCCATGTTGGAATCTGCTAGAAGAATCTGGAAACAATTATCGCTAATGGAAGACGCGATGTTAATACATCGTATAATGAGAGCACCAGAGAAGAGAATATTTAAGATAGACATAGGAAATATACCACCAAATGAAGTAGATGGTTATATGGAAAAGTTGATATCCAGAATGAAAAAAATTCCATATATTGACGAAAAAACTGGGGATTACAATTTAAGATTCAATTTACAAAACATGGTAGAAGACTTCTATCTACCAGTTCGTGGATCAGATAGTGGTACTAGTATCGATTCACTAAGCGGGATGGAGTTTACTGGCACGGAGGACATAGAATATCTGAGAAATAAGCTAATGTCTGCCTTGAAAATTCCAAAGGCGTTTTTGGGTTATGACGAAACAATGTCAGGAAAATCAACACTTTCTATGGAAGACGTTCGTTTTTCTAAGACTATCAATAGACTACAGAAAATCATATGTAGTGAATTGAATAAGATAGCTATTCTCCATTTATATGTTCAGGGATATAGAGATGCATCATTATTGAATTTTAAATTGGAATTAACCAATTCGTCAGCGGTTCTTGAGCAAGAGAAGATAGCTTTCTGGCAAGATAAAATAAACTTGGCCAAGGATATGAAGGAAAGCAAATTATTTGATTCCGATTATATATACAAGGAAATATTTAAACTAAGTGCTGGTAAGATTCAGGAGATAAAGAAGGGTGTAATCTCAGATCAAAAAACATTCTGGAGATATGACCAGATAGAAAATGAAGGTAACGATCCAACATTTTCAAAACAATCAGTAGATTCTAATGGGTCAACTAAGGATGTTCCACAAGAAGATGCCGGAAATTCACCCTTGGAGTCTGGTGGAGAAGAGCCACCACTAAAAGAAGCGGTGCGGAAAAAAACCAAAGATAGAATATTGCCAGACCAGTCCGGTATTAAAGATGCATCTGATTACCCGTTTGGAGAAAATCCATTAGGAAAGAAAGAAGATGAAGGTAGTAGAACAGATCCATTGAGACATACAACTAGAGGAGGGACATTCTCTATGCGCGAGAATGAGCTATCCGAGATATTAAATAAGGTAACTAACCGAGAAAAAAAGAAAAATTCTAACAACAGCAATATATTATTAGAAGACATTACCACCCCAATAACAAGAAAAACTCCATCGATCATGGATGAAACACAAATTCTTACAGAAGAATAAATAAAAAACTTACTTTTTATAAACATTTACATATTTATTAATTATGATTCAAACCAAGAAGTTAAAACATTCTAAATTTAAAAATACAGGCATTTTGTTTGAGCTTCTAGTCAAGCAAGTGACCGCAGACATCCTTTCCGGCAAGGAAACATCAAATGCTGTCGGTATTCTACAGAAATATTTCGGTGAGGGAACTGAACTCGGGAAGGAACACAAGATATACAAGTTCATAAATGAGGAGAAGATAAAGAATGATACTAATGCTGAAAAAGCCATTGAAGTATGCATACGAGCAAAGAAAAAACTGAACGAAAATAAATTAAACAAGGAAAAGTTTGAATTGATCAAGGAAATAAAGGGTAATTGGGATATCGATAGTTTTCTCAAGGGTAGTATAACTAACTACAAGTTAATGGCTTCTATATATAAAACATTAGAAGAATCTATCAAAGTTGATTTTGATATAGACCCAAAAGAATCGTATCAGTCTAGACAATTTATATTGGAACATCTCACGACCACAAAGAAAAAAGTATTAGAATCAACGGACAAGGATGATCTAATAAAACTATATCAAGAACAATCGGAAGATATGAGACTGTTATCTTATAAGTTAATGGTTGATAACTTTAATACTAAGTACTCCACACTAAATGACCCACAGAAGTCATTAATAAAAGAATATATTTATAATGTGAGCAATACGAATTCGCTCCGTAAATTCATAAACGATGAAGTTCCTAAAGTAAGAGTTAAATTAAATGAATTATCTGGTAATATAAATAACCAGATATTGAAGATAAAAATAAAAGAGGCAGCAAACCAATTATCTAAAATATGTGAAGGTGCTGTCGTCAAGGATAATCACGTTTCTTCTTTATTGGTTGCATATGAATTGATAAAAGAAATGGAGTCGTTGAATGGAAAATAAGAAATTAATTTGTATTGAGGGCGGGAAAGAATCCACTAAGGGTTACTCATTCGTTAAGTCTATAGGTTACGATATATTAGTCAGAAGTCCTGATAATAAGTTGGAACTTTGGAAGCCATTGGGTGGAAACTCGAATGTACGCCATTTGAATCATGACGGAAAAAAGTATGAGTTCTCATCAGCCGACAAGAACAAGATAAAACAGATACTCACGGAATTGAGTGCAACTGGTGGGGTAGCTGGTTATGCTACACCATACGCATTTTCTAAGGGTGGAGAAGGAAATAAAAAAGCTGCCGAAATGGTTGGTTACAAGTTAGTTAAAGAAGAACCAGAGAAAGAAGTCATTGGTGAAGGTAAGTACTCAAACTACAAGAAGCACCCAATGAAGAATGAAGCTAAAATATCATTATCGTTACGTGAAGTAAATAAGTTGTTACGTGAGATAGAAAACCTAGTAAATTTCAATAGCAGATTAAAAACAGAAACCAAGGTTGATGGTACTTACTGGAGCAGAAGCGCAAAGGATGTAGCTCAGATCAGGGAAAGAACAAAAAATATTGTTCGTGGTATTCGCGGCATAGTAAAGGGTAAATTGAATGAAATTTCACAACCAATGTCGGAGCCTGTAGTCGGTACTGATTCACAACCAGTGTTACCTACGACCCACGCGAATTCTCCGGAGAAATTATACACCATTTCCATAGACTTTCTAAATTTTCAGAACGATATAAGCGGAACAGTAATCAAGCACACAAACACAATTAAGAAAAAGGTATTAAATAGAGAAGTTACTGTGAGAGCATCCAAGGGATACGGTCAAGTAGAAAAGGATTATACTATACTAGTAAAAAATGTATCTATTGTATTATATAAGGAAGAGTATAACCTAATATTTAAAGATCAGAATAAGAAAGAATATTATATCAATACAGCATTCAAATTAAAAGTAAAATCTCCGATAGAAGCCACACAATCAGTTACACAAGAACAACCAATTTTAAAGAAATAATATGAGCAAACAATTACTAATAGACTGCATCCCGTTCGAGATATCACCAACATTATTAAACGAGATAAAAGTTGCTGGTCCGAATTCTTTACTTATAGTAAAGGGTGTTTTACAGCGTGCCGATTCCGAGAATCAAAACGGAAGAACTTACGCAAAAAAGATACTTGAGCGAGAGATAGAAAACTACAAGAAGAATTTCGTTAATGAGCGCAGAGCAGTGGGGGAATTAGATCACCCTGAAAAGAGTATAATAGAACTGAAGAACGTCAGTCATAACATAACGGAAATTCACTGGGAAGGTGATGACGTTGTTGGTACCGTTGAAATATTGACTACTCCTGCTGGTAATATCCTTCGCGAATTAATTAAAAACGGGATAAAAATTGGTATTTCTAGTAGAGCACTTGGATCAGTAACAGAAGGTCGTAACGGTACGAAAGTTGTCGGTGATGACTTGTCATTAATTTGCTGGGACTTTGTTAGTAATCCAAGCACCAGTGGGGCATGGATGAATCCAACAAACTTGAATGAGGGAATTGATAATAGCATCACACCAAAGAATTCAAAACTAGAAGAATTGGTTAGGGACTTGATCATCGAAATCGGAAGCAAATAATTTAAAAATATGAAAACAACAAAAAAATTTAACATCGGAAGTATTCTAAAAGAAATTTCCAGCCACGCAACTATCGGTAGATTAGATGAAGCTGGAAATTTTCCAGAAAAGAAAAAACCAGCAGCCACACCGGAAGAAGATGATAATCAAGCGGAGGTTCCGGTTGGTGGAGATACACCACCAGCCGCTGCTCCTGTCGATAAACAAACAGCACCGGCACCAGAACAACCAAATTCTGAGCCACCAGCCCAAGAACAAGATGCGCCAGCTGCTCCAGTAGATAATGCTCCAGCGGAACCAGCACAAGAAGATCCAAATATGGCAAAGTCGGAAACCGACCAAGCGGAACAAGAAATAGATCAACCATCGTTCGTAAAGTTAAATAGTGATACCGGAGTTAAGTTTTTGCTTGGTACCATTCTTGAGCCAGCTGTAGAGACAAATACAATAGATTCTATTGCACAAGACTTCATCGATAAACTAAAGATAAATACAAACGAGGACTTCCAGAAGTTTAGGGATGAAACTATTCAATTTAGACCAGTAAGTGGATTCAATCAATTGTTATCCAGCATGGAAAATTTCATTGGATGAACGAAGAACTTATAAGTTATTCTATATCTGTTTTAAGAGAGGATTTATCGAAAATAACATCCTCTCTTCCAGATAAACCAGCTGACCTATTCAGGAAGTTGGTTATAGCGTTTCCTAAATTGATTAAGAGTATAGGAGCAGTAAAAGCATTTATTTTAAAAGACACAGTAATACAAATAAAATGTAAAAATTTTACCGTTTTTATTTGTAGATCGAAGACTGATTATACGAAAGTCGATATAATAATAAGAAAAGGTGGGACTAATTTAGTAAAGAAAGAGAATGTATTTTTTGAGGATTTGGAACGAGTCATCATGTCAGCAAATAAATCAACATTAACCGAATATGAGGTTGGGGATTTGGATAAAAATAAGTCCAAGATAGATAAAAATCAAGGCAAACAGAAGATTGGAACCAATAGTTCCAATGTGAAGAATGTGGCAACATCGCTATCCTCAGCGATGTCCGCTGTTGATGGTTATCCATCAACGGAAAAAGAAATAATATCAAATACTAATGATAGGTTTGAGGACTTAGATAAAGTAATAAATACATCACAGTTCAGGAGTTCTGTCGGAGATGACAAAACATACCAGAAAATAAAAAAGAATTACGCAACAATTAAACAGAATAAAATATAATTTTTATATTTATTCATATATACTTATAAACATGAAATTAAAAAAACTCTTAGCAGAAATGGGAGCACCCGATTCATTCGGTGCACCAAAACAAGAAAAGACTATCGGTAAAGAGCTTAAATTGGCACTTGAAACCATCGGTGGATACAACGGTCATGGTAAGTCATTAAAACGAGAAATTGGGTTACCAGAACTATCAAAAAAATTAAGAGAAACCGTTGATTTGGCATCAAAAATTGCACTAGAGAATCTGAATGAAGATGAATGGTTCGAAAGAAAAACTGTTGAACGCAATATGACAGAAGCGAAGAAGCATGTATCCGAATTTGAAAAAATAGCTTCCGAGGCACATAAATGCGAAATGCAACTAGAAGCATTGTTCGATGAAATCGGACATAAGTTAGGAAGATATTATGAGATAAAAGATTTAGATGTAGAAACTACACCAATAATAAAATAATATAGTCATGGACGCATCTGATAATAATACATTAGCTGGGTTGATAACTGCTGGCTCGACAATACTTACTGGCATAGTTTCTCTGATTGGTGCCATACTATACAACAATAGAAAGCAGAAAATTAGCAACCAAAATGACTTTACTCTACTTGCTGACGCAAATAACAAATTTAGGGATGAGGTTAGAGGTGATCTGAAGATCGCTCGTGACCGTATAGACAATTTGGAGAAGGATTTGGATATAGCAAAAAAGACCATAGTTAAAATGGATGCTGAACTGGAAGAAGCGAAGGCTACTATTGTTAAACTTGAGTTTGAATTGACCGAAAAGAATATTCTGATTCACGCACTTACGAGAAACACATCGAAAAATATTTAAAAATATTTTATCTTTTTGTTAATTGTATATATACTTATATAGAAATGCGACAACCTTTATTTGTGGCAATAAAAAATAATTTTTATTACTGATATTAATATCGGTACCACGTAATAAAGGAAACACATGTCAAAAATACTAAAAGATGCAATGATTGATGCGAAGGCTGTTAGAGCCACCGCATTAGCAAACGCTCGCGCAGCATTAGAAGAAGCTTTTTCTCCTAAGCTAGAAGCGATGTTTAGCCAAAAACTAAAAGAGATGGATCAAGAGGGTCAACAAGAACCAGAATCGATTGATTCTATTGATGCTCTTCAACCAGAAGACCAAAACATCGGCGGGGAAGAAATTCCAACCGATTTTAACAATGCTCAGGACTCCGCCGGGATTAATCCGGTTGCCGATATTACTTCCGGTAACGAAATTGATCAGGCTACACAAGCACTAGCAGAATCAGACGATTCATTCGCTCTCGACTCATCGAAGTCAGGAGAAAAAACAACCGATTCTGTAGGTGTTAATGGACAAACCAAACAAGCACTAAAGAAGGATGACAAGAACGTAACTGCCAATTTCTCGGGTAGCGCACAAAAAGTTCCAGCAAAGTCTGCGTCCGGAGAAAAAACAACCGATTCTGTAGGTGTTAATGGACAAACCAAACAAGCACTAAAGAAGGATGACAAGAACGTAACTGCTCCACTAAAAGAAAATGAATGTGAAGATGGGGAGTCAGAAAAAACTGAATTAGAAGAGATCCTGTCCGAATTAGAAGATGGTTCTAAAGAAGATGAAGATGGTAAAGACCTAGACGAATCCGAGAATCCTTTCGCCAAGAAAGAAGACGGCGATGAAGAGATCGACCTAGATGAAGTACTATCCTCACTAAAAGAAGAATCCGAAGAAGAGGAAAAGGAAGAAGAGTCCGATGAAGAAAAAGACGAATTGAAGGAACAAAATGCTTCACTCGTTAAAGAAAACACCGACTATAAACGCGCACTTTCATACTTGAAAACCAAGTTGAACGAAATCAATTTGCTTAATGCCAAACTACTTTACACAAACAAGTTGTTTAAGGCCGCTGATTTGAGCAACAACCAGAAGGTAAAGATCGTAGAAAATATGGACCTAGCGAAGACTGTTCGTGAAGTTAAATATGCCTACGCAATAATCGCTGAATCGATTAATTTCGGTGGAAAGCAACCAATAAAAGAATCCGCTGCTCCTAAAAAAGTAGTAGTTCAAAATAAAGTGGTTAGCACTATCACTGAAGGTTTAGCATCAAGAACCGTAGCTTCCACTAAGCCATCAAAAGAATTGCTTACAGAAGGTGCTGTAATGTCCAATAGATTCCAGAAACTAGCTGGTATCAAAACAAGAAAAGCTTAATATATTGTATATATAAAGTAGAGTAGATGAGAAAATTCAAAACACAAAAATTATGTCAAATGTAAAATCACTATTAACAGACACATTCAATCCACAAGCTCGTCTTATGGCTGAAACTCGCGGTCTTCGTCAGAAATGGGAAAAAACTGGTCTTCTAGAAGGAATCACCAGCGAAACCGAACAAGGACACATGTCCATCCTTCTTGAAAATCAGGCTAAACAGCTGATTGAAGAAGCTACCCGTACCGGAACTTCCGCTAACTCAGAACAATGGGCTGGCGTTGCTCTCCCACTAGTTCGTCGTGTATTCGCCGAAATCGCTGCTAAGGAATTCGTTTCCGTTCAGCCAATGAATCTACCATCTGGTCTTATTTTCTATTTGGACTTCAAATACGGATCTAATATAGCTGGTAAGCCATCATTCCAAGACAATTCACTATTCGGTGGAACTAAAGCCAAGAACGGTTCAACCGATTCTGCTGTTAACGGTCTATATGGTCAAGGTCGTTTTGGTTATACCATCAATGATCAATCAACAACCGTCGCTCAGACAACCGCAAGCGTAGCCTTCTTCGATGTAAATTTCGTTGATGCTCTATCAGCTTCTGTTTCTGTAGACGGTCTACGTAAGGTCACTGTTGACTTATCATCAACCTCATTCGATTCACTAGCTGTTCGTGGCTTCACCGTATCTGGTTCTGGTATTCAAGACTTCTACCCAGCCTTCACAAAGGCCAATGGTAATCTCGTTACCTTCATCACCTCCGGTTCAACACAAACAGGAAACGTTCTCGTTGGTTACACCGTTCAGCCATCCGATCAAACTCGTGGCGACTTCGAAGATCGCGGTACCGCTGTCTCCGACTCAACCACTGGTCTATCTGCTGATATCGGTATCCCAGAAGTTAACTTGGATCTGAAATCAGAACCAATCGTCGCTAAGACCCGTAAGTTGAAGGCTGTTTGGACACCAGAATTGGCTCAGGACTTGAACGCTTACCACTCAATCGATGCAGAAGCCGAGCTAACCGCTCTTCTATCTGAATACGTTTCGATGGAAATCGATCTAGAAATCCTAGACATGTTAGTTACCGCTGCACCAACAGTAACCACTGAATATTGGTCAGCTGCTATCGGAAGAGAATATAACCCAACAACTGGTCAATTCGCCGATACCGCTTCAAATCGTACAGCATATGTAAAGAGCACATGGTTCCAGACTCTTGGTAACAAGATTCAGAAGGTTTCCAACAAGATTCACCAGTTGACTCTTCGTGGTGGTGCTAACTTCCTAGTATGTTCACCAGATGTCGCTACAATCATCGAATCAATACCAGGATTCACCACCAACACTGATGGTGACCAGGCTAAATTCGCAATGGGTGTTGCTAAAGTTGGTGCCCTAGCAAATCGTTGGACCGTATACAAGAACCCATACATGACCGATAACGTTATGTTGGTAGGTTTCCGTGGAAATAACTTCCTCGAAACCGGCGCAGTTTACGCCCCATATATTCCTCTGATCCAGACTCCATTGGTCTATGATCCAGTGAACTTTACACCACGCCGTGGCGTAATGACTCGCTATGCCAAGAAGATGGTAAGGCCAGAGTTTTACGGAAAAATAATAATTGGAGATTTGAATCAAGTTTAATTGATTTAAACATTAACCTACAACCCCATCTCGTTTTTGAGATGGGGTTTTTTATTTCCTGAAATGGCTAGGAGCGTGTCCAGTTAATTTCTTACAATGGTATGAAATCGTTTGTGGTGATACATTAAACTCAATGGCGATGTATAACAAAGATATTGACTTATCTTTTATTTTTTCCATGAATAAAATATCATCTTTTATCCGTGTTTTATTTGTTGCCATCTTCCGTTTAGTTTCATCCGAATGTTTTTTCCCCATGAATCGACCACTTTTAATATTTTTTCCATAAAATGGGTTATTTTCTCCGGAAACTGCTATAGTTCTCTGGTTTCTTCGTTTAGTATATTCTATTTTACCTTTATTCTTTCCATATTTTTCGACAAACCAGCCTAATGTGTATCTCCCGATTGATTTTTCCCTCATAATTTTTATAGCTGTGTCGGTATGATTTTTTTCATACATTCCGTTATTTTTCCCAACTCTTCTAGACTTACTCACGAACCGTTCTTTGTCCATGTCAGACAAATTTGAGTAGTTGTCTCCACCGGAAGCGGATGTCCCGATATTATATCCATTTTCCCTAAATGGTGTTAACGTATCCAAATAAGATTGTTCACGTATTAATAGATCATTTTTATTGCATAATTCGATTATAGAAAAAATAAAATTGTCTTTCCCGTCTAAATTGTAAGCATTTTGTAAATGTTTGTTGACGTGTATGTTATTAGCAAGATCATTGAAATGTTCATATTTTCGTCTATCCATATCGCTCGATGATCCAATGTAAATTTTCCCATTCTTAATGTTTGTTATTTTATATATTCCAGTGTTCATATACTATAAGTGTTACGATCTTACCGAAGAACTCTAAATATTTTGAGATCGATCAAAAATAACTTCCCAATTATAAAAAAGAAAAAACAGAATCTCATATATACTTATATATATAAAATATGGAAACCATACCAATTACAAGACAAGCAGTACAGCAACTAAAAGACCAGTATCCAGAAACAGCAAATGTTCCTGTTACTAAGAAGAACACATTACCAACAATAACGGTAAAGCTTCCTAGTCGTGGATATTTTTATCCATCATCATCCCCGTTGTCATCCGGCACAATAGAAATACATCAAGCTACAGCAAAACACGAGGATATTCTACAGAATCAACAGTTCTTAAAGAAGGGAATTGTATTGGATGAATTTTTGAAAGCCATGATAGTTACTGCTGGTGTATCTCTTGATGACCTATTGATTGGTGACAAGAATGCTATCTTTATAGCCACTAGAATATCCGCCTACGGTGAAGACTACTCCGTGAAAGTAAAATGTCCAGAATGTGGCGAGGAGAGCAAAGTAACCGTAGATCTATCGAAGGTAGCTAATAAGGAATATGATTTTAGTGCGTTGAGTAAGGGAGAAAATAAATTCTCTTTCCAATTACCAGTATCCAAGAAAAATATCACTTGGAAACTCTTAACTCACAAGGATGAATCATTGATTGAGAGTGAAATAAAGTCACTAGCTAAGTTTAATAATGGTGCATCTGCTCCGGAAATTACAACTAGATTAAAGTTCCTAATTGTTTCTATTGACGGTGAAACCGATAAAGGTAAGATTAAGAAATTTATCGATGAGTCACTACCAGCAAGGGATAGTCTTGCTTTACGTAAAGAAGTAAAGGACAAGACACCTGACTTGGATATGACCTTTGATTTTGATTGTTCGAAGTGTGGACACGCAGCTAAGATAGCTATTCCTATGAATCCAGAATTTTTCTGGCCTTCGAATAGTTAATAATATGTTTCCATATGACGCAATAAAAAATCAACTAATAAGTTTAGTTGAGGTAAATTCCGGTATGCGAGATAGTAAGGGATTTAAAAAAACACTAGATCAAATTTATTCCGATTGTGTTGATTTAATTAAGAAATTTCCTAACTTCTCACAACTGGAAGATATTAATAAAAAATACTTGACTACACAATCTAGTATTTTTTATTATCCAATAGGTTCAGATTCTCATATGGATATCACATCATCTGATATTGTGTTGGAATTTTTTCCTGCTGAAAATCCTATAGGAGAACCGGAGAAAATAATATTTCCAATAGCTGGCGCAGATATAAATTCTTCTCCGTATAGAATTATAATCGGGTTAAATAAAGAAGCAACAAAAAGAGAATTACTAGAAAAGTTGGATATATTAAAAATTACATTGTCACATGAATTAGTTCATATATTTAAAACGATGTATGGGGAATATCAAAGGACCGGAAAAGAATACTTAGATGCAAAAAACAAAATAAATAAAGAGAAATATATAACCAATTCTGGTGAAATTGATGCTTTTATATCACAGTTGATCTCCGAATTAGAAGCAATACATAAAAAAGACAAAAACATAACTCTGGTTGATGCGCTGAATGGGTCTTTGATTTATAAAAAGTTTTTCGATGAGGTTGACAAAGTTTACGGGAAACATGTATCAGATGACAAATTCAAAGACGGAACTGATAAAAAATTGAGAAAAATAAAAAAGCATATGTTATCGAAGGTTGTCAATTTTTGGAAAACAGAAATTGGTGGAAAAATAAAATAATATGGAATATGAGGTAATAAGTCTAGCCTCAGAAGGATGGTTCTATAATAAGGACCATCCTTTTTCGTCGGGTAAAGCAAAGATAAAGCCATTCTGCTTTAATATTGAGAAGATTCTTTGTAATCAAAATTTAAAGAAAAGAGGGGAAATTGATAAAGAATTTATTAAGAATATTGTGGTGGAAGACGTTGAATTTGATAGTATCCTTAACTGTGATTATGAGACTATTATACTAAATTCTAGAATCCTAAATTATGGAAAAACGGGCAAATATAAGATAAGTTGCCCACATTGTGATGTAGAATCTCAACAAGACATTTCATTTCTTTTTCGTGGAAAACCAACACCAAATCCAGTAAAATATGGAGAAAATGGTGTGAAAGTTGGATTATCTGATGGTGAACACCTCGTTCTAAAATTACCGACAGTTAACGAATATCGCAAATTTTCAGAAATGAACTGGTTGGATTATTTACAGAATATTACCGTGTCATATTCTGGTGGGGATCATGTTTCCTTTATTGAAAATGGACTAAGCGTAAAGGATAGTAGACACTTGCGGTCACTTTACAAGGATGATTTTCCAGGTTTTATAACCTCGGTAGAACTTACTTGTCCTAGTTGTGGGGAGGCATTTAAAACTGGTGTCGAGCCAAATATCGACATTTTTGGGTTTTCTCCTGAGTATCGAAAGAGTGTTCAAGAGGAAATGTTTGACCTCTGTTATCATTCAGAAGGAACATTTCAGATGGACTTTGTTCAAGATATGTCTGTTTCGGACAGATCGTTTTACATAAATAGATTGGTGGAAACCATAAACAAGAAGAATGAAGCAGAACAGAAGGCAGCGAATGCTGCTAAGAGTGGTGGAGGAAGTAGGACGGTTTCTCCACCACCGAGAGTTAAGTAATTACTTGCTTGATTTATCCGTTCCTAGAAATCCACGAAAGAACGATTGCAATGCTCCAAGTAAGAGTCCAGCGGTGATGATAACGAGTAGGAGTGCAAGAATAGCAACCACGAAGAAAGCGATCATGGAAAAAATCGTAACTATTGGTATGAATACTTCTGGTATCGTTGTGTTATTTCTGATCATGTCGGCAGCTTTACGATATGAAGGAATAAGAAAAACCGCAAAACAGAATAGGAAGAATGGCGCTAATACAATAAATATAATTAACGTGTGTGGTAATTCGGTATTTTCTACGAGGAATCCACCGATAGCAAATAAAACGAACATTATTGGGAATATTAGGAGGTGCATGATTTTCTTACTTTGATTACTTTTCGATGAATGTCAAGAAGTTTCTCATATTTTCGATTATTTTTATATTTATAGATAATGGCAACAGACGACACAGACCTATCGAAAGACCAATTAGACTTGGCTAAACAACTTGTTTTAGAAGCAAATAAGTCAAAAAAGTATAGAGATGATGAATTGGATGGTTTGAAAAAAATAAACGATCTCAATAAACGCATATTGGAAAGTAGAAAAAATCAAAATAGGGCAGAAGAGTTAAGGACAGCACTATCAAAAAAGAATCCAGCGGAACTACAAAAAGAAATAACAGCGCAGAAGAAGTTGATGGATATTGCGCAACAAGCTGTTGTTTCTAGGCAATCGGAAATACATATAGAAACAGGGAAAATAAAAAGTATAGAGAATGAACTTTTAACCAGTAAACATATACAAGACATACGTAAAAAAGATCTAGAATTTCAGCTACGATTGGCTAAAAATAGACTCATAGCGAATAAGGATGATTTATCTTACTTAACAAAAACGCAGCGTCAATTATTGATTTCGCAGAAAGAGAAGAAAAAAGATCTTTCTGATATAAGAGAAATCCAGTCGGAATTAAATGGATTGCTATTAGAAAATACCAAGGAACTAGAAGAGCAATTAAAGAAGGAAGAAAAAATATATGAGATATCGAAGGGATTTAAGCAAGTAATAGATAATATCACATCTCCAATATCTCTATTAATAGGATTCGTAACATTAGGATGGAAAAGATTTGTTGAATTAGATTCGGCAGCAAAAGACTTTAGAAATACAACGAAATTAACTAAAGACCAGACGGAGGAGTTAACGAATCAAGTAGAATCAATGAGTCTAGAGTATGGTAAATTTGGTATTGGAGTAAAAGAAGGATATGATGCTGCTGCTGCATTGACATCTCAATTCGGCATCATGAATAAAGCAGTTATGGAAAACAAGAATTCTGTAGCATTACTTACTGCTAATCTAGGAGTTACAAATGAAAATGCCGCAGGATTTGTTCGTTATATGGATCAAGTTGGTGGGATGACGAAAGAACAGATTGCGAATACTGCTGGATTTGCTAAGAATTTATCTAAGGCATCGGGAGTCCCGTTGGATAGAATTATGGAGGATGTTGCTCATGCATCCGAACAAGCTCGCACCATGACTGGTGGAAGTGTCATAAATCTAATCAAAGCATCCGCACAAGCGAGAAAATTTGGTGTTGATTTGAATAAAGTCGCCGCTGCCGCTAGAGGTATGCTGGACTTTAATGAAAGTATAAATTCTGAATTGGAAGCGTCTGTTTTACTTGGTAAAAACCTTAGCTTCATGGATGCTCGTCGATATGCGTTCGCGGGACAATTAGAAAAAGCACAAGAAGCTACATTAAATCAGGTAGAAAAAATGGGCGATTTTAATGCTTTAAATGTTCTCCAACAGGAGGCATTAGCAAAAGCATCTGGGTATTCCGTCTCTGATTTACAGAAGATGATAAAGATGAAAAAAGATTTCAATTTGTTAACGGGGAAAGAAAAAGATGATTATAACGCATTGATGAAGATGAAGGAAGTGGACATAAAGAATAACAATTCTGCTCGCGATGAACTTAAAAAGATGCAGATGCAGTCAACGATGGATACATTGAATAATTCATTATCGACACTGAAGAATTCTCTTGCTCAATTATTGATACCAATTCTGAAATTATTAACACCAATTGTTGAAGGATTCTCGATAGTTGTTGGTAGTGTGGGAAAGTTGGTCGCAATATTCCCATCATGGGTACAAGGTCTTGCTGGTGCGGTTACTCTTGCTGCTCTATTAGGAGCAAGTTTCTTCGGTATAAGTGCATCTATATCAAAAATAATATCAATGAGTGGAAAGCTTGCTGGTGCGTTAAGTAGGGGTGTTGTTGGTGAAAATGGTCCGCAACAAACCGGTATGATGGGAAAACTTAAAGGTTGGGTGAGTGGAAAATTTGGAAAGACGACAGGAGACATAAGCAAAGCTGCCGATGGTGCGAAACCAAAATCGGGTGAGGCTTTTAAGGATTTCATGACAAACTTCTCACTTGGTGTGCAACAAATGGACATAACGAAAACTTTCAAGGGTATCGCTGGTATGATTGCATTGGCTGTTCCGGTATATACTCTTGGACTTGCTCTAAAATCTTGGGAAGGAATATCGTGGAAAACAATAGGTGTTGCTGCTGTTTCGCTAGTTGCTTTGGCTGGTGCTGCATTTGCATTGGGGGCATTAGTGTCTGGTCCACAAGCCGCTGTATTTGGTGCTGGTTTATTGGCTCTTGTTGGTCTAGGATTGGCTTTGCTTCCGTTGGGTATCGCCGCGAAAAGTGCAGGAGAAGGCATGAACCTTATTGGTGACGGGTTGGGAAAAATAGTACCACAATTATCGACGTTGATTGGTATGAGTGTTGGGTTATCGACAGTAACCAAATCAATAATCGAACTGGGTAACGCTTTTAATAGCTTCGGAGTAGGATCTTCTGATGGTCTTGGTAAATTACTAGATACTAGAGTTTCTCAATTGCAAAAATTAGTCGATGTCGGTCCACAATTACAAGTTACTGCTAACGCAATAAAAACAATTAGTAATCCATCAGCAGATAATTCATCGACATCAACGAGTTCTGCCACATCAAACGAAGCGGTAGTCAAGAAACTGGACGAATTAATCGGATTATTAAAATCTGGTGCAATTGCTGTAAACTTGGATGGAAGAAGAGTATCTTCTGGTCTTGCTGCTGCTGTAAGTTAATTCATATTGATTTCTGCCGAATTTATAAATAAGTTACATATTTATAGAGATGACATCGTTAAATCCCACACCTGTTGGTAGCTCAAGTAGACTGACATCATTATTGTCTACATCATCGGATTATTATGTTTTTAAGAACAAAACCGACAGCACAAAAACCATACAGCAATTATCGAGTGGGCCATTGTTAAGTCACGCATTGAGTGGTGGTAACAACAAATCTATAGAGACTAATTTTAATGGAAACGCATCTGCGATTTATAAGAAGATATCACCATATACCCATAACGGTACTGGTTTACTTGGGTTCGGCCCAGATCAACCATATGTTTCCGTAAATCCAGATAGCAAGACTAAGAGAATAAAAAGATACGACTCCGTTGGTTTTCCTATCGGAAGTACTATTCAAGATACTATCAGAATAGCAAAATGGAGCGTATCTGGTAAAGGATTATTATTCTACGGAAAACAATTTTTATTACAAGCACAAGCTGCCCATAACGAAACAGGAATATACAACCCATTAAGCGTTCTACAGGCAACTGTTCGTCCAGCTACATTAGGCTTAATTCCTAGACCAAAGAGACACATTGATACTGGTGGAAGTTTTTTGGCTGGATTATTGGGTGCAATGGGTATTAAAGATAACTCAGGTGAGCCACCAAAGGGCACCGCTGGTGCCAAGGATAGATCAACATTACCAGAAAGCGGTCAGAATAACGGCAAGGGAAATATAAGAGCTAAGACTGGTTTCGATGCTCATCAAAAGTTATTACTGAAGTATGGTGCATCGACACCATCTAAGAAGACTGGTTTCTTGTCTGGGTTAATAAAGAGTTTGTTACCATCAATAGGAACTCAACCAGACCAATTTAAGAATTTAACAGGCGCACACAAATATAGAGCAGATCAAGATGCTTACGATTTAATGTTATCTTTCCATAAAAAGCAATCTGAAAGTCATCCAGTTTTATATGGAAACTATTACAGCAAAAATTATTCTGATAGTTCATTGACTAATCAAGGAAAAGCCGCAGGTGTTATGCCGGATGGTGATAATATGTACATTTCATCATACATATCATCTTCCGGTAACACTGGTTTGGAACAATTATATTCTGATTTGGTTGCCGGTAAATTCACCGGAAAGAGTGTTTTCTTCTACAATTCACCGTTAAATGATAATTTCAAATATACCCAAGGAATCGTTGGTGGACTACCAGAAAAAATAGAAAATACAGGAGATATCGATGTAGGAACTATTCGTAAATTAAAAGCCAATGGTATACAGTATTTTGCGTCGAAATCAGCAATCCAATATTCTCAATTAATAGGCGGAAAAGATCAAAGAATAGGAAGATATGAGGATATAATAGATACTAACGAATCAAGTAATATGTTGATAAAATCCAAAGGTTTTTCTACTAGTTACAAATCGGATAAAATAGGAGAGACTTCTGTTGTCGAAGGTTCCTATTTTATAAAAAAGCAGAGTAATGGAAGTATAATAGAAGGGCAGTCTGATCAAATCCCGTTCTGGTTTCAAGATATAGTTAATGATAAATATATCCAATTTAGAGCAATAATATCAGGAATATCCGACAACGAATCAGTTGATTGGGAAGAGATACGATATCTAGGAAAACCAGAATCGGTATATAATTATAAGGGATATTCCAGATCGTTATCTTTTAGTTTTACTATCGCTGTTACTTCTGTTAAGGAATTGCATCCTACATGGAAAAAGATAAATTATTTGAAATCAATGAGTAGACCATCAAATTATTCTATGGGTAAATTTATGGTTCCGCCCTTAGTAAATTTGCGTATGGGCGATATTTATTATAATGTCCCGATTATAATGCAATCTATAAATATAACTATACCAGATGATGCTATTTGGGAAACATTACCGGATGGATATAAAACATATGAATACGCTGGTGGTAGGATATCAATAGATAATGTTAGGGTTGGTCAGTTTCCTACTCGTGTAGAAGTGTCAATCACAGCATACGTACTTGAGAAGGAAAAATATCCAAGAATTGGGTCAACTGTTTTTGGTATAAATGAAGAAGAAAATAAGGGCAACTTCTTATTGCGTGAGTATGATACAGATAGTATATTAGATGATGGTATGCGGAATAAGATATACACAGGACCACCAACAACACCAAAACCAAAAGCAAAGGAATATATCGATACTCCATATAATTTTAATTCTACGACTGCTGCTCCGCAACCAACTTCACCTTTCGCGGTGAATACATCATTAATATCGAATAATTGATATGAACCGTTATAATTACACAAAAATAACAAAAAGATTCGATGGTAAGAGAATCTATACTACAACATACTACCCATCAATCCCATTTGATGATTCCGATATGTACGTTACTACGAACATATCATCTATGTTGGATACGTTGGCAAATCAATATTATAAAGATCCATCATTATGGTGGGTCATATATCGCGCAAACTCTCTCCGTGGCGGTGGGTTGGGTGTTCCTGCCGGTATGCAATTGAGAATACCAATTAACGTACAACCGATACTAGATCAATTCGCTAAAATGAATAAATAATATGGCTGATACCATACAAATAAAGCCCGCTTTTTATTGGGACTTGAATGACTTCTCCCCGACTATCCGAGGAGAATTAAATAGGAGAGGTAAAATATCCGGAGATAACTTTACATATTCACCGGGTATATCCGTGGGTTCCCAATATACACATCCATTATCCCCATGGGTGCGTGTGTGTTCAAATTCTGCTGCGAATGATAAGAATGGGTTTATATTAGGTGGAATGACTACATCCGGTTTTAAAACTACATATGGATTCTTAAAAGATTCAAATGGTAGAGTAATTGGCTATTCGGCTACGGGAGAACCACACAGTATAAGCAATGAGAAATATACCCACAGACCAGCACCAGGAATAATGTCGATAGAAACAGAGTTGAGTGGTGGTGATGGCAAATTTAGAATAACAACAATAAAATGGGTGTGTTGGTCATTGGATCAATTACATTATATGACCCCGTATTTCTTGACTGCTGGTGTATCTATGAGCGTTGAATTTGGATGGAATAATTTTGACGGTGCATCTTTGTTGCCTTTATCTAATAGTAATGAATTACTGAAATATTTTTACAATGACTCTGATGTTAATATACGATCATTGGTAAATAAATCATTGGGAAATTATGATGGTTCTATAGGCATAGTATCAGATTTTGAATATAATTTTAGATCTGATGGTGGATTTGATTGTACTACGGTTGTTAAAAATATCGGAGGATTTTATTCTGGTGTATATTCTAGCGGAAGATCATCACCACAAACAAGTGATCCAGAATCCACAACTAAGGAATTTAGGACTTTCATGAAGTCGTCCTTTAATGCTATAAGTAGTCTAGCAAAGAAAAAACATACTGGTGATCCGTATAAGGCAAATGGCGTGTACGTAAATAGAGTAAGTAAAGTTGGCGGAAACGCAATATCAAAACAGGTTTTTTATGGCAGGGACGGCAATAACTTTGATAGGTTAACTTCTCAGGGAAGACCGAAAGATTATGACTTTGATAATACGAGTGATAATTGGTGGATGTCATTCGGTTATCTTATAGAAGTACTCAATAAGAAGTGCGCAATAAAAACCGGAAGTAGAGAATTATTTAATATTGATATATCAAATACGGTGATTAATGCTCATCCAAATTTGACTACCAATAATGGTAATGTATTATTAATTCCTAGTACAATATTACCACAGTTTAGAATTACTTCCAATGAAGATACAATTATATCGGAACAAATTCGCATGAATGATAGTGGGAATCCAGATTTAGTAAAAGCCAATGAAATACTTAAGAGTAAAATTAAAAACTTCTCAAATTCTGGTGGAGCACCAATTTCGATAAGCAGAGTAAACGCAAACAATATAATAAATTGGTGGTCAGATAATGCTGGTCCACTTTCTTTTCCTGCATGTGCTGCCGATGATAGAATAAAGAAACCATATACTTCCGGATATCTGAAGAATTTGTATGTGAGTAAGAAAACTATTATTGATGCTGTTGATGCAAATAATACATTCAGAGACACGTTAACTGCTATATTGGAACAAATGAGTAAAGCTGCTGGTGATTACTGGCATTTTGAAATTGTTCCATTAGATCCAGACGGTAATGATAATTCCACATTGACTATTATCGATAAAAATTGTAGCAATTCGTTTAATCCAATAAACTTATATGACTTCAAAATTAATGAGGTAAGTAGTATAGTTAAAGCCGTTTCATTTAACGTCAAGAATTCTAATGCTATGTCTGTTCAGACGTTGATGACGAATGGAAAAAAAGATACAAAAAACCCAACGGTGTCGAAAGTAGTTTCTACCGATGGTGGGATACGACAGGAGCATACTATCTCATTGACTGGTCTTCTGCGCAATGATAGGTTAATTAAAAACGTAGAGCCTATCGAGGAAAAACTAGAAGCAGAAAGTATACAAAAAGTAGATCCTTCCGCCAAATTGAAATTAATCAATAAGAGAATACCAGCAAAGGAATCTGCTGAGTATTTCTTTTATACTAAGAACGATAAATTGACATACTTATTGGCAGAACCCGAGGATGAATTACAAAAAGGGTTATTACATGAAGAAGGTAAGCCAGATCCATCGATATACTCAAGCGTACAACCGGGTATATCATTGGAATTAACTATACAAGGTATATCTGGTATGGTTAACTTAAATTGTTTTACTGTTTCTGAATTACCAAGTCCATATGGGGACAAATGTTATTTCCAAGTAGAAAATGTGAAACACGTTGTTTCTAATGGAAACTGGGAAACAAAAATAACCGCTGGTGTTAGGTTGATACCGGATAATTCCCCACAATGAATACTAAGCTAATATTAAATTATAATGCACTAAATGGGAAATCACCGTTGAGTGTGCCTGATGAGATATATTCACCAATCGGAATTATTGTATACCCAACTAATGCGGATTACAAAAACGGAACGTTTACTAGATACTTTGTAAAGAAAGTAAACTCACATGTTTGTTTGGAAACATCAAAATCGGAGACTAAAATAGTAGATAAGAAATATTACGTTAGTGTGGAAATATCTTGGAAATTGACTGGTCAATTGACTTCTACTACTTCACAATACGGAGAAAAAACAGTAGGGGTAGAAGAATATAACAACAAACAAATTGAGATTGGTAGCAGGGTTATACCAGAGATTGTTGATATTTTGAAAAATAAATCTCAATTTTATCGAGGAACTTGATATATATACATATATATGGAACCACAGAAATTTTCACTATCGGTATTACAGGAAGATCCAGATTTTGCTTTACTATTCAAAAAGAAAGTAGAAAATGTTAAAGAGGACAAGCGAGTATTATTAAATAACGCAAAGACCTACACCTCACAATTCCAGAGGGAGATCGATGAAGGAACGGAGAAAAGGAAGCTATTGATAGAGAACGGAAGGAGTAGAGGAATGACTGAGGACGAGGTATTTAAGAGTTCTCAATTATTTATACCAAATAAAGATACACCAATTATGAATTTCTTGTATTTCATAACAAGAGAATTTGAAAGTGTAGATAAAGAATTAAAACTATTATCAGAACAGAAAGTTCAGCAAGATAAAGAATTTGGTGGATTTACCCATAATAAAGATGAGAATTATGGCGCGGAGAATACGCAGGATATGGTAACGTACATTTACGCCAACGTCACATTGGATACCTTCAATAAACTAAAGAAATTGAAGGCATTGGCCAATAGTGACAATGAAGAAGAGGCTGACTTGGCTATGAAGAAATGCAGAGAATTATGTAAGAAGTACAACTTGGAATATTCCAAGTTGCCCGTTACTTAATCTTTTCCAGTAGTTGTATTATAAGGGACATGAAATTTATTTCTTTGTCCGGTACCACTGAACTCTTATATTGCATTTCAGCTAAGATAAGAATACAATCTGCTGATTTTCCACCCGACCAATCATCGACACTATCAAATAGATATTTGTAGTGACCATCAAAGCTGGTTGTTGAGTTATCCGCTAATAGCTGTCTAATTTGTGTGAATGAATCCCCACTGTCGTTTTTCAGTAGCTCTGCTATTTTTAGGTGAGTATTTCCATCTAAAAGCTTTTCCTCGTCCAATATTAGCGTCTTGTCGGTCTTGGAGAATTGCTGCGCCGTTCCGATGATTTTTCTTATGTCTGGATAGTGAGCATTAACTATCGTAACAATGTCTTTTAATTGGAAGGAAACACCCTCTGTGGTCAATATATTAGTGAGGTGTTTAGCTATGTGTGCTTTATTTGGTGGAATCACCTGTTCTACCTGACATCTCGATATAATTGGATCATATATTTTCTCTAGGTAATTGCTGGTAAGGATGAATCTAGTATGGTTTGAATATATTTCCATCGTAGCTTTTAATGCTGCTTGAGCATTAGTAGTCATATGACTTGCTTCGTCTAAAATAATAACTTTCAAGTCATTAAAACCAGCAGAACAAGCAAATAATTTTATTTTTTCTCTGATCACATCAACGCTATTTTCATCGGACGCATTGATATATAACAAATCACAATTTACTGAATTTGCTATCATCTTAGATATTGTAGTCTTTCCCGTTCCTGCTGGACCATACAATAAAATATGTGGAATATCACCAGAATCAATATGTTGTTTCATGCGAGACTTAAATTTCTCGTCACCTACATACTCAGAGATTCTACGAGGTCTATATCTTTCGACCCATAATGTATTCCGTAGATTCGACTCATACGCAGAATCGATCTGATCTTCGTTGCGCTTTGATGCAACTATATGTTCTTGGTCAACTTCCTGTTCTTCTTCAAAAAATGACATATATTTATCGATTTGATACAGGCACAAAGTAATAAACACACTTAAAGTCGTCAGTGACGAATGAAATAGCAGCACCCTTTTCTGTTATTCTAAAATAGTTTACTGTTTTTTCGTCAACGAAATATGCTTTATTTACCGATAATACATCATTTAAGAATTCCGCCGAGAACGTTACTTCTTTATCTAGTGTTTCTTTCCCTGCTTCTAGTATAGTATCTAATTTAATTTTATTTGAATTTGCGCTTGGTGAATATCCAATGATAAATTTAACGCTATCATCTATCGAAACTAACGTAAAATACTTTTCATCGTTTAATGCGGTTTTCGCTTTATTCAGTGCCTTGCAGAACTCTTGGTTTATACTCATACCGAACTTAAAAGAAGTTATTTCCTTTACTACTGGTACTTTCGGGATAGCAGACAATTCTGCTGCCATACAATTTACTTCTACTTTACTGTCGGCCAGTCTTATCGCTATTACTTTACCGCTGACCTCATTCTTAACCAATGTCATATCTATTTCATCGTCGGTGAGTACTTTTAGTAAGTTATTAAGCTTACTTGTATCGTATACACCAACGTCAATTGTTTCTTCTGCCTGTATTCCGTTCATTTGTACTTCCGCCAATACTAACTTATCTCCGGATATTGCTTTGGTGGATATTGTCCCTAATTCTTTATTAAAAGAAAACTTAACGGATTCGTTTTCTTTTTTTAGGCTGTATCTACTGATAAATGCTTCTAATTTTGATTTTTTAATCTTCATTTGTGTATGTTATTGATATCGTTGGTTTAGTCAAGTTATAATTAAAGGTTTTGAATAGTTCCGGTCAAATGTATTGGTTGTTCTTTTATCCAATCTGTTATCGAATTTGAGTCTTTTGGTTTCCCTCCTCCATTTACATTAACGGCTATGGTTACATGCGGAAACGCATTATTTGTTGGTCCTTTATAACCACTAACCTTTACAGCGAATGCCTTATCTGATTTTCCATAATGTGTTACCAATAAATTTACTGGAGTTCCGACCAAATCTTCTCTGACTAAACCAAATGGATCAATTGTTTGGTGATGTGCGTATATCTTCCAATCAGAAGGAAATTTATCTTTGTAATTTTCGATCAATAAATTTTTACTTTTATCGTCGAGCAATACCGCAGAATATCTTGGTGATTGTCCAATTTCTTGTAATATTTTTTTAAGTTTCATTTTATTCTTCGAAAGTAAAAAATTCCTCGGCATTTGCTAGGTTCTCATTAAAAATTTCCCAATTAAGCGCAGAGTATAAGTTCTCTAATTTCTTAAACAACTCTTTATCGAATATCTGGTCTTTGTCAACATAATTAGCGATAAAATCTATCACCTCTACCGGATCAGTTCCATCAGACTTGAAACCTATTTGATCTAGACCATATGGATTGTCCTTTAGATATACCCATTTCATTTTTGCGCCCTCATAAATTGGCTCAACAATATCTCCTAGACCTATGGATTTCAACATATCATTATATGCTAATGTAGCTTTCCCGTTCGCAATTGTTCCTTTTATAAATTTAAATGGTTCTCTACCTTCTACGTCATATATAAATAATGGATTTTTCTTTGATCTGTATGTCGCTGGTGCGTTCTTTGCTATTTCTACTACCTGTAGTTTACTCATATTCTTCTTGAAATCTATGATAGTGTTATCGATATCTTTCTTTGGTTTATATGTTAACATCCCAACTATTATATTTTCCATCAACTCTTTAAATTTAATAGGGAAGGATGTTCTGACTATATCTATTCCCTTCGCATCTAATTTGTAATCTAGGTCTTTCTGCTTTTCCATATCATATACCTTATGCATTACGTACTTTTTCTTAGCTAACCATATCGCACAACTAGCTATGACATCCTCCGCAATTTTTATTCTATGTGATTTGGTATTGAAGAACTTTGGCATCATTACATTGTAAAATGAGTTTATCGATGATGCGAACATTGCGCAGGTTTTTATCGTATGTGCTTTTGCTGCTACGTGATCTTTTGGGTCGATACCTTCATGCACCATTAATGCATAAGCACTTATATAATTACTATCCGTGTCAACATATGTAACATAATCAACGCCAGTCGTATTTACTTTCTTGTTATAAATCGTGTTTACGAAGTTAGCAGTTGTTTTAATTATGTTCTGACCAGAAATAGTTACAGCCTCTGCGTTTATAAGATTGGAAAATCTCCAAGAATTCAAACCCAAAACTCCGTACAAGCTATTGAGTAGAATTTTTTGTACCATCTGTCTAAGATTGTAAAATTGTTCGACTTCTTTATTTTTCTCATCCGATGCTTTTTTCCCTAGTTTTTTGAATTCTACACGTTCAGCATACCATTTAACCAATATAGTTTTTAGTAGTCCATCTACATTCAATGTATATAATGCGCCATTAGAAGCAATCGCTAAGTTATTATCTTCTACGTAGGAATTAAATTCATCAATTTTCATATCGATAGATTCTTGATTATTGAATATATCTACATGTACATTTTGTATATTTCCTTTTGCGTATGCATCTGTGCTCCACTTACCAACTTGACCAATCAATGTCTCTGGTGAAATATTGAGACTCATAATTGTTGATGGGTATAGAGAATTAATATCGCAACTAAATATCCAATCATATCTTCCAGGTATTGGTTGTTTTACGTAAGCACCCTCGAAGCCCTTCTCATCATCTTCAGCGTCATCTTCCTCTGGTTCTTCACCCTCGTCATACTCCTTGATATAGGTCGATAATATACTATGTTCTTCCTTCGGTTTATTCGGTGCGACTAAATTATTTTTTCTTAGATACGTTAACAACGCACCTTCCAATAATCTAGATGATACCTCGAAATCTTCGTACGCAACATGACCGACATGAGCAAGAGCCATTGCTAATTCGATGAATCTGTTTACTCTATCAATACCTACTACAAGGAATACGTCATTGATATTATACTCCACGAATTTTTTAATATCTTTTCGTAGCAAATCACCTAAACTCCCCTCATACTTTAACTTTCTAAGTTTTAGTTCTTCGTATGCGACGGTATCTAATCGATAATTCGGCAGTCTTTTTATACCAACTGTAAATTTCTTGTATAATACTAAATAATCCAATAGGCTGATACCAGCGACTGTTATTTTGCCCGTCTTGTCGTCTCTCCTTACGATACCGATTGGTGATAGTTTGTATGCATATGAATCACCTAGAACCTTCTTGATTCTATTGAACATATACGGTATATCGAATCCGTTGGTATTCCACCCACTGATAATAGTCGGATTTAGTATCTTGTATCTATTTAGGAAGTCGATGAGCAATTCATTCTCCGTTTTAAACGTAAGAACAATATTATCATCCTCTTCATAACCAGAAACTTCTCCTGATATATCCAGCACCATACATATATACTTCTTGATCGTATAATCATATAATGCTATAGCCGTTATCGGTTGTTGAGCGATATCAATCTTTGGGAATCCACCAGCTGTCTCCGTTTCTATATCTAGATATAGAACTCTATGGTTTTTTGATATTTCGTCAGAATCACCATAACAATCGATCAATACTCTGGTTGCTATTGGTACGTCAGTCTCAAAGTAACCATCGGAACCATAACCAAATCCACTAGTTACCCTATCTAGTTTGTCACCAAACATAGATGTATACTTACCATTAGGATTCTTTTTGTATGCGTAAGGTTTGTAATCTGACACAATTAACCCAGCAACGTCATCCCACAAATAAACTTTACTCTGTCTGGTTATCTTGTTAGTATTTACGTAGATATTTTGATACATGTTTTATAGAGACGAACTGATTACTTCTTCGTATGTGTAAATAGGAAATATTCCAAAAAAATACAAAGTTGTTATTTTTAACGTTAAAGTGTACGAATTTCCAGTAGTTCTACTTTTAGATAGATACCCAAATTTTCGCGCATATATTATTTTTTTGTAGAGCATATTAATCCGAGAAGGTGAATTCTATCTGTCTATCTTCTTGCGTATATCCGTTTCTATTTATCGGCGATAAACGATTTATTGAAAATATCTTAGACATGATGATATCGGCTAACATGTTTGAATCTACGTGTGATATCTTTTGCTTGGAACCATCGGATATAGCCATAGCTATATTTGCTTGGAATACATCAGCGTAACTATCATCGCCTTTTAATCTATTTACCAATTCGTCGTATGGATTATATCCATTAGAATCTATCACTCCAACTTCACCATCAAAAATGTATCCACATCCACGTAAAAATTCACCAAAATTACTAATTACATCATCCAACACTTCTGCCGAAAATGTTTTCGTTGTTTCTGTTCCATAACCATCACATGTAAATTTATATTTTGTCATATTATCAATATAGTTCATTAATCACTTTAGTCAATAAAAAAGACGGATACTTATCTCGTATCCGTCTTTTGTGTATATTACTTTTCTAACAATACCGCTCCGCGCTTCTTGACTTCTTCTTTTGTATTTTGGTCAACTGGACATTTACAAAATATGATCTTTGGTCTACCGAGTTCTTTCTGTGTTTTGCCTACTTGCGTAATAACCCCACGAGAAATAGCTTGGTTGATTTTATATCTCAGTGTAATATTAACCACATCTGGGTTCAATTGCTGTAGCTCATCGATTGTGAATAATGTTGGAAATTTTACTGATATGTTTTTCATATTTATAGCTTGTTGTTTTCGTATCCGTTTCTGTATCCGCGCATGTATCGTTTAGAGTCCGAGAATCGGGGAGAGTAACCATCGCCTAACTTCTTGTCATGTTGACCATCATCTCTACCGATAAAATAGTCGTCATCGGTAAATGTTAGGTCTTCTGGTGTATAGTCTGCTTGGTTTGATTCCTCACAACTGCACCCACAAGAACTATCGCAGCACTCATACTCATCCTCACAGTCTAGATTATCGGAGTCATTCTCATAATCGAAATCTGTCTCTAGATCCGGTTTCATCTCCGTTGCATTAGCTGTATACACAACACCATCGAGAATCTTCTGTAGATCCTTGATTTCTCCTATAACTTCATACTTACAAACTCGCAGCTTAGTACAACCGTGGTCTTCTGGGACACATACAGCATCCGCTGGGTTTACCTTTACAATCATTAATCGATTGTGACCCTCTCGGATTTCTCCTTCACCGAAATGTCCATATTGCTTGACGTAAGAAATTGCTCCTACATGAAGACCAGAAGAACAGTGGCGAGCTTTATCTTCGTCAACAGAATTTCTTGGTACTTCTGGCTTACTTCCAATTGAATTATCGAAAGTTCCGGAATAAATATCCTTATAGTTGTTTTTAACTGCTTTATATGCCAAGAAACAACCATCTTCTGTGATTGGCATAGACTTATGTTCCAAGAACTTATAAAGCTCTTGTACTGCTCGATATGAAGGATTATTTTGTATGTGCGCAATAAAGTTTAATAGATGTTTAAATTCAAATCCTTCCTTCATTAGCGACATGATTCTAACGGTAATAGCATTGTCAAGAACTTTTCCTTTATACATGACTACACCATCAACTAATTCAACATCGGAATAAGCCGATAGGTATTTCTTAACATTTGCGGTGATATCTAGCAACTTTGGAACAATTTCCCAGTTCCCATTCTTGATAGCTTCCTTAATCTTTGTGAAATTTTGGTGGCTTGAATTGATTGGTGGATATAAAGTTCCGTTGTAATAAACGGAAATGCTATTTTCTGTGATTGACGCTGTTGGTTTATTTTGGATCATAATTTGATTTAGTTATAATATATACTGTTTATGTTGATTGTCAAGTTAATTTACGCTACGCTCTTGACGAAAGATTTTATTATTTTCTTGTATCTTGGTTCCGTAACTGTGTCTCTGATATGCCAATATGCATTATCTGGTGTCATCAATATTTCAAATATTGGATACTCTTGGATAATTTTCTGAGCAGCATCCGATACGCATTCGTAGGTAGACTTCTTCTCGTCTAATTTTATCATGTGTCTAAACCGTGACGGAATTTTTGTTAGTTTATTTGTATTTTTTTCTCTAATGTCTAATGAGTTTTTGTAATTAATAAAAAACGATTTTAGTTTACCCTCATTAAAATCAGAAGCATCAACAACCTTCATGGTAGCAACGAGAATAGGATTAATCTTTTCGTGGTCTTCTTCTATTTTTGTGTGATCTACAAACTTCAAATCGTTTATTTTCTTCTGCATCAATTTGTAAAAAGAATCAAAGAAGTCGTGCCAATTGGCTGGTATCTTTTTCATATTTTTAGATGGAGTCAATGCATATAGCTTTAGATCGTCACCAGTGATTGATTTGTACTCAGTGAAATAGTCAGATAAATTATGGATTCCCATCGACTCATTCTTATGTACAATCTCATTAAATGTCATGTTTACATAAAAATACTCTCCGTTATTTATATCTACATCTTCCGTAGAAGTAAAAATACGATTGCTACTATTTATATTCAGTTTCTTCAAGTTCCTGATGTTTTTAGGTCTTGATACTCTAGGAGCAATATTTTTTACCTTTACTACTTTTGGTGGGAGAGATAAACTAGAAACCAACGTGAACATGGATATATCCAATCCTAGCTGTGAGAATAGGAATTTCCTATAATCATCATCTACGTTACGGAAAACGAATACGTTCTTTTGTATCTGTGCGGCAGCTAGATGGTGTTTTAATTTTTTATTCGCTATTTCTGCGCACGGTTCATCGTTTATGAATAGTTCTGTATTTTTCGAATAAAAGAATATTTGCGCAAACCCAGAATGGATCTTTTTAATTAGTCTTCCTCTTACCGATACTTCTTCCATATAATTCAGATATTTATCGGCGTGTTCGTATCTATTGTATGTCTGATTATTTTTAATGAAAAATCTTTTTATGATTGGTTCAATCTCTTCGTTACACGAAGTAATCTTTTTTCCATCATATTCAAAACCTACAGCTTTTAGGATAGATTGTAGCTGCCAGTTATAAACACCATCCTTGAATATTTCGGTATACTGCAATCTTGCAGCGTAATAACTAGTCGCAGTTTCTATCTGTGCCTTTGCTATTACCGATAGCTCCTTTTTTACCAATTGTAGCTTTTCTTTGATCTTTTTATTTGTTTCTTGATCGTATTGGATTTCTTCTCTGGAAACGGTTGGCTGTAATTCACCAATATTAAAAGTGATTTCGATTCCGGTGTTAATTAGATCATGCAATTCAGAATCATAAGACAGACCTGATTTATATGAGTCTAGTGGATATCCGATATTTCCCATTACCAGAAATGATTTATTTGAATCCTTGCGCATCTTCCAGTCACTACCAGTAAATAGATATTCAAAGTTAGTTAGTAAAAAGTTATTGCACCCGATTACTTTTGGTTTATTTACGAAACGGGAATATACGTTCTTTGCCGTGTCAACAAATCGACCGATGTCTCCCGATTTTACCGGAAAGGATACCTGCACACCGTTCTTTTCGTCTGTTTGATCTTCGGCAAACTTAGCCAAGCGTGGCTCACCATCCTCAAGAAACGCCGTATAAATGTATTTAACGCCATCAAAATATGAAATTACGGTGAACGTATCACTATAACAGAATGGTGTCTTAGAACCCAAACCAAACGCACCTGTGAAGCTATTTGAGTTGGTTCTAGTAGATTCAAAGTAATTGCAATAAACTTTATATACTGACTCTTCGGACATTCCGGTACCAAAATCCCGAATATAGAAGAATGGTTCAAGTTCATTTGGTAGGTGAACGATGAATGGTTCGGTAGTCCCAGCTTCTGTGTGGGAGTCTGCTGCGTTTGTCGCCAATTCACGAATCGGCGCGGCGATTGGGTCTGGATAGATAGTGCTGGATAGCAACTTAAAAGCCTTTGCTGATGCTTTAATTCCGAATTTCCGCTCTTCGGCGATTGCGATTCTGTCTATCGGTTTGCTGGTAGGTTCTGCGATAATCATGTGTTATGTTTGGTTTGAGTTGTTAAACTTCCACTAACCATGCACGAACTATAATATATGTCAAGCGTTTTTTACCACGCACCAATTTCTCTTAGCGTTTCTTCAAATAAAAACCAATCGGTAGAACCATCCCAGCCAGCCTTGTCATCCAAAACTAAATTGAAATAAAATTTACCATTAAAGTCACACAATTCGGTATTTGGACACTCTGGATTCTCGTTAATGTAATTAAACTTTACATCTTGTGCTTCCATAATAGTTAGTATATCGCGTATTGGTCCAATGTGAGATGATGTCCATAAAATTAGACATATATCAGACCTATTTGACAAATCCCTGAGAACTTCAATCGAATTAGGAAAGAAATTTGCCCCATCATTATTTAAATTGTACTTTCCTTCAATGATGGTGTCGTGTAAATCTATAGCGATATAGATTTTACTCCACCCCCTCTTAATTTTATCCGCAAAAACTTTTTTAACGTGTTTCATTTCTTATTTGGCTAGAGGAAATTTTATTGTCGTAATCAATTAAACTAGAATGGAAAATCAGAATCTTTTCGTGCTTTTTATGTTCTTCATCAGATACCCATTTACAATGTCTACCAAATACCAAGAATTTCACGCTCCCATTAGAACCAAAGTATTTTTTATCTTCGTCTGATATTCTGTCCCACGTATCTACCCCACAAACAAAATTTACATTCGTTAGATTTGGATAGTTTTTTGCTAACCATTCATATTTAGAAACAAATGTTCTGTTATATGATAATATAACGTCTTCTCCAATCTTATCTATCCTAGAATTTACATCATCGAGATTTATCGCTTTCTTATCGAAATTTTTTATGCTTATTTCGAGATAAGTTTTATTTCCCGTGATTTCTTCCGACAATTTCTTTATTTCTCTATGGGCATCATGTATGGGGTTAAAGCTACCGGGATATACATTTATAGAACTTTCTACAATAAATCTAGCGGGAATATACTTAATCTCATATTCAGTAGGAACCAGAACACAACCACTTACTATAATTAGATATGCTAATTTTATCATTTCCTCCGTGTGTCGCAGTATGTCGTGTTCTTGTGCATGTCTACGATCACCAGTAAATCCACCAACGTAATTGAATTTTATGGATTTGGATATTTCAAAATTGTAACCAGTAATTACGATATTGGCTAAATTTACTCGCCCCTCTCGTTCATTATTAGCCGCCAAGGAGCAAGCAATACCAATACCGAAATGTCTATTGCCATTTTTACCAAATTCTTGAGATACTACGGATAGCTCTTTAGCCGATTCGTAACTGGCGTATTTACTCCAACTATCGACATGGATATATTTATTAAACATATCCATGTCGTTTATGAAGTTTGCGCCCAAAATGATCGAACTTCTTCCGGAAACGGAGCAAATATTTGATATCGTAATAGTGCCTCCACCAGCAGTAGATATGTGGAAAGTTGCGCCTATTTCTTTTAGTTGTTCAATCGTGTGCATTGGGTAATTAACCTTCCTGTATATTTTTCTTGATATCAGCTAACGTGTATTCTTTCATGATCTCGCCATTTTCAAATACAGTTACTAATTCATCACCAATTTCTGGATATTCATGTAGCTGGACAGTTTTGTATTCTCCGTTGATTTTGATCAATTTTATTTTGCCTTTCTTCGAACGCTTACCGCTATCTGTTATTGGATCTTTAAAGATATCGATCCATTTTCCGTCTACCTTTGCGGCACATGCCTTGAACGCAAATTTACACGTATCGCGATCTACATTTTTAACAAGTAAGCCACCACCAGAACCAACGGTTAAATTATCTGCACTCCAGCCCAATTTAACTATATGTTCATACAGGGAATTAATCGTTGTGGGTTCCATTCCATCTCCCTGTATTACGCCGACATGTGGATCTAATACCTTATAACCACCAGTGTTGACTGTTCCTCCAAATTTATTCCATAAGATTTCGAGAACCTTCGGGATGACATCAAAGAAATCACCCGAATCTGGTCGAATTACTAGCTTACCATTGCGGTTAATAACTTCATCTCGCAATACACCGCCCCAGATGTTTTCACAGCAGTTATAGATATTATATGTATCACTAACACATGCTATCGGTCCTTCTGGATACTGTTTTAGGAAATTTCTACACGCATCGACCTCATGCTCTCGACCAAAAGAACATAGAACCGAGTGTTCTGTTGCTGGTATAGAGAATCCACACATACCGGAACTGTAATTCTTTTGTAGCATTCGCACGCCGGATACGGTATCTGTTCCCATAAATGACAATAAATGAGCAGCAGCACCGATTGCAGAATGTTCTTCGCAGGTTGTTCCACGATAGGAAAAATCGTGACAACGGAAATCAATAGATTCCGGTGTTCCAGATTGTTTCAAATGATTGACGATATCTTGCTTGATGTTATTAGACTGTGTTGCGATTGTTATGGAATACCAAATCTTCAGTAACAATGTCTCGATGAAATTAGTTAACCAGTAACATTTTTCGTCTGTATTTTCTACTGTTACCAATACATTTCCGGTCGCGATAATCGCACCTTCCTTTACTGCTTTTATACGTAATGGTAGTTTTCCTCCACAATTATCTCGGATATACTCCCATGCTGCTCGGTTGAATACATCCTTTCTTCCAAAGTGTTCTTCCCAGAATGCCTGCGCCTCATCAATTTTCTCCGTAGTAACTTGTACACCAGAAATTATCTTCAGGTAATACTGAAGCCCAAAGAAGACCGTTTTATTAAATCTTCCTCCACGGGACTCTAGGTAACTTAGCATTATCTCAAGTTTTGGACAATAAGCATTAATGTGGGATATTTTATAGCTATCCGTACAAAGCAAGAGGTTAATATTTTCTTTATTTTTATATGTAGTTGTCATGATTTCTATCACTACACCAACTATCGTGATATGTCAAGTGTATTTTTGATTTCTGTTGCGTACCATCCCTTTGATGGTCCACGCAAAACTCTTCTTCCTACTTTTCCGGCATTTGTCAATAATGTTGGGTGCTTTATTCCTCTCGATTTACAAAATTCAACTAAATTACCATCAACAAAATACACATTGTCGTTGTTATCTACTATTTTCCATTTTTTTGCTTTTGGGTTTTTGCTTCCCTTAAATCTACCCAATTCCTTTAATTTATTTGATATATGAATTTTTTCTTCGGTTGTACATTTTCTTCCAAGAGTCGGGTGACCATTTTTAGCAAATGCTTCTCGTAACTTTCTTTTATGTTCCTCCGAAGAATTTCGTTTTATGATTTTATTTGTGTGTTCCGCTCTCTCTGCTTCCGATAATGTTGCATACCAGTTCTTTACTTTCTCAGAATGTAACTTTTTTTGTTCATCTGTCCACTTTTTTCCAAACATTGCATTTTTATCTCCGATATGGGATAGTCTTTGTAATTCTAGATGTTCCGGTGTTCGTTTATAATAATGTGCTGGATGTAGTTCCCCTTTTAGTCCGTACATACTATTTTTTTCTCCTGATGTGTCTGGTCTAAAGTCCCCACCATCTGTTAGATTAGTTAACGGACCCATATTTAAATCTCGTCTTCCTATTTTCGATATAAGCTCAATCTCTATACGTTTTGACTCATCTACTGTCAAATTCTCGTGGATTTTTATTATTATCGGATCGACGCCATATGAAAGGATGCTTTTTATTCTATAGAACTTATGAAAGTTTCCTGTTCTTATTGATTTTTTTCTCTGTGCTTCTACTAGATGGTCTTTATATCTATTTCTTTTTCCTATACCAACATAAAATGGCTCATATTGGTATTTTAAATCTTGATATTCGAAATTTCCTGTTTTTGTCGGATCGAAATAAATATAAACGTAATTGATATTGTCATTAATTGTCATATATGATAAATATATGACAATCGTAGATTATATCAATAATTTTTTAAAAATGGTATTAACATATCCATTAAATGTTTATGTTCATGTACAACCATATCGGTTGATAGGTCATAAGTACTTTCCCATTTTACGGATTCGATATCGTCATTTGCTACTGGCTCTCCTCCTTTATATTTGCATAGATAAAATATTGTCTTTATGCAATCTTGTGTATTTCGATATCTTTCATCGTCGATTTTAGCAGTACCCAAATAAATCAAATCTGAAGTAGTTACGATTAATCCTGTCTCTTCTTCTAACTCTCGTACTGCGTCGGCTTCGAACGAGTCATTTTTTGGATCAGAAAATCCACCAACGAACCTATATAAATTTTGTTTTGGTTTTTTTGCTAGAAGTACTCTATTAAGGACATGATCATAGACGGCGATATCTACGGTAGTAAAACAAGTTGGGTATTTAAAAATTTTAGTATTTTCCATACACCAACGTTACCAGTAAAAGTAAAATTGTCAAGAAACTTTTTTATTCCGCAATATTTTGTTGGTGATTGTTTTCGAAACTGTTATAATTTCTTTAACGTCTATGAAATTAGAATCCTTCCCATACATCATAGAAAAAGCTAGTCTTTCTGCATTATCTTCCCCTATATAATAACACAACGAGAGTAAATTCTTATCTCGTTGCATTCTGGTAAAATATTGTTTCGTCTTTGCTATTGCTTGTGCTCCACAAAAATTAATTCCAGTTTTTTGGAAATATGGCATACCATCAGAAAAATTTATAAAAATAGAATCTAATTCGTGATTTGATTCCGGTATTACCGATGATATTAATGGGAATAATAATCCTTCGGGTGTACCCCCACCTGGATGTAATAGAGGGAATAAAGAGTAAACTTTATTGAACTTGTCTTTTCTACTATCGTATGCGATAACTAAACACGGATAATTATCATCCCTCTTTATCGTGGTTCTAAAACTAATTACGACTTCTACATTTTCCGTTACCGATGTTGCTTTCGCTATCGCTACCGCACATATGATTGAATTTTTCCATTTCCCATAATCATTTTCACTCATAGATCCACTGGCGTCTATTGATATATGGATATGACATTTTTTGTAAGATTCTGTTTTTGATCTGGTGAATATCCTATCATTCCCAGTTCCGACAGAAAATAACAACCTCTTATCTATTTTTCCGGATACCTGTCTATTGGTCAATGTTTTATTGATTTCCCCTCGTATTTTCCATTTGCTTGCCAATATTTTTCCCAAAACTATTCCGCTATTAACGGATTCTATTCCTATGTTTCCTTTCGAGAAACTAGAATATTTTGCGATAGGCAAATCCAATGATGATAAATTTCCAGCATTTATATTTTTTATTAGTATGCATTTTATGTCATTTTCTAATTTAAATTCATCTGAATATTTCGATTCCTTTTGTTGTGGTTCTTTATCTGTTGGTTGTTTATCTTCTCCATCTTCTAGTTTTTCGTAATTACCCTCGACCCATTCTTCACACTTATTTAGTATATCGCCACTATCTCCACCATTACTTTTAGATTCAGATTCTATTTTTTCTATATTTCGTAATAGTATCAATAATATATTTTTGGCTACGTCCAAACGATCTATCGGTTTTATTAGTCTATTTATATTATCCAAATCCAATTCATTGTAAATTTCTTCTAGCCCATTCAACGCGGATAAGTCGGTAGATTTGTTGGTTAGATTTATTATTCTGAACATGTATGAATCTATCGATTCATCACGGAATTCGTTTGAACTTAGTGTCATTCCTATTTTTTTATTATTCCAGAATCTGTTATATAAATCTACGTAATATCCTCGATATCCTATAAACTTATCATACGCCCAATTATCTATAAACCTATCTTCAACATAATTCAGTAATTTTTTATATATCTTAGAAATTTCCCCAATATCTATTTTCTTCTCTTTTGCTATTTGTGATGCTTCTTTTGGTATTTTCATCCATAAGGTCTTGAATATATCAAAATTCGTATGGAGAATATGACAAGATTCATGTAAGATTATACCTACTGTAGAATCCAAACTATCAACACTAAAATCCTCGTCTATCCATATACTTTTACCATCAGTATAATTTTTCTCTCCCTTGAATTGGACGGGTATTTCTTTTTCCGTTATTATCTTTACGAAGTTTTTTATCGCTGATCGATATAGTTCTCTACGATTTTCAATGGGTATATCTTCATTAAATATCTCATCACTTATCCAGAAATTTGTTTCCGAATTCATTTTAAAATAACTTTTTAGGTAACTTTTTTCCGCTTACATATTTCTGACAAAGTTGTTTTATAAAAGTTCTTTCGCTAGTATCACCACCATCACCCGAGAAAGTTGAATAAACTACGTTTTCCAATACTTCACTCACAGAGAATCCATCGTCTAACATCTCACCCATTTCTACGGATGTTCTCGTTGATATGTAGCTAGTTATTCTAGAGTCTGGTTTTTTAAATTCTGCGCGTATTTCATAGCTAATTTGTGATATGCATTTTATATCTTCTTTATCTAAATCGGGATATTTAGAGAATAGTAAATCATACTCTTCTTCAGCATCCAAGGTTTCAATCTCAATCTTTACTGGAAATCTATCCATTAATGCTCTATCCATTATTCTGGTAGATGTGTATTCAGTTCCTATATTCGCCGTACTGATAAATGATACACCTTCAGCTACTTTTACCAATTCGGAATCTTCCTTTTCATCCAATCGAACGCATCTTTGGATTGGATCTAGTATAGGAAGAATTATATTCCAACCATCTGGATGGCATCTGCTCAATTCATCAAGCAATATTACTGCTCCTTCTGTTCGTATAGCCCGTATGAATGCAGACTCGTTAAATAGGGTTCCTTGGTCTTTAACAAGGTGAGTGTTACCAATCAGTACCGATCTAGGGTCTTGAGTACTTCCTAAGTTTACACACATTAGATTTTTTTTTATTTTATATCGTATTTTAAATTTTTTCATTATATTTATATAAATATAGACTAGGAACGAAAATGACACAATATATTATTTACGCTTTATTAGATACCTCTAGACCTATTAATTTGACGTTAGGTGAATTCATATTTGATTATGTTCCTATCTACATAGGAAGAGGAATTAGATTATCTAGACCATACACACATATTAGACGAGCATTAAATGGTGATACGAGAACAAAAATTAGAGCAAAGGTAAAGCAATTGGTAGACAGTGGTGTGGAAGTAAGACCCGTGTGTTTAAAAACCCAATTAAATAAAAAAGCCGCAGATGATATTGAAGTTGACTTAATATTTAAACTTAAAAGAGTAAATGAAGGTGGTACTTTATATAACGTATGTGACGGTGGGGATGGTGGTGACACATTTACAAATAATATAAATAAAGAAGAGATTAGAAAGAAACTTATGGGGAGAATGCCATGGAACAAGGGACTGACAAAAAATACAGACGACGTTGTTCGTTCCGTATCAATAAAGAATAAGAATAATTTAATAAATGGGAATCTGGTTGCGCCATCGTTTAAGGGAAGAAAACATTCACAAGAAACAATAGATAAGTTGAGTAATATGCGAATTGGTGTAAAATTAGGAAAATATAAACCACGAGTAAGTCTTAAGAAATATATTTTAACATCTCCCACTGGAGAGACTATAATATCAAATGGACAAAAAGAATTTTATAATTTACTTACTAATATGAATTTAAGTATATATAAATTAAAACTTGGTAAGCATGTCGGTTGGACATTAACTACCAACTAAATTTCTGTTTCTTCTATTATTTCTATCGATTTATCTAATTTCATTTTCATAAGTTCATCTTCAGTAACTATCTTCTCGTGAATTATATTACTGATAGCTTCCGCCGCTTTTATCGCTGCTAATGTTTTTCCAGATCCACTCATCCCATATAATAATACATTTTTTCCTTTATTGATTGCCCAAATAAGGTATTTCCAGTGTGCCTCATTTATTTTTAGATCTTTTGGTATCGGTGGAATTTTCATATATAGTGTATAAATATAAAACCCGCTCCTTTTGAGAGCGGGTTTCTTTTTGTTTGGTTTATATGTTATTTAAATATTGAATCTAACGTGTTTATAAAATCTAAAATATCATTCTTAAATTGATTTTCTCTGGTCTTGTCAACTTCTAATTCGTCTAGATAATTCTTTAGCATTGGCGATACTGTTTCCTTATTAAACTTTAACATGTATGGAACATATTGTTTATACTTTTGGTGTGATTTATATGATATGATCTTTTTATTTAGATAATCTAGTAATTGATTAACTGATTTTCATCTTCTAGTAACATATTAAATGTGTCCCTTACTTTTCGCATATTCTTTCATTTCTTTTGTTATATCTCTACCTCTCTGCATTATTTTATCCATTTCATTGCCTCTACTATCCTCATTTATTCTCGAATTGAAACGACGCATCGGTTTATTTTTTGTCTCATTTTCTAGAGTATCATCAATTTTTCTTAATTGTTTTTCTGTGAGTTCAATTATCGGATTTACTGTTTCAATATCATCCTTTATTATTGGGTACCACTTATCCTGTATTTTTACGTTTATATTATGTACTTCGAAACCAAATTCTTTTTGTGTACCAAATGCATGGTCAAAAGAATCATTCGTTATTTCTCCGTCTCCATTATATTCGATTTCATATTCATCGAACGTTGGAAATACTAATTTTAATTTGTCTACTTGTTCGTCTGTTAATTCTATGTATTTTTGATTATTTGCTTCGTTGATCTCTTTTTTAGTATCAACACCACCGTCTGTAGAATTACCGGATGATGGATTTCCATATTTTTCTTCTAGATCTTCATACATCATTTTAGCGAAGTCATCATCTTCTGTTTCTATTCCGCGAGATAGTCTGGATGGTTTATATGGAGAACTACTTAAAACTGAATATAAGTTACTTGCTTGGCCGTTATAATAATGAGTAGCAAACCAGTATATAGCGACCTCTGCGGAATCTTGTTCGTATCCGAGTCCAGCATATCTCGCCTTTAAGAATTTCACCATTTCTTCTTTTGTCGGATCATCTATTCTCCATGATGATTCTTTGATGTTTTTATTCTCACCAAATCCAGCAAACGGAGAATTTTTAAGTTCCAATGCAGATTTTATTGCTGAATTTATATCCGAGAAGTAAAGTGTTTTTGCTCGTTCGTCGTTAATTCGTTCATTATCAAAAAACTGCTCTACTGCTATTTTATTTTTCTGTTTGTCTTTGCGTACTTGTATGGTCATCGATCCATCATAATATTCTGCATACCCGTACTCTATCTTAAATCCTTTGCTCTCTAATGGTTTTAAGCTGTTTACGAACGTGTCGTTTATGTTCGGTTCTTGTCGTTGGCTAAACGATTCTTTAATTTTTTTACTGGCAGTTTCTTTTAACATCTCACGGATGCTTTTCTTGATTTCTTCCTTCAATGCTTTCATTTTAGAAGTACCATCCATTTTCTGTGTTAATTTTTCTTCCGAATTATTTTTCTTATCGGATTTTAATTTAACCTTATCTTTGGATTTGATATCTACTTGCTTCTCAAATTTTGTAGAATCCTTCATACCAGCAGTTCCTTTTACTACTTCTTCTATATCACGATCTTTAACATCAACTGGCTTATGATCAATTTGCTTTTTTAGTTTCTTTCCGTCAGCTTCCTTTGATTGATCCGCATCTTTTTCGCTCTTCTCTTCTACTTTCTTTTCCTCTTTTTCTGGAATTGCACTCTTCTTATATGCCTTTTCTGTATAAGATGAACCTTCTTTTCTTCCCTTTAATGTCTCTTTTATCAATTTCTCAATATTTTCGAATTTTGTAGCAGTTAACGAAAGTCTCTCTGATCCATCTAACATAGCTACTACATTGAATAAATCACCATTACGTGTAACTTCTATAGTAAATTTCTTTCCAGCATCACTATCAACTATTTTAATTTTGCCATTTTCTTGATTAAAAATAACCTTGGCGTCAGAATCGACGCTCTCTATACATTTTTCTAACTTTTTTACCAATTCTACAGGCTCAGGATTAACCTTAGATGCCTTTGCTGCGTCCATTGTTATTTCTTGTAGGACTAATGGGCGAAGTATTTCTTTTAACTTTTCTTTGAGAATTGATTTTTTCATATAATATATTAGTATAAATATGCGGAATTATAGATTAATTACTTTTTTCTGGTCAAAATTTGTTCTATGTACGGAACGCATAATTTACATTTCGTCGCACATATCTTTAATTTCTGTAACTCCTCAACGGAGGCAGCTTGTTTTACTGCCTCCGTTAGAGAAATGTTATGACATATACACTTGATGTCCATCACTTAAAGTTTTCCGCTATCGATTTACAAAAGTCAATAAATTCAAGTTGGGTGAATTTATTTTTCATTATATTTACTTTACTATGAACCCATTGCACATTTCCTTCTATATAACCAATAGATGAATCTATACGATCAAGTGAAGCAGTTGATGGTGATGTATTTGACTCTGGGAAATATATGTCTCTTCCACTAAGGGCACATTTTTTATTTTGTAATATATATAAATCCCACACGTATTCAATCGTTATGGAAAATTCCATCTTTCTTTTTCTTGCTCCATTCTTTATATTATTCCAGAAATCTCCAGAAATTTTTCCAACTCCTGTCCATTGTATATGTTTATCACCTTTGCTTCTATTGGTGAATGACTTAGTATTTCCTCTCAACAAATGGGTAGACGCTACAATTTTTTCAATACCTGTGTCTTTTTCTTTACAAAACCACATGGTATGTCCACTATTAGTTGTTGGTGCCCTACGTAAAACCAATAGATGACCAAATTCTGAACCAGATAGATCTTTGAATCTATCTGATTCTATTTTTAGCCCATCGAAATTAATATTTAGCTCAACCATTCTAGCAAATAATAATCTTCTCTTGTTATTTTCGTTTTTGATATTTAATTTTACCAGAATATTTCCTATATACTCACATTCTGGTAAAATTTTTTCTATATCATTTTTAGATAAACTCCTTATTTTGTCACAAGGAGTTACATCTACCAAGTTTCTTTTATATCCTCTGTACTTCATGTTGGTTATCAAGCAAGAGTACATGCCCCACCAGCGCACGCTTGGCCCGCCAAGCTATCTGCATTGACAAATGTTTCGGTGTCCTCAATTGCCTGTGTCCAGTCAATCTCTTTATATTCTCGTTTTAGATCTAACCATAATTTGAACGAATATACGTGCTTTAAACAATGACACATCTTTCTCTTGTCACCATTGAAATATCTATCAGCGAACTGTATTGCTCGGCGAACCCAATCCTTTTTCCTGTAACTTGTGTTAAATATATCTTTATCTTGGTAAAAAATACTCAACTCAATACCATAATTTACGAGAGCAGAAGAAAATTCTTTCTCCGTCTTATAGTCTTTTCTGCGTGGTTTATTTGGTTGTGTTGGTTCATTGATATCACCATCAAGAACTTCACCGATACCATTTAAAGTATCACATGCTGCCCATAAGTTATTATTAAATATATAAAGACCATCAACGATTAATCCACTAGCAAGTAAGGCACCTTGACCATATTCTTCTACTAATTCCTTTTCATTAAGTACCGAAGTAAAAGGAGCTTGTGGATAATCTAAATCACCGGAAGCGGATAGAAGAGAAATACCAGCGAACCATTGTCTATTTGCATAGATATAATCACGAACTTCGTCCCATTCATTATCCTTAACAGTGATAGTGTTAGATACGTTATGTCGAGTATTTGGTAGCAGACAGAGTTCTTTATTGGTACCAAATTCAACCCAATTTTGTTGTGTTAGTCTAACTTTATTTAGTAGATCAACAGCACCAAGATTATTCTTAACTATCGCGCTCTTAGGAACTTCACATAGGAAAGAAATGACATCATCTGTACCATTAGTTGACCATACCGATTTTTCCACTGCTAATGGATTTATCTTCTTGAAGTGTTGAACAGGAAATTCATTCTTATTTGCTTGTACTCGACGAATATACCGCTTGGCGTGATGTGGGTGAATTCCGCTAGACGATGATAGGACGCAACTAGTTGACCCTGCTGGTTTAACGCAAGTAGTTCTTGCTGCTTGATTAATACCTATTAGGGCAGCTATTTTCTTATTTGTTTCGCGAATTAGTGTTGCTCCTTCTTTTTGTACTTCTGGATCGAGCAGGATATCTGGATTATCCATTATACCGGTTATTGAACAGCCAAGTAACGCTTCTTTTTCTGTTATTTCTTGTGTTTCTTTGGCTAGATATTTAAACTTAGTATATCCAGCTTGCATTGTCCCGATAATGGCGGATGCTCTGCATGTTTCTAAGAATTTTTCTTTCGTATCGCAATATTTTCCGTTGATTTCTGTGAGATTACAAAATTGCCAACCGCTTCTTCCGTCAACAGTTTGTGGGTAAAGTCCGATCTCAACACATGGATTATATCCTATGTCTTCGCTATCACTAAATACAAAACCAGGTTCACCGAAAGCACGAGTAGATTCCATAATCTTATCGAATTCTGGTTTAGTTACTTTATCTTTTATTAGTAATACCGAATTATTTGACCGTCCACGTTGCGGATTTTTAATATACCAATCTCCAGTCTTAGCTGTCATCATTTCTTGGTCTTCCTTAGAAAATAAGCAAATGGTAGCTGATCTACGCACACCACCAGAAAGAACCGCATCTGATAGATGCATTATAATATCATAAACATCAATCGGTCTTAATGTTGTATGTCCACTACCGATTCTGTCTTCTATTAATTCTTCGATCTTTTTTAGTGAATTATTTAATCCAACAGAACCAGGTGCTTTAAATTGATCGGCGATCAATGAGCCTTCTGGTCTAATTTTTGAGAGATCAAATTCAACAGAATGTCCTTCATATTCGGGAAATACTCCCCCACCAACAAGATATGATGACATAATCGCAGCAATACAATCAGACCATCCTTCTATGCTGTCATCAGCAACAAAGGTTTTTACTCCTTTTACTCTTTTTTGTATATTCGGAAGTTTGGCTACATGTTTTGTTTGTACGGAGAATCCTACTCCGCAACCACAAAGAAGTAGATACATGGCTTCATTAAATGCAGCAGCACGATCAATATATCCATATGAACAATTAAAAACTTTGGCATTGTGCTTAAATATCGGTGCTCCACCGAATTGAAGGATTCTCTGCGCACCCAACACCCTCTTCTTTTTTACCATATCTTTGGCGAAATTAAATTCCTTTTCAAATTCTGGATTTTTTAGTGCCTCGGAATATTGCTCGGAATGCATTTCGAATACTCGATCTGCCATTTCTGACCATACTTCTCTGCGTTTTTTTTCTTTATCGTATCTTCCGTAACGACTGAAAATAGTGTAATCTGATAGTGCTTGTAGTGACATTTTTTATTTCTCTTAGTTTAAATTTTTAGGGAATGATAAATACTTTTCAAACAAATATTTCATCCGAAATTTATTTTAGTTTATTTTTTCGTTGCTGAATTATTATAATTGTTGCTCAATAGTAATATTATTGTTTACCCGCTTGCATTTCTCTGAACTTAGAGTGTAATTTCTTCTTTACTTCTAGTTCATCATTTTCTTCGGTTGCGTCCATTAGATTTTGCAACGCTATTCCTTCCGAGGAGTCTGCGTCAAATAGCTCTAGTTGACCATTAGAAGCATTTAGTTTAGCGGGGAATACCAATCCATCGGCACCGAATCTATTCTTGACCAAATGGAATCTAGCGGTGCCAGCTATTTTATCTTCTCGTTGACGAGATATAGATATCAATACATCCGCAATCATCAACTTTTGAAATGAGTCTGCTAAGTCGTGACCTTCTGCGATTTTACTCTGTGAGCCAGATCTATTTAGTTGCGATGCACCAGCACATGGAATCTTATATTCACCAGCCAATCCGCGTAATTCTGTATATATATCACCAGCATCAGAATATGATGAGCCATTTCCGGTAGCGGTAGATAATTTCAATAAATCTGGGTAATCGACAATGAGTAAATCAACTTTATGTCCAAGCGCATCTAGACGATCTATTAAATTCTTTATCGTTGTAGTTGATGCTGACTTTGGTGGATAATACTTTACTATCAACTTACCACCTATCTCGGAAATCGCTTCTCGTATTTTATCCTCGTTCTTTCTAATATCAATAAACGGTATTTTTGTATTTATTGAATCGTAACGTAGGCCAGTATAATCTTCACTTAATTCTAGAGTGACATGTAATACTGTCTTGTTCTGTTTAAGTGCTGCGGCACCTAGTATTTGCAACAACCAACTCTTACAGGAACCAGGCCCACCAGCGAATATAAGTAATTCACCAGACCCTATACCACCATCAAGTAATGCATCTAATTGAGGTATTAATGTTTTAACGCAATTTCTTGCTGCCATTGTCATTCTATTTGAAATATTCTCGTCATATATGTGACCGATATTTCTCTCCATGCCAGCTTTCATCGCGTGGTCAACTACTTGCTTAATTCTATCATATTCTCCAGAATTAAGATGTTCTACGCTATCCAAGATAGCCTTCTTCAGAATTTGATTTTTACAAAATAGTAAAAATTCTTCTTTTACGAAATTTAGATCGTCTGCTGTAACTTTAGAATATACTTGTTTCAATGCGTCAACGTATGACATTTTAAGCGTCTCGTTGGTTATAGCATCAATTTTTACCTTAAAAACTGTCAATGTTGGTACAGACTTGTATTCACTAAAGTAGTTTATTGTTTCTTTACATATCCATTGGTAAGCGTCGGTTTCGAAGAAATGGCACTCAATAATATCAGATATTCTTTCTATGAAAGCTTTGTCGGATACCAATGCGGAAAGGCATTTATGTTGAAAGTCTGCCCCGAACTTTTTTAAGTTTTCTATTTTTTCCATATTATATGTTTACATCGTAACCATACACTATGGACTGTTCAAGTCAACTTATAAAAAGTCCGTTCATTTATTTTGAATAATAATCCAAAATACCAAAACTTTCTCTGAGCCAATTACTTAACAATGGGAACTGATCATGTATTCCATCATAGGTAAACCTCTGTGTTATTTCTATAATATTACATTTTCTAATTTCCATTTCTACTCTAGCAGATATTCCATGTTGGTGACATACGGCAAAATCTGGTTCTCTTAGCTGCATTAATTTGTAATTTCTTTCAACTATTTCCCATTCTGACAGAACATTCTCATATAGTTTGTATTTTCCGGAGGTGGCCTCCGCATGATCTTTCAAATATTCAACATTTAAAGTTTTCTCTTCCGATATTTGCGGAAAGCATTTTATGACAGTTTTTGCTCCTGCTCCTTTTATACCGTCGATATTGTCCGATGTATCACCATCAAGACACCGGAATAGAACGAAGTTATGTGGGTGAATACCGTATTCGGAAACTACTTCGGATACACCATACAACTTCTTTTTTGTTGGACTCCACACACGTACCTGCTTATTTACTAATTGTAGAAAATCTTTATCCGCGCTCATTATCGTTACATTATTTTCTGGTTTATTGAAAACTGTAGTAGCCAGATAAGCAATAGTATCGTCCGCTTCAATGTTATCTACTGAGATTAGTGTTATTGGTAAACAATGCAAGTAAGCAATAAATTTTGCTAATTGTTCCTTCATGCTCTTCTCTTCCATATCGGGGGTGTTAACCTCGGCATACATCCTATTTACACGAATACGGTTCTTTCTTCCGGATTTATAATCTGGATAGATTTGTTTTCTTCTCTTTGATCCACCAGCACCATCAGCGACAACTATACATCTAGTTGGTTTTAATTCTCGTATAGCATATGCCAACGACTTTAAGCTACCAACTAGACCACCCGATAGGTTTCCGTTTTCGTTTGTGTTTGGAAATACTGAATAACATCTAATAAAAAGATTGAATAAATCGACTATCAAAACATCGGAGTTCAATGTTTTTTGTGGTCTATTCATTATTTCATTTTTATCTAAGTTCTCGAACAATGAAAATAATCTTTTTTTGTTAATTGGTTCGTTCATATTAATTCTCTCTCGACTGCATCTACTCCGATTTCTTTCACTTTGTTTATTAACCATTTTATATCTCTACCAGGTACAGAATCCCACTTCACCTTCAATATATACCAATTCAATATATTTGACCAACTATAAATTCCAGAAGTACTACCCACAATAAATTGTGATCCTTTAGTATATAGACAAGGATATATGCATTCGATGATACTACTATTGATAAATTCACATTCGTCTATGAAAATAGTAGAAAAGCTTTTTCCACGGACACTAGAACCTTTAGACGAAACCGATATAAAATCTATAGAGTTTCCACTGTTAGTGGATATAAACGATCTATTTATCGTTCTAAATATATTTTTATCTACCAATGAACAATTGTCCAACATTTCATATATAATTTTTCTTATGTTTTCATTGGAATTAAGATTATGAGACATCACGACAATTGATTGCTTTTCTGTGAATAGAAACTTCCAAACCAAGTATGCACATTGGATCGTAGTAAATCCTACCTGTCTAGGTTTTTTTACGAAAATTCTGCTTTCTTTTTGTGTGTTGTTGATGAAATCCTTTTGCCAATCATATAAAATAAAAGGAATACGACCACTTGATGGAGTGTTTATCGTTATATATTTTTCGATAAAATATATAGGATCTTCTTTACACATATCAATTTCGATTTCTTCCGGTGATGGCTTAACTAATGTTAAACCATATTGCGCCATTGATCTTATGCATCCAATTTTTTCTATTAATGATTGATCGAATCTTTTAAGATCGAAGCTATTATCATATATTGACTGTAATACTTCTCGTATTTTTTCTTTATTTTCCATGGTATTAATCTTCGAAAGTTTCTGAAAATTCTGCATCGTCATTGCCATCTTGACTATCATATACAAATATTTTCTTTTTGCATATTTTCATATATAGGAAATCTTTTATTTCTGGTCGATCTTGAAGAAGAGTTAAGAAGTTTTTTCTTTCAAATTGCACAACTTCCTTTACTGTTACTAGATCACCTTCTTTTGTGTCGAAAGTCTCATCAGTATAATCGAACTGGAAATTTTTCTCCTTCTTCAATGCTGCTCTTTCCAATTCTAATTGGACTTTTGTTTTCTTCTTTCCCGTGCTATCAGTTGTTTCAACTTTTGCGGTTTTGAAAACTTTATATTCTTGTAATCTTTCCAGCCAATTTCCATAATTGTCGATACCACTTCTGAAATATATATCAAATTCTGCTTTTCTGAATGGTGGCCCCATTCTATTTTTGACTACCTTAGCAATTGTTTTCATACCTATTGCTTCATTGTCTTTGTTTGTTATTTGTCCACTCTTTTGCAATCTAATTCTTACTGATGCGTGAAATGGTAATGCCTTCCCACCAGGAGTTATCCACTTATCACCAAGACCAACGAAACCGATCTTTTCTCTCAACTGATTGGTACAAATAAATAGAATTCTTTGTGTTCCTATCAATCCTGTTATTTTTCTGAATGCCTTGGATAGCAAGTAAGCTTTTGCTGTACCGAATCCCTCTTTCGCGTATGACTGTTCTTGCTCATCCTTTGTAGTCATTGCGGCAATCGAATCTATTACTACTGTTACCAATTGATTCCCATTTCCTTCACGTAGCTTTGCTATTAATTTTTCAATAGAATTAAAAATGTCTTCGACTGTATTAAGAGAAACAACTAACAATTCACTTACGTCAACTCCTATAGCAGTTAGGTATTCTTTAGATAATGCGGTTTCTGTATCAAATAATATTGCAGTTCCTCCCTTTCTTTGTGTATCAGCTAAAGCGTGAGCAACTAGCAATGATTTTCCGCTGGCTTCTTCTCCGGAAATTTCTATAATTCTTCCTACGGGGAGACCACCATTTGGTCTATTGCTTATAGCTAAATCTAATTCGGAGTTACCTGTGCTAATCCAGTCAGTTACATTGGATGGATCATCTTCCTTATCTAAGAAAAATGCCACCTTCCCTTGGTCAGTGACTGCCTTATTTATAACATCTACCAGTCCTGCTAGTAGATCAGATTTTGACGTTCCGGTTTCTGCCTTAGTTGATTTTGTTGATTTTGCCATATAATTTGTTTGTATTAACGTAAATGAGTACATTATGGGAGTATTTCATCCCATAATATAATTCTAAAAAGAAGTATATTACTTCTTCTTGAACATTTCATCGAAAGCATTTTCTACATCTTGTGTAGATGCGGCTTTCTTTACTTCAGACTTTGGTTCATCCTTTTTCGTGGATGATCTTACTGGTGGTTCTTCATCAACTACCTCAGTATTGACTGGTGCTGATGTTGTCTCTTCTGATTGTTCATCCGAAGAACCTGAACTTAGCCATTTTTCCAAGTTTTCTGATAGTTCATCATATGTTGGTTCTTTGTAGATTTCCAATATATTCTTCTGATTCTTCAGTTTTTCCATTACAGCTTTATTGCTTGGATCGATAACCATCGAAGAATTTGGTTTAACTCTTATTGATGTTTCTGGATACTGTTTTTTTACTGTCTCTTCCTTTGGTATGAATTCGATTGTGATATCTCGACCACTCTTTGGATCGGCGATATCTCCATAATCTGGATCTGCGATAATAGAAATAAGTTCAGCATAAGTTTGTTTACCAAATCCCCAAAACTTAACACCGGCATCTTCTTCTCCCCTTACGAGAATAGGAACATATACGCGCATTTTTGGTTCTAGAATCTTTGCTTGTTTATAGTCTTCCTTATCGCCAGTTTTCTTTAGTTTATTTACCAATTCTACAATTGGATCTGGGCGATCAAATGTTGATGGTGATAGGAATGTCTTGCCGTTTAGACCGTAATGGAACTTTAGTTCGATAAACGGGTTATCCATACAATGGACATATGGAACAATTCGGATAATGTGCTTTCCGGATGGCTTCCAAATGAAGTCCTTAGTTGAACTCTTATTATTAAGAGTGCCTAGTCGTGCTTTTAGTTTATTAATATCTATTGCCATAATCTTTATTTAGTTGTTTAATGTTTAATGCTTGAGGACATTAATTCATCCTCATACCATAAATATACGATAACGTCATAAAAGCAATCTATAAAAAAGCCCGACTACTTTTTATAGTCGGGCTTTCGATATTAAATTTAATATTAATAATTACAATTTTTGGCCAGGTAATCTTTCTTGTCTCTTCTTATCCAACCATTGTCTAATACTTACTCTATCTTGTTCAGTTGCTGGGACAGCTGATCCATCTATTCCTATTACGGCACGTAGTGTTCCGTTACTATCGTAGTAGTTACCATTATCTCGCTTTTCCCATTTTTGATTATGTGCCCATTCAAGTGAAGGATCTTTATATGCTGAGAAATCTGTAAGATCTAATGGCGTTCCTTCTGGTTCACCAGTACCATACGAAACCGGATCTTTCTCCTTTTTTGATAATTGCGAAATTGGTTCAGATTTACTTTGTGGATTTTGTTGAACTGGTAATTTATTGACTTCCGGTTTTACTGGTGCTTCTGCTCCATTACTCGCTGGTTCCGGTAATGTTGGTTTTGGTGCCGCCTGTTGACCCGATGTATCTGGTGAAGTTTTTATTGCTTGTTCTGGTTTTTGTGCATTAACGTCTTCTGGCTTCTGTATTGTCTGTGGTTTCTGTGGTTCAGAAACTGTTGGTTGTTCAGGCTTAACTACTTGTGATGGGTCTTGTACGGCACCAGTAGGCTCCATTGCAGACGGTTTGGCTTTTCTTACCAAATGCATTCCACCCTTTCCGCTGGTAGGATCATAATTAAAATATTCTCCCGATGATAATGCTTGAGCTTTATAGTCTGGAGTAGGAAATGTAACTAAAAATCCTTCTTTATTGTACGCTTGTCTTTCTGGAAATTTACCCTCTACTATTTTATTAGTAAATTCTTTTATATCTTCATGTATAACATTCATTTCCGATAATTTTTCGATAAGAATATTCATATGTTCCTGTATTAGTGGATTGAACATTCCATCGGCAATTCTATTATCTAATGAGCACTCTGTAATTAAATGGTCTATTATTTCAAATTTTATCATATATACGAATAAATATCAACTATTATCAGATATCGCACCAATTAATTCTATTTTTGTCATTTCATCGAAGTTGTGCCCTACCTTGATAGATACCTTGAATCCACCATCGGTCATTAAGTTATTTATCCCAATTAGACATTCTTTACCATCATTTTTATTGAAATCAAATAATATACTATCATATCCATATAAGATAGGAATCGTTATTTTGTCCGATAAGAATGTATATAAGTTTTCCATCACCAGACAATTTCTTTCTGTTTCGTATGCTTGTAGAATATAATTAGTTACTTTATTTGGATTTGGGTTATCTAAATGCTTATCAGATATAGATCTAGAAAAAATTGGTGTGTCTACATATCCGTTATTTTTAAAGTATACCCACCTATTTTTAATAAAATCGTCTACTGTTTTGTAGAATGGAATCGGTAAATATTTTTTATCGATATGACCATATAACTGAGTAAATACTTCCCCTTTTAGACTCTCTTGTTTATCTGTAGAAATTTTTGCCATTTCTCCGGTCAACCAAACGTATAAATCCGTAAATTCCGGAAATGTAAAGTTAGTTAACTTACCGAGTAAATGTGGATGGTACGCTTTAAAATCAAACAAAACTAACATACCATCATTACCAAACCTTGATGTGATTATTTTTCTCTGCCCATCATTTTTATGTAATGCTGCAAAATTTATACCATGAATAGAATTACTTGGTCTACCAGTTGCACTGAATATATTGTAATTATTGTAAAATAGTCCGTTCTTAGTATATTTCAACTTTTCGTATCCAAAGTGCGTTTTGAATTCTTCTTGGTCAATATTTAATCCATGCCGTTCTATCTTGAATAGGAATGGTATAATTCTACGCACCAATGATAAGTAACCAGGTTCATATAACCCGATGTATTCCTGTGACAAGTGATCTATTGATATATCTCGAAATTTCTCTACGTGTTTGGTTATAGGAATTATTATATTTAATCCGGAAGAATTCCTATCTCGGTAGAAAAAAGTATTTTCGTGGTTATTATCTTCTGGGATTATACCGTTATGTGAATAGTTATAAACTTCTCTATCATGGAAATTTATATTTATGAAATCGGGAAAGTAATGTAATGACTTTTTTAATTCCACGATAAAATTAAATTTATTCTCCCTTATCTTTTCCGATAGCTTATAAAAGAAATCGTCCGATTTTATCTTGTAATATTCGTCATGTAAATGATTAACTACATAGATATTATTTCTACCTATAGAAAATATAGAAATAACTGGTCCGGTTATTTGGGGGTGAAACAAATCGTTTCCACCAATAATTTTCAATAAAAACATTTCATTTTTCGGAAATGTTAATTTATCTAAATCATCCAGACTCTTTAGGTAATTGATAACCATTTCAAACTTCTTCTATTGTGTATTCGAATTTAACAGTTCCGTCGCTATTCAATAATTGATACCCAAATTCGGTTGAGTATATTTCCAATTTAAGCATATCAGAATCATTTTTTACATATCCGTATAAAAATTCAAATGCAGACAATATACCAGTTGGGTTTTCAAATGTGATCAACTCTTCCTTCTTTGTTTTTGTTTTTAATTTTGTAATTTTATTAATTACAAGTTTTGTCGATATTTTTTGATTCATTTCAGATTTATAGCTGATGTTTCGTTGATGTCAACAAAAAATTGAACGGAAATCGATTATGGTTCATATTTATGTATCGAAGTCGAGCATTTGGCTCGCTAGATTAGAAAAATCCAACAAAGGAAAAACTATGATTAAAAATACACAAGAAATTAACGTGCTCGTGAACGGGAACGCAGTAAAAGAATATGTTCATCAAGAACATACATACATCGAAGCTAAAGACGGTTCAAATTTTAGCATTAGATTGAAAAATAACGGAGGAAGCAGGGTAATGGCTATTATCTCTGTGGATGGTATCGATGTAATAACCGGAGAAAAAGCATCAGATACCCAATCTGGATATGTCTTAACTCCATATTCATCAACAGAAATAAAAGGATTCAGAATTGATTCTGAATCAGTCGCGTCTTTTAAATTTACCGAAAAAGGTAAATGTAATGGATACGCCGAAATCAAAGGAGATGCATCTAATGCTGGAGTAATTGGTGTAAGAATTTATTCGGAGAAAGAAAAACTATTAACATCAAGTGAAGTTTTTAGACTTACAAAATCATTTAAAGATAAAACTTATGGTAGTTTAGGTGATCAAATTACCTGTGGTGGCTTTGTTAATACCAACTATTCTGGAGAAGTAAACTCTATGGATTTATCAACATTAAATTCATCTTTATCTTCAATGTCTATGAACTGTAGTTATTCTACAGGTGCCAATGTATTGAGATCCGTAAATCTTTCGGAAAATACTGAAGTAAAAGGATTTGATACAGTAACAGAATTCGGAGCAAAGGCTGAGAGTAAAGTAGTTACAACGGTATTTAAAATTGGTAAATTAATATCAGAATTTTCGTTTTTATATGCGAGCAAAGAAAGTTTAAAACAAATGGGAATTCAATTTCAAAGAATAACTGAAATTAGATTACCAGATGCATTTGATAAAAATATGAAATTTTGTACACCACCAGCTAACTGGAAGGGATAAAAATTCAAATTATTAAATACACAAACAAGTCCATTCTGAGAAATTAGAATGGACTTTTTTATTTTTCGCTTGACAACTTTACCGTCGATTCATATAATGAATAAAATGTATTATAAATAATAAAAAGAAAAAATAAATATTATATTATTGACATAATATACCCGGGTTTATATTATTATTTAATAACCGGGTTATTATATATTCTTTATTAATATCTTTTTATTTATATATTATTAGTAATTAATACATTATATTAATATAATAATTAAGTATTGACATATGGTTATTTTTATGATTTGGTTGAAGAACTATGAGAAAATTAGCATCAATTCAAAAAGTTTTAGAAATTAATCCAATAAAAGGAGCGGATAAAATCGAAGTCGCGAAAATATTGGGCTGGGAAGTTGTCATAAAAAAAGGTGAATTCACTGTCGGTGATTATGTGATCTACCTAGAAATCGATTCCTTGCTACCTAGAATGCCTTGGAATCAATTTTTATTTAAGGATGACACGAAAGATACCTACCGACTAAAAACTGTTAAATTACGTGCGCAGATAAGCCAAGGATTGCTATTGCCTATTTCTGTTTTAAGTCAATATGAAAATCCACCGAGTATCGAAGAAGGCTTGGAAGTAACTGAATTGTTAAAAATAACTAAATATGAACCATCTATTCCCGCTGAGTTACATGGGTTGATTAAAGGTCAGTTTCCGTCCAGAATTCCGAAAACTGACGAACCGAGAATCCAAAATTTTCCTAATATCGTAACTGAGTGTTATGGTGTCGAGATGGTTGGAACATCTAAACTCGATGGAACTTCTGTAACTTTCTACTTGATTGATGGTGTTTTTGGTGTTTGTTCTAGAAACTTGGACTTAAAACCAACGGAAGGAAATACATACTGGAAAATGGCATTGAAGTATGATGTCGAAAATAAAATGAGACAAGTTCAAGAAACGATTGTGTCGAGTACCAGTGAATTTGCTAATTTCTCTTGTGCTGGTGAAATATTCGGAGAAGGAATCCAAGGAAACCCAATGGGTATAAAAGGCCAAGAATTAAATCTTTTCAGTTTGTATGATATCGATAACGCAAAATACAAGTCACATGAAGTATTAAAACATTTCAGTGCATTAACCGGAATACCAATGGTTCCAGTTGTAATTGAAACTATTTTTGGTGATACTTTTACTGCGAAATATTTACTAGAATTTGCCGATAAATTAAACTATCCAAATGGTAGTCCAATGGAAGGAATTGTTTGGCGACCAAAGAACAAGGAAATGTATTCTGAAATACTTAAAGGAAGATTGAGCTTCAAAACAATATCAAATTCTTTCTTATTGAAAAATGGAAATTAAATAAAACAAAATCCGATACCGGCTTTTGTTAATGTTTTTGTATCTTCATAATTTATGAATAATCGAGAACATTGATTTCTCGTAAATCCTCTATTCAGATTATGTAAAAATTCATTAGTAAGACCATATTTCTTTATAAATACAGAATGAATAGGATATAGATTTCCCAAATGATCTCTTAAAATTTTTTTATTTCTTTGTCTACTCAAAGAAAACGCGGCTTTATGTGCGTCACTTTTAGGTTTATTTTTTAATGCTGCTGATACATTTTTACCATGTGATGCTACTTTCTTTATACCTTTTAAGTTTACTGTACACTTCCTCCCCCGCATTTTGTCAGAATGACTCTTCTTTCTTTCCGGAGTCCAATATTCAGATTTCAATCTAATAGATTGTTCTAATTTCCTCGCGTCGGTCCATTGAGCCTTATGAATGGACTTCATTTTATCTCGAAATCCTTCCTTGTTCCACAGTAATATGCTAGATTTAGAGGCGTGTTTCTTTTGTTCTTCAGTGTATACATATCCCTTACCTCCTTTTGGTTTTCCATCTAATCCATTTTCCACTATTAAATTTGCCCAATCATCTGATTTTTCAATGTTGTTTTCTTTGGAGAAATTGATAGCAAATTTTTCACATTCTGTTTTATCATAAAAAGTTCCTTCTATTTTCGTATCAACAAAATTTCCATGTTTCTTTAGATGTCTTTTCCAGAATAAACCAGAACCTTTATATTTAAATGGATCTCTACAAGTTTTTCCGAAGTATTTTAATCCAGTAATCTTATGAGTTTTTACATATAAATAAATAGGTTCTTGTTCGTATTCCATGTAATATACATATGATATCGAATAGATTTCTATTAAAATATTTTTTTAATGATGTCTGTTTTCGGAATTTTTATCACAAATTGAATACATTAAATTACTTTTCGTTCAATAATTCAGAGATAATTTCCTTTATTATCTCTTTTAATTTTCTATTGGCATAATATGCCCTAACACTGGCAAGTGCTTTCTCTTTCGAGTTATGATGAGAAACCACTTTACCAGTGTTTTTTGTTTACTTTTACCCACTTTTTTCCTTGCTTTTTTATAGAATATGGCATAACGTATAAATATATGAAATTTAAAGATTTTTACGTAGATGATAGGCTCGAAGAGATAAAATTGATGGTAGAGTCTCCTATGATAATGAATAGATATGACGTTGACCAATTACAGAGTATGGGGGAGAATTTTAGATTCACACAAGCAGTGACAGAGAAAATAAAATCCCCTACCGATGAATTTAACGGATACAATATTTACAGTTATATTGCAAAAGAACAAACACATGACCTATTCGTAAAAGATAAAATAACTTATGCATTTTTTTCATACGTCATTAAAGATGATTCAATAATAGGAAAAAAAGTCTGGCAGGAGCATTTACATCACGGTTTTTGTAGAAAAATATTAAAAGAATTTTACTTACCAAAATATAACATAATTTCAGATGAAATATTTTCAAAAATGGGATATGGATATTACAAAAAACTTGTGTCCGAACTATTGCGAGCCGGACATAAGATAACCTGTTTTGATTACAAAACAAATGAATTATTGGAGGATATTACCGAAGTTGAACAAATAGATAAGTATTTTGGAGATTCATCAAATAAGTTTTTCGATTACAGATTTAAGATATTTAAAAAATGAAAAAATTGTGGTCAATATGGGCAAAAACAATGGGATCTAAAATCTCGGATAATGATAAGGAAGCTGATATATCAGCGATAATTAGAACTTTATTTTTCTTGCTTAATGTAGTAACTTGTGTTCTAATCATTATGAATAACACAAAACAATTAGGATACTGGAAGTGAATTTATGCAAATAAGATACAATTTTAAACAAAAACCAACAAGCAAGGTATGGTTCGTTTCCGACTTACACGCTGGACACGAGAAGGATTTTATTTTAAATCCTCGTGGGTATAAGACCGCTAAAGAAGCATATGAGGATATCTTTAACCAATGGAATGCCGTTGTAGCTCCAGAAGACATCGTTTTCAATTTAGGTGACTTAGTTGTTGGTGCCGGAACTAATAGCGAACAGGTTGCAAATGAAATGATACATGGTTTAAATGGTAACTGGTTCTTCATTTTCGGAAATCATAATGCCGGTATAAAACAAATATATCGCAAGGAATTAAAAGAACAGTTTAATTTAGATTCCGATTATCGAGAATTATTCCCTCTTTGGACAAAAGATGAGAAAATAACTTTCATTGGTGATTACGCTGAAATTATAGTTGACGGTCAGTTTATTATATTGGGCCATTATCCAATTGAAAGCTGGAACGAGATGGGTAAAAAATCGATCCATATTCATGGTCACTGTCACCGAAATCTACCTATTAATAAAAATCTACGTAGAATTGACGTAGGTTGGGATTATAAGAAAAGACCAGTTTCGTTCGATGAAATAAAAATCGAAATGGATAAGGTTGAATTTAAACCAATAGATCATCACGGTAAATAATATTATGAGTAAGCCCAAAAATATATTTTTAGTCAGACATGGATTGTCAATTGGGAATGTGGACAGAAACGCATACAAGATCAAACCAGATTGGAAAATAGAATTAGCTGAGAAGGGACACGTACAAGCAAAAGAAGCTGGAATAAAATTAGCAACATTGATAAATACCAATGTTGCATTTTATGTATCTCCTTATAGGAGAACAAAGCAAACATTGAAGGAGATACTTGAGAGCTTCGATTCAACCTTGATATACTCTATAAAAGAAGACCCTAGATTGCGTGAGCAAGAATATGGTACCGGTAGATCAACAAAGAGTGAACTTGATTTTGATGTGGTAGAAAAAGAAAGGATAGATTGTGGACCTTTTTTCTATCGATTGGCTGGAGGAGAGAGTCCATGTGACGTTTACGATAGAATGACAACGTTCCTAGATACATTACATAGAGATTTCCAGAAACCAGATTTCCCAGAAAATGTTGTTATAGTTACACACGGAATGGCTATGAGAGTATTTCTTATGCGTTGGTTTCATTGGGACGTTGATTATTTTCATAGAATACGAAATCCAGAAAATTGTGGAATTGCACATATGCAGTTACAGGGAAATGGTAAATTTTTACTAAAAACCGAAATGCAACTGAGAGAAGTTAATGAAACGGAAATGTAATAAGTTATTAATTCTACACAATAGGTTAACTGAATATTGTTTAGACATAGAAAAAGTAGCCAAATCCCATGGATGGGATACTTGGCGTGGAGTTGCTTCTGATGATTATATTAAAGTTTGTGAAGGATACGAAACCGTAAGATATTACGGTAACTATATCCACGCAGAATGGTTGATAAATGATTGTTCGTTTAAATTTGATTACCGACCAATCACATTATTACATTACAATACAAATGAAAATATTACTGGTAGAAAAGTTCATCTATGTGATTCTGACCAAATAGAACATACATTCACGGTAGATATTTTTGTTAAGTGCGCATTCCAAAAAAAGTTCGATCCGAGAATATTTAAAGATGGTGAAAGTCTACCACAATTCGACGAAGTAACCTCTTTATATTTACAAGAACCTATATATGATATCGATGAAGAGATTAGATGTTTCGTTGATAATTGCGAAGTAAAGACCGCTAGTTACTACGTAATATCACATGGACATTGGAATAAAGTACAATATAAAAACATAGATGATAATATTCCACAATCCATAATAGATAAAACTAAGGAAGTTTGTATTTCTCTTGGTATTAATAATGGAATATGTTTAGATTTTTATAGAAGAAAAGGACAAGATACTTGGTTTTTACTAGAAGCTAACATACCTGCATTTTGTGGATTATATGATTGCAATGTGGAAAAAGTATTTGATGTAATAATTAATAGTCAGATAGATACGGTAGCAAACATACCATATTCTCAATTTATTAACCAACCAACATCGGAATCTGTTAGTTGGTTGAGTAAGAGAACAGGAATAACAGATATTGACACTTTAAAAAAATTAGGTAGAATACTTAACAAAAAATGAAAGTTATTAAACAATTAAAATGCCCATGGTCAACGGGATTGTGGCACGCTTTTGCTGGTGTCCTTGGCTACGATGATGAATTTAAACCAATTCGAGAAGAATTGTTGAAGCAGGGTATGACTGAACATGATATATATCATATACATTTTAAGAATTGGATAGATGAAGAATTTCCAAAACGCACAGCTAAGATAGAAGCCGAAACCGGATTACCAAACGGATATTATTGGTCAGATACACCATAAAACAAATATCGCGTCATTACTGATTTTCTGTTGACAAACGGAAAATATCCATTACATTTCGGTTGAAATGAAAACCGCTTTATTCACAGGATCTTTTGATCCGGTAACCAAAGGACATCTGGATCTAATAAAAAGATCATCCGAAATCTTCCATAAAGTAATTGTTGGTGTCGGAATAAACCCAACGAAGAAATATACATTTTCAATAGAACAGAGAGTAAATTTCATAAAACACAACACGCTTATGTTGAAGAACGTAGAAGTGTTAGCAATGGAAGACGGAAAGCTTTCTGCTGATATGGCGTATGAACACCAAGCCGTTATAATAAAAGGAGTAAGGATAAACGCAGATTTTGATTATGAACGATTAATGGATGATATCAATAAGCTACATTGTCGCGGAGTCGATACTATGATATTCCCTTGCAGACCAGAACTAAGCCATGTTAGTTCAAGCGCAACCAAAGAGGTATGTAAGCTAAATGGGAACACGGAAGATTTTGTTACGTTGGGTGTAAAGGACGCACTAGAACAGTCAAATGGACAATTTAGAATCGGGTTGACTGGATCTATAGCTTCTGGAAAATCTACGTTAATGCGTGAGATCGAGAAAAAATTAGGAGATAAAGTATTTAATGTTGATTTGGATATAATAGCACATGATATATTATTTCTAAGAATAGAACCGATTTATTTAAAAATAAGGAGCGATCTACAGACAAAATTTGGGATATCCGAATGGAATAAGAGAAGTCTTGCGGAGGTAATATTCACAGACCCAACCAAAAGAGAATATCTAAACTCGTCAATCAGACAGTCTATATTTACGAGAATACGGTCTGAATTACATAATAAGAAGGGACTAATAGTATTCAATAGCGCACTTTTAGTTGAGGCTGATATGTTGGATTTTGTTAATAATAATGTGGTTTTCACAAGAACTCCATACGAAGTTCAGCTAGAGAGACTATTAAAACGAGGCCACGATAGAAATCAATGTGTACAAAGATTAAATTCGCAGTTGTCATACGATTCTAAAATGGAAAGAGCATTGGATAAAATAGATAACGATAGATATGGAAAAGTTATAACAATAGACACATATGAAACACCAGAATCCGAATTGTGTGTTGTTGTAGATTTAATATTAAAGTTTTTTAATTACGATATAAAACATGAGTAAAACGATTAACGAGAAATCAAACTACCGAAATGAACCTCAATTAACTCCATTAGAGTATACCTTTCAGCTTTCTCCAGAACGTAAATGTAAAGTATTTTTGAATGCAAATTGGATTGTTAGGCTTAGTGAAGATCATAAACTTATTGAAGAGAACAAATTAAGGAATAAATTATGATACCTTACTTAAAATTTTATGAAATTATTCACATCATGTCAGTAGAAGATTTTGAAATACCCGTATCACGAGAAGAATTCGATCTATTTCGTAGCACGTTCGGTGTACGTGGAAAAAGTCACACGGACGAAGATTATTATGACTATACCCAATGCATTAAACAAATTAACTTTGGTATAGAAAAAGATATAGGAAAAGAAAAAATTCTATGTAAAAAAGTAATGGTTGGAGAGAATACAGATTTAACAATAATAGAAAAAGAAAAGGGATTCGTAAAATGGATAACTTAAAAAGTAAATATAGAAATACAATAGAATTTTAAAGAAAATGAATAACGAAATTAAATTAACAAGTTCCGATTGGAATTCAAAATTATGTAAAAAACTTGGAGTTCTCCATGTTATTAATAACCCAGATGGGTGGGATAGAGCAAACTTCTCAAGATCATATTACGAAGAAAAAGTCACAAAATCAGAATTTATTGCTAGACTTTCGGTATCAACTCTGATAGGTTCTCCTTTAGAACTAACAAAAGCACTAGACGAAATCTAAAAAATGAATAAATTATCTACGTTATTTTCCAGAACAGCTACCGGAGCTATCCAACAATGGGATATCGAAGTCACAGATAACAGATTTAGAGTTATTTGTGGGCAAGTAGGTGGTCAATTAGTTACTAGCGAATGGAGCCAATGTGAAGGAAAGAACATCGGAAAGAAGAATGAGACTTCACCGGAAGGACAGGCATTCCTAGAAGCAGAATCAAAATGGACAAAGAAGGCTCGGATGGGATATACCGAGGATATAAGTAAAGTAGATAACTGCATGGCTTATATCGAGCCAATGACAGCGAAAAAACTTGTAGATCGACTCAAGAAAATCGACTTCAAGAAAGGTGTTCTTGTTCAGAACAAATATAATGGCCACAGGTGTGTTGCAAGAATGGAGGGAGGAAAAATCATCCTTAGAACCAGAACAGGAAAATTATATTATTGTGTTCCGCACATTGCTAAAGACTTGGAAGAGTTCTTTACCAAATATCCAGAATCTATACTTGATGGAGAGCTATTCAATAATGACCTGAGAACAAAATTGAATGAGATTAGTAGCTTACTCCGTAAAGGTGAGGATGTTACTGCGGAAGATCTTGAAAAGAGTGAACGATTGATAAAATTCTACGTTTATGATGGATATAATTTTGACGAAACTCTGGATCAAGACTCTGATTATATTCTTAGAAAAACATTTATTGATACAAATATTTCGGAGTTATGTGATTTCTGCGAAATTGTAAAAACTGATATTGCTTATTCTATGGTAGAAGTCGATAAAATTTATAATGAATATTTAGCTGATGATCAAGAAGGTGCTATTATTCGACTCCCAAATTCACCATACGAAAATTCCCGTTCTGCTAATCTCCTGAAATACAAGCCTGTTGATGATAGTGAATGTGAAATATTGAGCTTACATGAAGGTACTGGAAATTGGGCAGGAACAGCAAAAACTGCAACGGTGAAATGGAACGATAAAATTTTCGACGCGACATTTAAGGGATCTTTGGAACTAGGAAGAGAGCGATTAAAGAATCCAACACCATGGATAGGAGCCACTGTAACTTTTCTGTATAATGGATTGACAGGACTTTCCGTACCAAATTACGCAAGAATCGATCCAGAGAATTGCTTCACTGGAGACAAGTGATAAATTATATTAATACGGAATATGAAAATTAATTACGGGTTGATTGCATATCTACCATATCAAGATAAAGATGGTAATATAGACATATTGCATTTTTGTGGATATGAACAAAAACCATCAACATATGATATTGAGTCTCTACGTGAGGAATTTAAGAATGATAAAGAATTTGGACTCACTGAAATTTCCGATGATATCATCATACAATTAGCAACAGAATCTATTTTAGAATATTATAAAAGACAAATAAATACACATGAACAAGTATAAATTAATTGAACGAGAACTAATATCAACAGAAACCGAACTTGGTGATATCAATATAAAGGTTTTTATCGCAATAGAAAAAGACGGTAAACAAATCAAAGGGAATATAGACAGTGATACATTGAAAACTCTCGCTCAACACCACGGTAGAATGGTTGCTGGCGATACGCTACTAACAATGGTCGAGATGCTAATACAGGGAAAATTACAGGGAAAATAAATACACATGAATATACACGAAACAATAAAAAATATTATTGAATACACATTGAAAGATTGTGTTTTTCTTACTAAGGTAGGAGCAGACAATAAAGTTATAGACATACTCAGTATTTTAATTGATAATGGGAAGTTTAGGTTGGAATCTTCGATGGAGGGAACAACATACAGCGGAACGGTTTATTATCAACTACCAAGACAATATGAATTTAAATGTATTAGTTTCGTATTGCGTGGGGAAAGCTGCTCATTTTCTGATACCGATAAAGTTAAACCTTTTAATTTTGATATCGTCAATAGACCATTAAAACAATTAGGTGTGATGGTTGATGGGTTATTGATATATAATCAAGTGGGTGGATATATATCATTAGAAAAATTACATGAAGATTTGGCCGATTTAAATTATTTCATGAAGAAAGTAAACGCAGCAGCAAAATATGAACCAAAGTAAATCTAAATTTTACAAGTGCTCCTGTAGCACCCATCTACTAGAAATAGATACATCATTTAGAGATGAAGCGGAGGATACTTATTTTTCTATATGGGAACTCGGGAGATCGTCTGGTAAAATGAGATGGACAGAACGCATTCGTTGGTGTTTCCGTATACTAAAAACTGGCAATCCATGGTCAGATAGTGTGTGTTTAAGCAAAGAACAAGTTAATGAAATAATCGAACAATTAAAGCATGATTGAAGCACTCATAACAGTAAAAGTTAAATCAAACCACATGTCGAAAGATGATTTTGACATGGTGCGTGGATACAGTGGAAAATGTATGTGGAGAGATTATGAAGAATATTTTTGGTCAATAAAAGATCCAATATTCAGTGGGCATACCACCGGACCAATAAGATTTGATACAGATGATATCGAAGTAGCCAAATTCTTACTCACAAAAGTAGAAGGATTGGTCACTGTTCACAGTATCACATTTATATAACACATCATGAATTGGAATCAAGAAACCCCTAACCATTACTATTACATCGCCGCGCTATTCAATGCTAAGTTTTATGGATATTGCTCATGGTCAGTAACAGGAGATAAATTATCATTTTTGATATCACTCAATGATGTATTTGTTCCAGCAGCAGATGCACAAGAAGTAGAACCAGAAGAAATGGACGAATATTATGATTTATTATGTGTTGACGACAGTGAAAAGGCTGGTTATGATCGCGTCATTCAACTAATAAAAAATAAAAGAGGATATACGGAATGAGCGTAAATAATATAATGTTTTCTGGTGGGTTCGATAGTACTGCACTACTGCTTTCCAAATACGGAGAATGTAAAAATTTTCCACAAAATTATAACGTGATATCTGTCTATCATGAACTTATAACAAATAAAGACGAAGACAAGAAAGCCAGAGATAGAATTAAAGAAATATTAAAAGATCACCCACATAATAAATATTTCAATTTCGTCGAAATAAATGTCTCTGGTGGATTAGGTGCTTCTGGTCAAGCTTCTATTTGGCCTCAATATGCACTTGAAGGAGCAGTGAGTACATACGAAAGATCTGAATGTAATATATTTTTTGGTTACATAAAAGGGGATGATTTCTTCCACTTTAAAGGTGAATACATGGATTTATATAAATCATATGAAAAAGTAATACGAGGATATGAAAATATAACAGATTTCAAGATAAATCCAATTTTTCCATTTGAGTGGTTCACAAAGAGAGAATTGGTTTACATGTACTCAACAATACCCGAAGTATTTTATGCTATATCATGGGCTGGAGACACTGTTACGTGTAAAGCAAAGGAAAAAGAAGAAATTGAGAACATATTCGAACAAATAAAGTTAGGGCTAAGAGCAAATGAGCGCGGAGAGAAAAAGGTAGCGTGTGATGATTATCGCGTCGATAAAGAAGAAAGAAAAGAAGTAATTGATTTAGATCAATATGTTTATGAAATTTAGAAAAATCGGTTATTGACAATTTTGGTGATAAGACGTAATATATCGGGCAATGAAATTTCAGATAAAAACTACTTACGGAAGTCACTATGATTATGACAACGTAAGCCCATACACGGTTTTCGATGGTAAATGGGGAGGATTCGGAATGCAGTCATGGTTTCGTGGAATTGATAAAGAAAATCCGAATAATGTATTCGAAACAGCATCAAAATGTAGCGAGGAAGAGTTAATTATTCGTAGTTGGTATTTTAGAGTCTTCGATATTAAACTCGATAAGTGGAGAGATTTAACAAAAAAAGAAAGCAATAAATACAGGATACCAGATAGAAAATATGTAAAACCAGACTTCTCGAAAACTGTAGTGACAATGACAATAATGAAACGACCATTTGCCGACATTGATCTTAAATCTATTATGCTGGTTCAACCAATGAATGATGGTGCTAATATAGAATAATAAATTATATGGACAACGATAAAACAATAGTTGGTAAACTCGAAACAATAAAACACATTCACAAAGTTCGTGAGAATCTTTCCAAGGTAATTGAACTTCTTGATGAACGGGCTAGATTACATGATCTATCCAAGTTAGAAAGCCCAGAAGCTGAGATTTTTGGTGAGCATACACCTGAACTAGCTAAAGTTGAATATGGGTCAGATGATTACAAGAAGTTACTCGAAAAAGTAAAACCTGCTATAGATCACCATTATTCAAAAAACAGACATCATCCAGAATTCCATGTCAATGGTATAAATGATATGGACTTAATAGATATAATCGAGCTTTTATGCGACTGGAAGGCTGCAACCGAAAGAAATAAAAATGGTAATATTAGAAAGTCTATAGAACATAATACTGGACGATATGGAATGTCTGAGCAAATGGCAAAGATAATGCAGAATACAATCGATAGACATTTTTAATGAGTAATAGGGACGGAAAACATACGAAACTTAGGCACAAAATATTTTCCGATTTCCCTAAGTGGTTTCGGGAAATTAGACCATTTAAATGTTGGTTTCCAAAAGGTAACTCTGTTCATCCATATGATTGGGATTTTCGCGATTCGAAAAATATGAAAACCAAATATCAAAATAAGAAAATAAAGGAAATTATTAAAAATGAAAGTGATTAATTTATTCGCTGGTCCATCGTCGGGTAAATCAACAACCGCAACTGGTATATTCTATACTTTAAAAAGTAAATATAACATAAATTGTGAGTATGTTTCCGAGTATGCTAAAGTATTAGCATGGGAGAACAATACAACAATAATTGGTGATCAATTATATGTTACAGCAAAACAGAATCGCGGTCTAGAAAGGTTGCGCGGTAAGGTTGATTATGCGATAACAGATTCACCATTATTGCTTGGGATACATTACTCTACCAATTACTTCTTGAAGAGCTATGAAGCTATGGTAGTTGATTTATTCAATAGCTACGATAACATCAATTTTTTCATTAATAGAAAAAAGGAATATAATCCACATGGAAGATTCCAAAATAAAGAACAAGCAATACAAGCAGACGTTGCTATAAAAAATTTGCTGATCACTAAGAGTATCATGTTTACGGAAGTGGACGGTGATATTTTTGCTGTTGACAATATCATAAAAATGTTAGATGATGTGAGACTGAAATAAAAATATGAAAACTTTGACATACAAAACTGGAAATGTCCTCACCGACGAAAATATACAAGTCGTTATTCACCAGACAAATACTATGGGTGTGATGGGTAGCGGAATCGCCCTATCCGTGAAGAATATGTACCCACAAGCGTATGAAGCTTATAAATTAACCGAGAAAGAGAATAAGCTAAAACTCGGTGAAATTAGCTATGCTGGTATGCAACGAAATGGAAAACCATTCGTAATTATAAATGTAAATGGACAAGGAAATTTTGGTGTTGGTGTTAGACAGACTAACTACGAAGCACTTTTTGTTGGGTTAGAACGCGCAAGAAAGATTTGCGATTTGGCACAAATGGAGCCAAAACCAACGGTAGGTTTACCATTTAACATAGGGTGTGCTCGTGGTGGCGGACAATGGGAAATAGTTGAACGTTTGATAGAAGTAGCCTTTGATGGATACTCTGGCGATGTAGTTATTGTAGACTATGACGGTGTAGAAAATAAGTAACATGAATACGAGAAAACATATATTTGGTAATTGGGAACAGACACAGATATATAATTTCTATACGGAGGAGGAAATTAAATCTCTATATGGTGGCGTATTGAAATATATTATAATATATGAATACCCAGCTGAAATAGTTGATAATAAATCAATCTTCGCAGTTTCTCGTAGATTCGACTCTGAACAAGAAATGTTTGAATGGGTGAGTAAAAATGTTATTGGTATTCTTAACCTCATTAAACCGAGTGAACTACATCCATATTATATTGCCAGAATATTCCCCGAGGATAAGGCTACGTGATTAAAAATACGCCACAAGAATTAACTGATAAGTGGGAACCAACAACAAAACTAGTTGTTGGTATTTCTGTAGATGATAAATATATATTATCGGTTCAACTAGAAGAACTGAAATCGGAATGTGAATCATCTGGAAAAAATTCCGATAATATATTCTGTATATTGCTGGTAGTATTGTTGCATTCTTACAGAGAAAAGTTCAATAACAAAATACCAAGTATGCTGTGGTTATATACCGATTTTTGTTCCAGCTTTAATTATGACTTTATGATGAAGGAGATAAATTCATTTTATGCGATGGATTCTCAATGTGAACTAGGAAATATGTATATCGATATATTGAAGGAAAGATTTTCAAAATGAAATATAAAGACGAGTACGTAAAAGCTAAGGTTGGACTCATGTCTCTTATAGGTGTGGGTGAAAAACTCCCCACCTCGTGGGGTAATTATTTTTGTATTTACGATGGTCCGCGCATCCTGAATATGTGGGCCGAGAACTTAGAGGATGCTGTAGAAAAGTTCCTACTCGATGGTCTCGTTAAAATTCGTAATTATGGTGAAGTTGCTATCATTATTGACGACAGAATTCCCCATGACTATTTCTATAACAAATGTTGCTTCACAAGTACTAGATGTGTAAGTTTAGAAATTGCGCAGGATATTTATAAAACTCTCGGTGATCCCACTAACGAGTTATTACGATTTATAAACCCAAAAGAATATCATGAACTGCGAGGAGAAACTTACAAGGTATGCGACAATGGAATGATTCTCATAGGAACACCAATAAAAGCAGGAAACAGAAAATTATCGAGTAAATGGAAATGTGAACTAAAAGAAGACGTTGTGATGTTATTTTCCCCATCTATACGTATAACCAAAAAACAATAAATGAACTTAACTGATACAAAATATAAATTATATCTTGATGATATAAGAGACCCAACACAAACATATCCCGATACATTATTTTCGCAATGGGTAATTGTCCGCAGTTATGATGAATTTTGTAATTTCATAACGATGTATGGTATACCAAACTTTATATCGTATGACCACGACCTTGGTGAATCTCATTATAACCCAAACATAGACCCAAAAGACTACAAAGAGAAGACTGGATATGATTGTTGCAAGTGGTTAGTAAATTATTGTATTGATAATAATAACCCACACCCAATGTGGAAAGTTCATTCGATGAATCCAGTTGGTAGAAAAAACATAGAGTCTTACATCAGAAATTTTGAAGATTCGTTGGTGATATATGGAACAAATTATAATACATATACACAAACAATAAGTGACATTCAACCACCAGCCGGATTGGAAAAATGTGTGGAGATAATAGATAAACTGATTGACAATTTGAAGAAATCTATATAATAAGGTATATATGGAAACAGACAACAATACTTTTAAGATGTACCATGGTGGAAAGCGGTGGTCATTCATACCAACAGAAATTCAACCATCCGCAAAGAATAGATATGAAGCTGGTGTTGGGATTTATTTTACAAATTATTACGATACTGCTAGTCGGTATTCTAAAGGTGGCAGAGTTATCCATCTCGTAGATATAGATAAAAATTTCACAAAAATAGACGATGTTAGTGTAGAAGTAAGCGAATTTGTGAAGGATATAAAAAATATCTCCGGTCTAAAACTTAGAGAGAAGATAACACAAGATATTATAAATTACGCAACTAAGACAAACAAAACATCGGTTCCTCTTAGTGTGTTGAATAATTTAGTAGTAAACTACGAAGTTGGTTCTGGACAAGTTGGTGTAAAAATAGCAAATTACTTCGCATCAAAAGGTGCGGACGCAAACATAGAACAACAAGGGGCAGGAGAATATTGGTTAGTAGTATTTAACCCAAAAATAATCAAGAAGGTTAAGATAGTAGATCAGAGTAAAGTATCTGAACCAGATTACTTAATTTCGCTAGATTTCTTAAAGAACAAGTACCGTGGAAATAAATAAAATTTACAACGAGTCTTGTCAAGAAACACTAAAAAAGTTTCAAGACTCATCAATAGACCATTGTATTACTAGTCCTCCATATAACATGAATCTTCGTGTTACGGGGAATAAGTATCATTCTAGACAAATAGTAAAAGAGTTCTCCACTAAGTATAATGGATTCAACGATAATTTACCACAGGAGGAATATTTCCAATTACATAAGGAAATTCTAAAAGAAATGCTTCGGGTAACCAAAGGGTATATCTTTTATAATATACAAGTAGTAACTGGAAATAAGCCTTCTGTTTTTAGGTTAATGGGTGAATTCCACAATCAGATAAAAGAATTGATTATATGGGATAAGGACGTAGCACAACCAGCCATGCAGAGTATGGTAATGAATAGTCAATTCGAATTGATAATAGTATTATCAAATAATTCACCAATAACAAGACAATTCAAGGATGCTAATTTTTCTCGCGGAACACTATCGAACTTATGGAGAATAAAACGAGGGAAGAAAATATCTAAAGACCACGGAGCAATATTTCCAGAAGAACTAATCGAAAAGATAGTAACAAACTTTACGAAAGAGAACGATCTTATTTATGATCCATTTTTCGGAACAGGTACTGTCGGATTCGTTGCTAAGAAATTTAACAGAAATTATCTAGGAAGTGAATTATCAACAAATTACTGCAATATAGCAGAAACAAGAATTGGTGCGTCAAAATTTTTCGAGGAATAATATGCAAATAATACAAAGAAGTTTAAGAACAAGATTAAAAGATCTATCGAAGGAACTACAGAGAAGTTCACATGATTCAGCAAAATCATATGAGAAATTGATTGATTTTAGAAACAAATCTGGATTGAATATAACGTCTATCGGAGAATTGCATAAACTATTAAAAACAAATATTTCTGGTAGAATATTATATAGAATATCAAATGCCGCAAAAAAACGAGGAATGATTGTAGAAGCAAACGAGTTTATTGTATTGCATTCGATACTAACTAGAAAAGGAATTTATAAAGAATTACCGATACATTGCCCTAGATTTGATTATAGGGACATTCCATTCAAGAAGGTAACAAGCAAGATAGTAATCGAAAAACATATCGAATCAACTGTAACCTTGTTTGGTTTTGATGGAAAACCGATGACAAAAGAATTAATTACTAGATATCCTGTATTCGATAGACAGGAAGAAAATATCGAAGAATCAATTTCCTAAGAAAACTATCTCTTTTACGAAATTCTGATACTTCTTTGGTAGTCTATCATATTTTTCAATCAAGAATACCCAAAATTCATCTAAGTTAGAAATGGCATAATCACCGAAATATTGATACCAATTTTTTTCCTTCTTTACTCCCTTTCTAACTTCTTCAATTTTATTTTTTATCTCTTCTGATTGGTTAAACAACCATTGATGTGACCATTCATGGACAATGGTATCAACGATAAAAGCAGGATCGCTATCCGGTGAAATTATTATTAAATGGCTTGAAGCACCACCCGCTGGCTTATTTTTTAAATTTCCTGGTGCATAATCGGTAAAAACCAATGCTGTTCTTTTCCATCTAAAACCGATTTTCTGAATTCTTGCCCTTGCTTCATCTATCCATTTCTTGTAATTTGATCTTATTTTGTAGACCTTCTTAATCATGTCCTTCTGAGTAGGTGCGGTCAATTTGAAGTAGCCAACCGTAAAACCATTGTAAGTACCCAATTTAACGAGTTCTTTCTGAGATACGTTGAATGTTGGTTTTGCTGCTTTTTTTGAGATCATCGGTAAAACAATAAATATTTAGAAAATTAAATTAAGTCTAGAATTTGCAAACAAATAATTGGAAGTCAACTAAAAATACGTATTTCTCCTATGAGAATCAAGATTTCCTAAAAAGAATGTTGACAAACGAAAAACTTCTGATAAGGTAGTGGAATAGTAAATTTTGATTGCGAACGAAAAATAAATCGAACGTTTTTGAAATTCACATATACTTATATATACCGACAATGATACAATCAATTAAAACAGTCAAACAACCAAGACCGAGTATGTGGGCAACATCCCATAATCTCCTGTCTAATTGTGCGACCGTAGGCGAACGTTCATTTAGCTATAATTTAGGAGATAAGGGTATCTAGCAAGAAAAAATCTAAAAAATCTTTTCAAGCTTGACACCCTAAGACAAAAATCTTAGGGTTTTTTAATGTTAGTTTTTCGGTGTTCTTTATAAAATTTAAGTTAGTTTTCTCTTCTCGAAATAAAAATCGAGAAAGAAATAAAAGTGCTTGACAAAAGATAATTCTTCTGCCAACGTCACGAAATCACTTTTCTGATGTCGTAAAAAACATCGGATTTATTCTTTGAAAGTCTATTTAAGGTTCTGGTAACAAGTCGGCCAAAAGCTTGTTATATATGTAATTGCATACTCAACGGTCTGATGCCAATGACGATAAATACATATTAGATTGCAATATCATCAATAATTGACGTTATTGATGGGAGAGTGTTAGTTTTAAAAACGTACGTAGGAAGATAAAAGCTCCTACGTACACAATTCCGGTCATATGTTGTAGAGGTTCTGCATAGAAAGTTGTCAACTTTCGGGTCAGGGATCGTGCCCCTGTATGACCGCCATTAAAATATGAGTTTAACTTCGTTTATTTTCGCCAGAAAGTTGTGGTTCGTATATATTTATATACATGAAACATAAAATAGATTTGGGTAAGTTGGATTTCAGTAAAACGATATCCGAGTTGTCGAGAGAGCGGAATATTCCATTCACAACGATGAAAAGGATATTGAAAGACAATAATCTTTTTTCTGATTTCAAGTCCGTTCCATTGCGGAACAAAAATATAGAACGATATAATTTAAACAAGAAAGTTTGCGTCCGATGTAATAAAGTATTGGAATATGACCAGAGGAATAATAAGTTTTGTGGACATAGTTGTTCCAAGAACCATCAACCAAAGAGAGAAATATCCGAAGAACAAAAAATCAAAGTTAGGAACACGATGTTGGAGAAGCACAGGAACGGTGTGTTGTATATACCAATACCACCGAAGAAAGATAAAATTAAATGTGTATGTATTACATGTAATGATATATTTGAAATCTTACCGTGTTACTCAAAAATTCGGAAATATTGTTCAAAAGAATGTTCGGATAAATCGCTTATTCGTGGTGGATATAGAAAAGAAGCAGGAACCAGATACTCTGGTTGGTATAGAGGATATTTTTGCAATTCGTCTTGGGAACTTGCTTGGATTATATTCTCATTAGAACATAATATAAAATTTTCTAGAAATTTAGAAGGATTCGATTATAATTTTGGTGGATCGATACATAAGTATTATCCCGATTTTTTATTGGAAGATAGTACATTTATAGAGGTAAAGGGATACGAAACGGAACAATGGAAAGCAAAATTACAACAATTTCCTAAAAAATTAACAGTAATATCGAAAAAGGAGATGAAGCCTATATTGGCTTACGTTAGATCAAAATACGGAAAACAATTTATTAACTTGTACGAAAAGATAAATAAGGTTAATGAGAATTTTTGATAGATTCTAAATCTATATGGGTCTGGGACAACCTCGTACTGGTGACTACGTTAATGTTCTGTAATTTTGGAGGGCTTGCCCGTAGGGGAGTCCTTAAACCGCCACTCTTGGGGTCCACATTAATTTTCCTACTAGCGTGTAAGCACGTATTGAATTGTGTTACCAATTAAAATAACCACAAAAACTTTTGAAAATTGGGTTGGTGTTAGAGTGGAGTTACTTCTTATTAAACGAAAAAACCGCTCCATTCAATTGTTCCACCCAAAATATTTATGCTGGTCTGTTGAAAGAAATCGGTTACTTCTTATGGCGAAACGCAGGGTCAAACCTGCTCTCCGATTTCAAATGTTACGACCACAATTTTCCGGTGAGTAGAGAAATTAATATCGGCCTACGAAAAGTAGGTGGCCCTATGTCATGAACTAGTGAAAACATAGCAACTGTTGGTGCAAGCCCAACTTCACCGACCATTTTATCGTTGTGAATATCGCCCATAGTTGGTATATAACATAGTCCAACGTGGTATCGATAACGATGTTGAAGATATGAATAGATGTTATACTGTTTGTGTTAGAGTCGGTTTCTACGATAAATTAATTTTTTATGGGTTCGTCGGCAATAGACAGTCAATCTCACTTCTAATGAGAATTAGTATGGGTGCAAGTCCCATCGAACCTACCATTTTACGGGAATATAACTCAACTGAATAGAGTGTTTGTCTTCGAAACAAAAAGTTGCAAGTTTGAATCTTGCTATTCCTACCAGAGCGTTTTGGTAATTTTGGCATTGGATAAAATTATCTGAGTTTACTATAAAAATATTCTCATTAAAAAATGTTTTTCAATGGTGTTATTCCCTTAGCAGCGAAAGGTTTGGCCTTTTAAGCCAACGATTAAAAATCCATCGGGGGTGCAAGTCCCTCTAACACCACCATTTTTACCTGTTAGCTCAGTGGCAGAGCAAGATGCTGTTAACATCAAGGTCCGTGGTTCGACCCCACGACAGGTAGCCATTGTCAGTTATATCGGTGCGTAGCGTAACCTGGTTATCGTGCTCGCTTTGGAAGCGAAAAATTGTGGGTTCAAATCCCACCGTACCGACCAATATATTTTTAGTTCAAACCATATTTTTTCGACCAT